CGGCTCCACTCTCCCCTGTCGCGCTGGCGGCTCCACTCTCCCCTGTCGCGCTGGCGGCTCCTCTCCACCCTGTCGCGCTGGCGGCTCCTCTCCACCCTGTCGCGCTGGCGGCTCCACTCCACCCTGTCGCGCTGGCGGCTCCACTCTCCCCTGTCGCGCTGGCGGCTCCACTCCACCCTGTCGCGCTGGCGGCTCCACTCTCCCCTGTCGCGCTGGCGGCTCCACTCTCCCCTGTCGCGCTGGCGGCTCCTCTCCACCCTGTCGCGCTGGCGGCTCCACTCGCCGCGTGATGAACCCATGCCATTTGTCCAGATAAAACAAAATTGGTTGCACTGTCCCACGTTCCCAAGTGGCGAAGAACTCCAGTGCGAAACTTTACTTTGCCTTCAATCAAAACAATGTCCGCTGGCCGAACCCCGTATACCTGCCAAAGCGCAGACCAATTAAGGTCTTTGCCTTTACCCAACGGCATAGCCCAAGCCCAGCCGTGAATTCCCCCGCCGCAAACAGCTTGGTCGTTCCAATCGGGGGCGGTGACAGTCTCTCCGACAGTATTTGGGTGTTGAAATGGTTCAGCATATACTTGCTTGCCGTTAACGAGGCGCTTGCTTGACGATGTTCCATCCTTATCCGAAAACCGAACGACCAATACTTCACCGTCCGCGTTTGTCCATTGATGTATTGGGGTTATTCCCATGTTCTAATCTTTCCTCCATCCCGGTTGGTCTAATGTCCGGTAATTCAAACAATAGTCTTGTTGGTGCCACCTTGTCAATACGTTGGCACAATTATTTTTTAGACCGTCCGTACTTTATTACGGTTGCGGTCTTTTCGCGCTTCTGTCTAAACTCTACCTATGGCTACAAAAACAACATCCCGAACTCCTGAATACTTTTCCAATCTTGGGCGGTCCTCTTGGGACAAGAACAAAGACAAGCGCGATTCCTCCTACTTCTCCGCCATCGCCGCCAAGTCTCATCCACGCAAGGTCTACTCCGGCAGACGACCGACTACTAAAATGATTACCTACAAGAACAAAACCCAATCGATCGCTGACTGGGCAAAGCAGATCGGCATCTCCAAAAGCACCTTATACGGCAGGATCAACACCTACAAATGGCCCCTAAGCAAAGCTCTCAAGAAGTAGCACAGCACTGGCTCACCTTTACTCAAATCTGCCAGCGGTTGAACCTGACCGAAAAACAGGTGTTGAAACTTATCAAATCGGGAAAACTGGTGGGCATCCACCATTCCGGCCCGGCTGGAGCTTACAAGGACGGCTGGATATATCTTGATCCCACACCCAAGTACGCACGCGCCCTTGAAGTGCAAGCGCTGATTCTTTCCCGCAACTACTCGATTGATGTCACCACCGTCCCCCTGCTGTCCACCGCCGAAGTTGCAGCCATCACGCAAACCGGGCAGGACAACATACGCCAAATGATCTACAAGCGAAAACTGCGCCCAACCCGAGTGGGCAACCTGTCACTCTTCACAGCGCAACAGGTAAGAGACCTGCTCTGGAAGAGAGAGAAATCCGAGCGCAGGGATCGCAGAGCGCGTACCGGACAAATGGTGAAGTGGTTTCTCTCTCAGCACGAATCCGAGCAATCCCAGAAAATGTCCAAGTCGGAAGTCGCCAAAGACAACGAGATGGAGCGTCTCCTGCGGAAGATCGTGAAACTCCAGGAGCCGGAACGAACCAAGTCCCTCAAGGAATTCCTGTCGCGGTCCGGCCTCGCTAAAGAGGTCGCCGACATACTGAAAACAACAAAGCCCACAACCTAAGCTGTGGGCTTGTCTTACTTCTTGGGCCTTCGAAGAGTTATGCGCCGACCAACTGCTCTTCCGGTGCCAACCGCTTCAACTCCGCTTCCAACTCCGCACGACGTTCTGCCGGTGTTCTGAGCGAATCCAACCGCAACTTCACTTCCTTGATACGCGCCGCCTTCTTCTCTTCGGTTCTAGCTGTGATCTCGCGCCGGATTGCCCGGTTCTGCGTGTCCACAAACTCAGGAACCTCAAGAGCAAGCGCTTCATATTCGGCCCTCAACTGCTTGCCGAATGCCGCATGTGCAACCAACTCATCCAGATCGAATCTGCTTGAGTCGGCCTGAAATGCCTTGAACTGTGACAACATATTTACCTCCCTTCTGGGCACTGCCCGCACTACCGTCTTCGTCATAGCACAACCTCTTTCTACGCCGCCACTAGATCGGCGTGCTTCAAAACATCCTTCAACGCGACCAGCGGCGTGGCGAGGATTTCATCCACAAGGCTGTATCTCGATGCCCTGAGCGTTTGGATCGTGTTTGGCAACGAGTAGTAATCTACCGTGCTGCCCAGATGGAAGACCTGCATCTCGTGACCACCGGACTTCATGGACACTTCAAGGTCTCGGTCTGAATACGAGACACGAGTTCCACCAACGCGATAAAGGTAAACCGGAACGTCCTTTGAGAACTGCTCCACATACCGATTGTAGACATCCGCAAAGAACGGTGGCGTATTTTCGGCTGCGTCTGAAACAATGACGATTCCGTCCACCTCCACCCTTTCTGTCAACAACCGATTCAAGCCAACACCAATCGACGTTCCCCCATCGGCCCGAATATGCTTCGTCGCCTTTTGGATTACATCGAGCGGCAAGCCGGTGACATCCACGGTATGCGGCTGGTCGTCAAAGAACGTGAGGTACACCTTGCCTTTCGAAACGCCCGCAAGAGTACCGGCGACATGCCGTGCAACCTCGATAGCCGCACTCATGGAACCGCTCTTGTCGGCCAAAACTAACCAGTCTCCTTCCGGCCCCATGCTGGCAACCTGCTTGTCCTGAGCCCCACGAATCTTCTCGCGCAGCCCTTCGTCCTTCACGTTCTCAGCAGCGCGGCTGGTCTTGAGCACGTTCGCTCCCGACTTCGCCACCCTCTCCAAACCGTTGGCATACGCTCCACGCAGCGCCGGGTTGGTATTCATCCCCAACTTCTCCAGCATCTTCGCGTTCGTGACCAACTCGGTCGGAGACATCCGGTTGATGAGCGCCAGCACCAAGTCCGGCTCCTTTGCCTTCTCGCCCAAAGCGCAAAAAGCGATCAGGAACGGAATCTTGCGCGTGGTGATCTCCGAAGCTGCCTCAGCCGGTGACATGCTCTTCAGGTTCGCCACCGCCTCGAAGATCGAACCCTTGGCGTACTGGCTCTTGAACAACACGTTATCCGCGTGTTTCGACGGCTTGACGTGAAGGAGACCGTACATTTCCTTGAGCGTCTTCCGATGCTGCACCGCCAAATGATCCCAGCCGCGATCCTGTTCCTTCTCGCGAAGATAGCTCGCCATCAACCGGCGCAACTTCATCATGTTGCCCTGAAGTTTGGCCTCTTTTGCGAACCGAAACGCCCGAAGTAGCTCACGTGGCCCTAGCATCGCAAGGTGGGCCAGCGCGTTGTCGGTGAACTCCTCGTCCAGACCGCCAACCATCAGGTTGATGACAGGCAGTGCAACCTTCGCGTCACGAACTTGACCCTTCTGAGCGTTCCAAGCCGTAAGGTGCGCGAAGAACTGAGGGTCGGACTCGACCGCCTTCTTGCCAATCGGGATGTAGTCGGAAAGAGTGCCGTGCGGACTTTTCGATAGCTCAGAAATTACACGGTTGCGCGAAAGTCCAGTTTCCATATTTCCTCCTTTGGTCTAAACGTCGCCAGATATCATGGCGAGGCTTGCGCTGTGCGACGAACCCCAAACGCACCCCCTGCAAACAGCGGAGTCAAGCCTCGTTCCAGTCATTAGCTGAGCCCGATACCTGACATCCCGGCTACATCGCGTGAAGATCACCCCTTTCAGGGCTAAGCCGGAAATATCAATTCCTCTATGGTCTAGAACTAATTGAGTGGAAGTCGATCAGCTTTATTGACGCGCCTTTACCGATTAGGCTAATCCCCCGTCTAGTTTTCTTGGTGGGGGATGCTGGATTCGAACCAACAACTCGTGTCCCCTAGACATGTAGGCTGTTCAGTGCCACTCAAACTTAATCAGGTGTAAGTCGAATCCGGAATTGGCGCAACCGCTTGGCTCGGTCTACTCCTAAGAGTATGCGGTAGTACCCCGGTTCCCCCTACCGCGCAGGGATGTCAAACTAGTGCATAATTGGCACCGGGCATGTAATCCGATTTCAGTGACACCTAAACTTATGGTGGAGGGCGTGTGATTCGAACACACTCAAGCCTTGCGGCTATCTGCCATGTATCTACGCGCCGTGTCGGTTCAGCCCGAAAGTCGCGTGTAGAGCTTTTTCAAGCCCTCCACATCTTATACAAGCGGAAGTCGGCGAGGTTTTGGCTGTCACGCCTTATTGAAAAAGGAGACATGTAGCCTTGCCAGTACCGCTTAATGTTATACGCCTGAAAGTCGATGTGCTTGTATTCTCGAAGTTGGAATCGAACCAACAACCTATCGATTATTAATCGATTGCTCTAACCAAGTGAGCTATTCGTGTATGCAAATCAGTATCAGGCGATCTTTCAATCTCTTCAACGAAATCTATCCTACTACCACGCGACTCCGTTTGCAATATCTTTCTTAAATATTTCTCCAAAATCTTTGCAAAACAGTAAGGGCGACTCGAAAGAGCCGCCCTCGTCGCCGATCTGGGAAAGGGGTTAGCTCTTGGGTGGGACGGTCGGCGTGACCGGATTGCTCTTGACGTGTGACAACAGCGCCACCTTCAGGTTCGCGATGATCGTCTCCAACTGGACGATATGCGTGTGGATGAACGTGCCCACCGTGGTCGCCGCCGAACTCTGCTTGATCGTATTCAAGCTCTCTTCCGCCTTCTTGACCTCGGTGTCCACAGTATTCGCCAACGACTCGACCTTGGCCGCAACGATTGGAGCCTCAGCCTCAACCGCCAGCGCCGCCCGATCTGTTGCATTCAAAACCGTTCCGGCCTCATTCACCGCCGCCGATTCTGCCGCCTGCGCTTCGTTTGCGATCTTCGTTGCTTCGTCTGTCGTTGTCGATGAGGTTGTCGTTCCGGTCGGAGTCTCAACCGTGACCGTGCTCGTTCCTGATACGTCTGTCCCTGTCTCTTCACTCATTGTCGTTTCCTCGGGTAGAACTGAAATTGTGATCCAAGTATATACTGCTGGCGGTTTTCGGTCACCTAAAATCTGTGGTAACCAACCGCCGTGGACATACCACCGAACAGGTAGACCAGAACGATGATGAGGATTACCAACCCAACGATGCCCATCCCGCCACCCGTTCCCCAGCGATTGTAGCCCCATGCTCCACCGCCCAAACCGAACAAAAGAAGCAATATCAAAATGATAATCAGCATCGGTTTTCACCTCACGGCTTCTAGGATGCGCCTTTGGATTTACCGGTTACTGAGCAATTTTGAACATGGAGCGGGCGGTCGGACATGATCCGACGATTCTGACTTGGAAGGACAGCGTGTTGCCACTACACTACGCCCGCGTTAAAAGTGGTGTACCCGGAAGGAGTCGAACCTTCGTCTGCCGCTAATCGGGCGGCGATCCTAGCCACTAGATGACAGGTACATGGTGGGAGAGGTAGGAGTCGAACCCACAACGAAGTGCTTGTAAGACACCCGATCTTCCGTTGATCTACTCTCCCGTATGGTGTCCCCGATCAGACTCGAACTGATGACCTCCTGATTCGGAATCAGGTGCGCTAATCCAACTGCGCCACGGAGACGTTTGAAGTGGTCGGCTTCCCCAGAATCGAACTGAGACTTGCGCTTTAGGAGAGCACCGTGATATCCGGTTTCACTAGAAGCCGATGGTGCCGCATACGGGAGGATTCGAACCCCTGTCCTCGACTTAGAAGGTCGGTGCCCTATCCCATTGGACGATAGCTGCAATTTGAAGTGGTGGGAGCGGAGGCACTCGAAGCCCCAATCCCGCGCTTAAAAGGCGCGTCCTTAGCCACTTTAGTTACGCTCCCGTTTTAACTTTTTTCCAATTTCGTCTCTCGCTCTTCGGCCGCGGCGTCCAGCCAAGATCCTCGCACGTCTTGGCGTAGTGGCACTCTCCGCAAAGCAGTTGGCACTTGGCTAACTCTTCTGTCAGCTTCTCCTTGCTGTGCATCCATATCTTTGATATTTCAAACGTCTTCGCGCTACGATCCTTGTGATCGAATTGAAGACCGTCTACTGAGCCGCACTTGCTGCACTTGCCGCCCAGCGCGGCTATCGACTCAGCCTTGCGACGCTTGAAGCGATCAGCCATGTACTGCCTCATGTAGACGTTGTATGCCGCCCTGTCTTTAACTTTCATGCTTCTATTTTACATTAAGACTATGGTGCAAGCGGGTGGATTCGAACCACCGTCAGCTCGGGTAAGAACCGAGTATAATTAGCCGCTATACGACGCTTGCATTGGTAGACGTGGCGAGAATCGAACTCGCAGTCCGTAAAAATTGGTACTCCCACTCGGATTCGAACCGAGACTGAGCACTGATCTAGTGCGAATGGTCTATAAGGCCACCGTGCTAACCGTTACACTATGGGAGCTTGAATTCTCTCGCCCCCTTCTCCATCGGCTGCTGCCATCCTCGCGGATCCCTTTCAGGTTCAAGGCGCTCGTCATGGTCGGAACCTTAGCGAGAGAAACTTGGTCGCGGTGGAGGCATTCGAATCCTCGACCTCGGGGTTATGAGTCCCGCGCTCTAAGCCACCTGAGCTACACCGCGTAAACTTCTTAGGAGAGCGCCTTTTACTTCGGCAAGCCTTGCAGTAGTGCTCTAAGCCGTTCCAGTTTGTTCTATTCTTACTGATTTTATCGACCGCAACAAAGGTTTTGCATTTAGCACACCATCCGGTTCCCGCTGGGCCAACCATCCTTTTGTATCCATTCACGTCAAATTCCTTGAAGTAGGCCACCGATTTTTTCTTATGGCACACACGGCAAAGCGGCTGACATTTTTTAAGTTCTTCTGAGCGCCTTTTTTCGCTCCAACTCCAGATCGCGTGATGAACTTTAGTGGCCGGATCAACATGATCCAACTCTAGACGATCCCACGATCCACACTTTCTACATGGGCCGTTCTCGGCGAACCACTTTTCGCGCCTTGGTTTGACAACCTCTGCGTACCATTTCACTCCGTACTCTTTTAGGTATGCCTTTCTGTCCATGCTTAAATTATATGGCAGGGGCGACTTGATTTGAACAAGCAAGTCTGGTTTTGGAGACCAGCAGTTTTCCAGTTAGCTTACGCCCCTGTGTAATCTACATCCCGAATTGAGAAAGAGCATAAAACTAAAATCCCCCGGCCTTAGCCGAGGGGTCATTGGAAAAATCCAACTGTCGGACTGACCCCTACTCGGACACGACTCCCCAGACCCGCTTAATCCCGGATTCTTTGGTCATCCCGCTTATGGCTCTCGTCAACATGTCGCTACTGTATCTATCTCGGTTTCCCGTGTCAAGAAAATTATGGTGGGGCTAGAGAGAGTCGAACTCCCGACCTGTCGATTCGTAATCGACCGCTCTGTCCAGCTGAGCTATAGCCCCACAACTGATGGTAAGGGTGGAGGGATTTGAACCCCCGGTCTCCGCATCCCAAATGCGGCGCGTTCGTCCAGGCTTCGCTACACCCTTACAACTTGGTGGTCACCCCCGGTATCGGGCCGGGCTATCTGGCTTTTCAGACCAGCGCTTTCACCTGATTAGCTTGGTGACCAAAACTTTGGTGGATCGCCGGGGAATCGAACCCCGCTGAATATCCGCATTGCAAGTGCGGCGAACACCCCATGTATTCCTGCGACCCACTACTCCGACGCCAACTTCTCCAGCGCCGGATAATACTTTGCGATGCTGTACTGAATAGCCTCACAAGCGTTCGGAATCTTGGCCTTGACCACCGGCAACCGATCCATCGCCTCCTCGTGCATCTTCAGCAGCCTTACGATTCTCTCGTCCATCGCATCTCCAAACTTTTTGGGGCGACCGGGTTGAGTCGAACAACCTAAAATGTGATCCACAGTCACACCTCGCACCGTTTGAGTTCGGCCGCACATTTACATCTACAGTGGAGCATCGGGCCAGATTCGAACTGGCTTCTACCGGGTACAGGCCGGTCAAATCTCCTCGTATTCTTCCGATGCGTAAAACTGGGGCTGGCGGCGACATCGCAGTCGCGACCTCTCCCGTACCAAGGGAGTGCTCTGTCTACCTGAGCTACGCCAGCACAACCTCTTGCGGGGTATCGTTCTCGTAGTAGAGGTACTTTCTCCACTCCGGAGTCTCTAACCCCATCGTCCTGACCAAGCCCCTGCTTGTGAATACAGTAAGGGGCTTCGGCTTCCTCAATAGCGGCCAGCCACCATCCCCAACCCACTGCTCAGGCGTCCGATCTGCCTTCCGATGGTTGCATGACTGGCAAGCACAAACGAGATTGTCCCATGTGCTCTTTCCACCCTGCGCCTGCGGAATAACGTGATCCAACGTCAACCGGTTATCCCCGAACGGCAACCCGCAATACTGGCAGGTCCGAGAATCGCGAAGATAGATGTTCTTGCGACTCAATACCTGCATACAGTGCGGCACCTTCCGGTAGACCGTCAGCCTGATAACCGATGGCATGAAGATGCCTGGATATATTTCCCGGTCGGTAGGCACCTCCACGACGGCCTTTCCCTTCGTTAGCAGTGTCATTGACCTCTTGACGCTAACGATACGAACGGCTTCGTATGCAGCATTCAGCATCAGGACCGGCTTCATCATCAATCTGCTCATGCTGCATCACCATCCAAACTGGAGCACTCGGAGGTACTCGAAACCTCATCCTGCGGGATACGAATCCGCTGCGCCGCCGCTTGCGCCACGAGTGCCTGTTCGTGCTTGCGAACAATCCGAAGCCGCGTGTCTAACAAAACTAGCTGGTGCTTCCGTTCTGTGCTCTTCATCACGACCTCCGGTTTCAAAATGGAGCGGGGTGCGGAAGTTGCATCCGCGATTTCGCCTCGGCAAGGCAACGTGTTGCTACTACACCAACCCCGCATTATTTGGGAGGGTCACATTCCGGGACTTTACTGCTCCCCCTCCCACATCCGTCCCGGCGTCTTGGTTGCGGCTGAAGGTCGCGCTCTACCGCTGAGCTACTTCCGCCTAAAAACTTTAGTTCCGGTGGTAGGCTACGATCCCACGTCTCAGGGGCCAAAACCCTGCATCCTGCCAGCTAGACGACACCGGATCAAAACTTGGTTGGGCCTCAGAGACTCGAACTCCGATAGGCTGCTCCAGAGGCAGCAGGCTTGCCATTAACCGAAGGCCCAACAATCGCGAACCACCATACGTTATATCCAGACTTCGGGTAGCCGCTAAGCCACCCTACTAAACTGGCCCCTGCCTCCGTCAGTCGGGTCTGGGTTTCAGCGTACAGCAGTCAAAGGCTAGGTGTCCTCGCATACGGCCTCGGGGTAATTCCTAAACCTTTCAACCTTTTCCTTATGGCCGTCTCGGATACTCCTAGCGCTTTGGAAACCTGAGAATTGTTCTTCTTTGAGACCATCGCTACAAGTTCGTCGTCACTAGGCCATTCGATCTTGAATGCTTTGGGCTGCTGTCTAATGTTGCAGGTTCTGCACCTTAATCCGGCGTGCTTGCTCAATCTTTTCCCGCAGTCCATGCAGTTCTTGATAGTTCGCCTGTTCTTTACTCGGTTCCTTCCGCAGTATGTGTCGAGCTGGCTGTCGCAGTTCGGGCAAACCATTCTGAGGTTCGATCTCCTGTTGTCGTTATTTACTCCGTTTACGTGGTCGAGCCTTAGGCTAAGCGGTTTGCTGTTCCATTCTGTTCCAAGCCCACAGATCGAGCACCTGTTTTCCAATATCCCTTCTGCCACCATTCGCTTTTTTAGGTAGGTGTTATCGCGAGTGCTGTTCGCCACAAGTAGCTCGGCTAACGGCCTTGCCCTCTTTTGCCCGACTTGCATTAACCTCACCCTGCCACCGGGCTGCAAAGATGGTAGGGTTGACAAGTCTATTTCATCCGCTTTTGCTCTTTTTATGAGAGTCTTGTAGCTATTACCAGCGGTCGGCAGCCCGAAAAATTCGAGCATTTGCTTTATGCTTTGGCTTCTCGCAACCAACGCCTTAAACTCTTCTGGACTCATCTTCCAAACGGGGCTTCGGCGGTTTCTATTGCCTTGCATGAACCATATTTTATCATGGTTCGATTAACATATTGGCTGGTGAGGTGTGATTCGAACACACGACGGGGGATTGCTCCCCAACGCATTAACAGTGCGCTCCCTGCTTCCCCTCGGGTACTCACCAACATTCTCAAACATCGCTACAAACTAAAACCCCCGACCTGAGCCGGGGGTTTTTTCCTTATCGTTGTTGCTCGGGAAAAACTCTCGGCGTTCACATATAGCTACCCTGACGCGGCTGCGTATTCGCGGCTGGTGTGGTGAATCGGGTTTGGGTATGCAGAAACATAATCGGTTGAGTTGAAGAGTACTTGCTTACGATTTCAGTGTCAAGAACTTTTTCCAGAATTTTATGGCGGCTCCAACCGGCTTCGAACCGGTACTGCCCCGTAGACAGCGGGGAATCATAGCCCTTAGATCATGGATCCGTACTTTACTTCCACGGCCAATCGCCGATCTTCAACTCCGGTTTGCTCGGCTCCGGCTCCAAACCGATATTCACGATGGCCCCGATAATCTCACCCCGGTAGGCCATGTAGATCGCGCCCTTTGGTACGTGCAGATGAGTCAGCATTTCATGACCCAGAATGGGCGAGTTGCAAAGCCCTGAAGCCATTGCTGTGCGCTTCATCTCGCCCCTCCCGAGTGACCCGGATACCGCCCCGGCCTCCACTCAGCTTACTGCTGCTGAGACTTGCGCCCTTATCCAAACAAGTTCTTTTTTGTTGGCTTGGCGCTTTAACACGTCGTACTGGGTTCCGATTGGAGTCTTCCGCTCAACGACCCTATACCGAAACCACAGCCCTTCAAACTGCTTGTAGTGCCACCCTACTTCGTCAGGAACCGGAAACTCCAGTTCCTTCTTCTTTGCCCATCGCGCCCGACCAATCGCCTTAGTGTAGCGGTCGGGAGCCTCTTCTAAGATTCCGGTCAAAGGGTGAACATAGAAACCACTTACCGGACACTCGTTCCCATCCATGGTGCGGCACCACACTTCGCTGCCCACCATGAATGTTCGAGGTTCAACCTCCCACATCATGTGACTCCAAATGTGGTGACCACTGACTGAGCGCCGATCCAAAATCCGACTGAACTCGCTGAACACATCATTCCAAGGACGCCCTACTGCCTTGCGAATGTTACCGCGAAGCGCTCCCAGTCGATCCGTGAACTGCTTGTACTCGAAGTGCCTGCGCCGAGCCGACGATTTGAATCCGCCAAACTCATCGTCGTAACTGTCCTCCGGGTCGGTCGATACTCGCACCTTCCCGCCAAATTTAAGTTTATAACAAGCTGCCCATGAGCCACCCGAACGCGGTCTCTCTGTGGTGCATTTTGCCAAGTCTTCACGCATGACGTTCCTCCCGAACTAATGAGTGATTGTCATGGTGAGACCTCCTTGGTATTTGGATGCGGGCCGTGGAATTGAACCACGAAGAGAAGGCTTATGAGACCTATCGGCTCCTTGCTGCCCGCGATAATTTTCTGGCCCATTTTCGTGTTGAAATAGGACTCCACCAAAGTCATGCGATTTTTAGCCAGATCGCAGAATGGCTCCCGTATGGTGGACATTTATAAGGTCCGTCTTGAACGGGATGCGAAGCCATCCAGACCTAAAGACAAAGTACCACGTCTCGGTTTTGGTACGCAAGATATTTTGTATGGTGGGTCGTCTCAGGCTTGAACTGAGCTTGCTCGTTGAGCGCCGCTTTTACAGAGCGGTGGCCGTCCACCCGACCATACGACCCAAATTGGCGGAGAGTAAAGGAGTCGAACCCTCACGGCTCATCACCGTGGCGCGGTTTTCAAGACCGTGTGCCCCCTCGGACGCTACTCTCCATCTTGGCGATGAGTGCGAGATTCGAACTCGCGGTTCCGGTCTTACCCGGAACTCCTGATTAGCAATCAGGTGGCATAATCCATCTCGCCCAACTCATCAAAATTTGGTGCCGGTCGCGGGGATCGAGCCCGCACGCCCTACTGGGCACCGCCTTTTGAGGACGGCATGGCTGCATTTCATCAGACCGGCAAATCTTTGGTAGGCGGTGAGGGACTCGAACCCCCAAATAAATGCTCCTAAGGCATTTCTCTTTTCCAGTTTGAGTAACCGCCCACTTTACGAACTATCTTCCACTCGTTAACTACTACATTGTGTGCATCTTTGCACTCCCTACAGCGACACCCTCGCCCGTACATCGCATTGGTTCCACATACAACTTCCTGACACCCCTGTTGACCCGCCTGATGCCTCCTCGAACAACTCCTACTGCAAAACGGCCCGGACTTGTTTTGCTTCCGATTATGTCTAACCTGCCTAGCATTCTTCTTTGAATGCTTACCACACTGAGGACAATTGAAGTAGTGCCACGTTATTTTGAATCGCTTCCTCGAAGTTTTCGAAGCGTTCGCCGCAAGACTCAATATCTGAAAATTGTCGATGCGGTCATCCGTTTTGTCCTCGTTTACATGATCTACCGTCTCAGACTTCAGTAACTCCCTGCCAACATGTTGTTGCATCAGGTAGCGACTATAGAGCGTGGTCCCCTTGGAGCCATCCGAGTAGTAAACCGTCATATATTTTCGGCCTACACACTTGCCAGATGCGTATAAATATGGGCCGCTATAGCGAATCGGGGTTTTCATACCCAATTATACCCAGATTGCATCTTCCGTTCTACCTAAACTTTGGAGCACGACTCCGGAATCGAACCGGACAATGGCAGATTTGCAGTCTGCTGGCTAACCAATTGCCTTGCCGTGCTTGGTACTCCACCCCGGATTCGAACCGGGCCTGAGCCGATCTTAAATCGGCTGCCTCTGCCTCTGGGCTAGTGGAGCTTAAAACTCAAAGCCCCCAGACCTTGTTGCGATCTGGGGGCTTCGTCTACTGCTCTCTGTTTGGGTGTATCGACTCGACCTAAACGAAAGCCCCCTCGTTACTCAGCGAACTGAGCAATGATAAGCAATACGAGGATAGGCAATAGGTCTTCACGGTTTTGATAGTCTCATTTCCTCACACGGTTGTCAACATCCAAAACAATCTTCGCACTCGTCGTCGTGGCAATGAAAGGTGTAGCTGATTTGGTGACGTTGAATTCCCCGCCTGGCCATTACTTCATCTTCGGCCGCACGGCAATCGCTATGACGGTTGCATGATCTTACCGCCGCCCCTTGCGATGCTTCGCTCGCCCCTTCCGCCCGCGCTTCTTGACTCTCTCTGGCAGGTTCCTGACCCCGCCAGGTGTCTCGTGTGCCCATTTGTGTGCAGTTCCCTTCTTCATGCGACCGTCGTTCTCCATCGCATGAAACGCCTTGGATTGAGATTTTGACTTGAAAGGCATAGCGGTCTCCTCGCTTAGAGGCTACCGCGTCCCAGCAGCCGCCGTCTACCTGTAGATGCCCAGCCTTGACGGTTGCCACGAACTCCCCTTGAGATAGCCGTCCCAGCAGTTACACTTTGCTGGCCCGTGAGGGCTGTCTCCGCAAAACATGTCCCAAACCACTCCGCAATTTGGGCATACGTACAGACGGAAACCGATAGTGTAGGGCGGAAGTAGCCGCCGTCCATCGGTTATTCGCCAGTTCTGCGCGTACCCAACCATCACTTCGTTGTCGGCCAAACCGTACCTTGCCTTAAACCTCAGCAATCCTAGACTGTAAGCCGACACGCGAATACCGCACTTGAGAAAATCTTTTCCCATGCGGATGAGATAATCATGCACGCGCCTATCCGACTGGAGACCCATCTGCTCGTAGCCTGTCGCTGTTCTGTTCATTTCTCCCTCGCCGGCAACTGCTTTCTCTCAGGCCAAATATGGCTTAAACTTCCACTCATCACCCGTCGGCTGCCAGACTTGTACCCCTTACGGTCCGCCTCACACTTTCTGCAAACCTTAGCCTTCAGGCCGCTTGGAGAGAAAAGGCAGTTCATCTTGTAGGTTGGCTTTCCAAGCTTGTTTGAACATGCTCGCCACTGCGTCTCAAACTCAGACATCGCAATCGTCCTCATGCTCATAAAGTTCAATCTCGATGTTCCAGTCGTACCGCTTGCCGCACTTGTGGCACGTTGGGGCTTCAGCCTCGATTACGCGCTCCTTGTGAACCGTGTCGATGTACTGGCTACCATCCTTGATCGGCTCCAGACACCTTCCTCCAACCGATGCTCGACACTTAGGGCAAATGACTGAGAGTGTGTTACCAATCGCCACTTGCACCTCCTCCACCACTGGTTCCACCATCCGTGAAGTCTGCGGTTGGCGTAGAGGTATCCGCAATGGCGCTGGGAGGGCTGTCCACGCCTCCGGTATAGCTCAGGGCGGAGTTGTATACCTCCGAAAGCCCCACGCCCGTCAGAAACGGGTTGTCGTCGTCCGACTTTTGGACGGATGAAATGGCGCGAATCCGTCTTGACCGGTCTCCGGCTGGAGATACAGGTTTGAAATATTCCGGGTTGATAGACCGCTCGTTAGCGATCCAATCCATCGCCCGTTCTTGATCGGTTTTTACCGGATCAGCCGACTGAGACTTCTTGCCGAACAACTTCTTGATCCCGCTCCACATATCTTCCTTCTGCCCCCTCAAGCAATTTTTGGATCGACGTTAAAGCGCTCCCAGCACACTTCTCGCATTGGTTGGGCTGCTCGTTGATCCACTGGCAGCCCAGATCGTCACAGAGGAACGCTTGCGACAGTCTCACTACTTCTTTCCAGCCAACAGCGCGTTGGTCATCGTTTGCTGAAAGTTCACCAGCCCCTCCGGCCCAGAAGGGATGAAGATCATGGTGGAGTTGTCCGACTCCCCAACATCCTTGAGCATGTCCGTCCAGTTAGTAAATAGCAGCAAGAACGTCGCGGCCTTGTCGTCCAAATCCGTCCCCTGCTTGACGGTCTCGATTGACTTCTGCCAACCCTTGGCGATCTCTTCGCGCTCCCACGCGATGCCTTGGCCGTTCAACCTTTTGGCTTCCGCGTCGGCCTCGGCTTGCTTGACCACCAAAATCTTTTCGGCTTCGCCACGGGCCTCGTTTGCCACCTTCAACCGCGTCTGCTCGTTGATCTGGTTCATCGCGGCCTTCACGCTGTGGTCCGGGGTGATGTCCGTGATGAGCACCTTGACGATCTGGTAGCCAAACTCGGTCATCTCTGCCTGAAGTTCTTTTGTCGCTCTCAGCGCAATTGATGGCTGCGAAACAAAGATTTCGTCCAAGTCCATCTCGGGGATGTGCCCCAAAAGGATGTTGTAGAGGTAGCTCTCGATCTGCTGCTCCGGATCGGAAAGCTTGTAGTAGCTGTTGCGGATGCCCTCGTCAGTGGCGATCACGCAATACTGGATCGTGACAGGAAGCGTCACGAAGACGTTGTCCTTCGTCTTGGTCTCGATTTTCCCGTCAAGCTGGTTGGTCATCAGGTCAACCGTGTGCGCCGAAGTAATCCACGGAGCCTTGAAGTTGAGCCCTGACCGCGCTACCCGCGTGAACTTTCCAAAAGTCTCAACGACCGCCGCTTCCGCTTGGCCGACCGAAAAGAAGCACCCAAAAAACGTGATGACCGCAAATACTCCCGCAATCGCTATTGCCGCCCAAGAAATAATATCGCCCATGTTTAGTCTGTGGCCTCCGTATGCAGATTATATCTTAACTTTCGATGCGCCGGAAAGAAATGGCCCACACGTAGGAGTTCTGAAACCACGCACCTAAGCCTGTACATGTCAAACATATTTATTCAACACGCCGGAACAAGAGGGGCTTCATAGTCCTAACACCTTCATTCTTAAAAATTTTTGGGCTTGTATCCACTGCAACAGACCAGATCGTCTTGCCGCCAACGACCCCGCGCAAACCATGTTTTCGTTATGGTGGCAACGGTGGGGCTTGTCCTTAGCCGAAAAACTGAGACCGTCCATCATCTTAGCCCACTCTTCTGGAGTCTCGAAAATCGGCGGTCGGTAATTGCATGTTCCACAACAGTTTTTTCTCTCTGGAAGACCAACGATATTGAACACCTCGTTGTTGTGCTGTATCACAGCCTGTTTCCTCCTTGTAGTCGTATGCAATTTACACTTTAATACGAGTAGTCGCCAGACTTTTCCTGATAGAGTTTTTTCATCTCAAGCCGCTCGCTTTCGGCGGGGTATTGCCACGCAGGGTTGTCCATCTTCTTGAATTTTCCAGCCTTGTCGCAGGCGTAGTACTGGGCGAAAACTTTACCCTTTTTCTTCCCGCACTTACATACCGCTCTTGGGTCTTACTTAAACCCGTTTGTGATCCGCCCCTTATTTCTCTCGAACGCTGCCACCACTTTTCCTGTTACTGGCTTCGGCTTCCAGTGTGGGACGAATGGAGGTGGGGCCGATCCAATCTTGTCCGGGTAGCGCAACAACTCCGGGGGAACGCGCTCGGCCGTTCCGTCGTCCCAATTAACAGCGATCATTGGTGCTGGCCTCTCTTGAATCCCCATCACTACTCCCGGTTTTCCACTAGGAATCCTTAGAACTCGGTCTTCCACTTCGAACATTTAGCCTCCTGTTTCCTTACCACCATCGCTATTTGAAAGACGGTTCTGCGAACCGCTTTCAGGGGATAGCATTTCTTTTCTTTCTGCTTCTGCTCTCTGCTTTATGCTTCTGCTATGTGTCTATATTTGTCTACGTTTGTCTACGTTTGTCTACGCCAGTTAATCGAACGTTAATTCCTTCGCGGCAGCCCGCGATTTTCTAGCGTGTTCGGCCTTGTAAGCCTTCCGCTCTTCTTCGTTAATCAAGTCTCGATATTTGGAGAAATTCAACAGCCGCCAGCCACCGTCAATGGTCTCTACCCTGCGCCCTTCGTAGTCGTGGGTTCGGCTATACGTGTCCGGCTGTAAAAGTTTTTCGATTGCGTCTTCAGCCTCTTGAATAGAGACTTCTGCGAGTTTTGCTAGCCCCGGAATGCTCATGTGAACCCGGCCAATCTTGTCGGCCTTGGCGAGCATTGTGATCCAAACGATCTTCAGCGCGGGAGAGGTTCCGCACCATACGGTTGATTCAGTGATTGAACTGAACAGCTTGGTGTATGCAAGAGACATGAGGACTACTATTTCAGAGCGTAGACAGTTTTGTCTACAGCAAACTTCTACGCTCAAAATCCAACAGTTGGACTCAGGGAATGTCAACCCTAGACAGGTCTTCCGTAAAAGGATCGGCCAGCAATTTCTACGTCTACAGTTTCACGCCGCTGCACTCATCACACATTGGCCCGTGAATTACGTCCTTGGGGAATTGATAGTGCCTCTCCTGTTTCAAATCAAAATGCTTCTTACAATCTACGCACTCCCAGTCTTTCGGTTTTTCCATTGTCATGTGCGCAGTATACTTTATCCGTCCAACCGTCGGACTTACCCTGCATAAGCTGCCTCTGTTTGCATGTGTGACGGGTGCGCGGGGTCTGGGCAGCAGAGCGTTACGTAGAAGTCCAACAATTCGGCTAGTTCTTCGTCGAACGTCCTGCACGTATCGGGGCCGACCTCATGTTCGGCTGGCGGGAATGGGTTGGCGACTATTCCATCTCCAGCCCAATATTCCATGAACGTGAAATCTCCGTCTTTGTGCTGCCATGCGTACAGCCGATTAACTTTACCATCATCGAAAACCCGGTCAATCCGCGCTCGAATCGGCCATGTCTCGTTACCCTGCTCTTTGATCCATTCCATTAAATTTCTCCTTTGTCCTAAATTACTATCGTTTTGCCCAACCGCTTGTATTGACCGCATCCTTTGGCGGGGCCTCAAACGCCGGACGCATCCAAGGAATCAGGTCGCCAAGCCATTTCTCGGCCGCCTTTACCCTCGCTTTATGCAGCTTTTCCCCGTCCTGCCATGTTCCGCGTCCGGCCTCGTCGATCACCCAAGTCTTCAAGGTTCTGCCAATATCCGAGAATGCAATGCCAGCTATTTCTTCAGCAAAATCCGAAGGCAGTGCCACATTCATTCGATACATCTGCTGCTTCTTTTTCTTGCTCGGGTTCAAAAATACGTCCGAGACCTCGCCGATCAACCGAAGGGCTGAAAACGCCGTGTACGAATCAATGTAGAAGTTAATCAAATGCCCGGCCTTTTCCGCCATCGAATCGTCCCCGGTTACTTCCGCGTACAGGTTCGCCCATTTGTCCAAATACTTCTTGGTATTGCTTCCCTGCTGGGTACCTTTAGCGGCCCGGTACGGAACAAACGCCACATCTTTCGACGCCGCCGTGGATGCCTGAATCAGTTGTCCAACAATCGGGAAGAAGAGCGCCGCGTATTTCAGCGGTCCCCAGTTTCCCTGACGCGCCTGATCGTAAATCTGTTCCTTCTGGAACATGATTTCCTTGTACATATAGCTCTTCAACACCGTCATCACACGGAAAACCTCGCGGATGCCCTCCGGTTTGCCGCGCATGTCCGGGGGCAATTCCATCGGGCTTGAAGTCCACAGAACCGTGTTTGCCATCCCCGCCTGTCCGATGCGTATCTGTTCATCGGTGAACCTGCCGAGATTCTTTGCCATATCGATTTCCTCATGCGACAGTTTGTAGTTGTCGTGAAGAATCCTTCTGGCGTGGGCCTCGTCCTTGCCTCCTCTTTTCAGTTCCGGCAACAATTGCTGCTCCATGTCGATTCGCGATGCGGCGGAACTCATAATCCGATCCAGCTTGTACACCCAGTTGAACCCGGTGCTCCCTAGCAAAATGTTGCTCAACTTCATGCTTTTGGCAACTTCGACTTGAGCCATTGCGTAGGAATGCCTTCCTATGGCCCCTGACAGGCTTGCTGAGCGTTCCGCTTCCTTTAGGCTGCCCGCAGTCTTCAGAATGCCTTTAATGAGCGCCCCAAGGTTCTCTGAGGCCACAACCTGATGCGCCAAGTGACCCGGCAGCTTGGCCGCCGAGAACGCCATCTTCATACCGATTTCCGCCGTCGTCACCGCTTTGTAGAAATTGCCGTCCCTCGGCCCCCACCGCTCCGGGTTCAACCGTTCATCGAACAACCCCTTAATAACCTCGCGTCCCTTGGGGTTTGGAATCAGCGCGATTTGAGCATCCAGTTTTTCAAGCTGCTGGCCGAAAACTTCGGTTCTGGCAAACGCTTCAGCCGCAGCCGCAGCATACTGGTGAAGCGCATGGAAATCCATGCGATAGAGCGGAAGGTCGGCTTCTCTCGCCCGTTCGATATTGCCCTTGACCCGGTAGGACTTCTTTTTCTTTTGCAGCCAATCTTCGATCTTTGACTTGTCCCATCCGATGTTTTTACTTAACGTCTCGATGTTTTTCTGATAAGCAATGTCGGAAAGGGTTTGCCCTTTAAGCAGGTCGTTCAACGTAAAGGTTACTTTTTCCCCGGTGTCCGGGTTGACCATCGTGTGCTTCTCGTTCCAATCGAAGTAGTGCGGCATGTAGTTCGGGTCGTTGGCGATTTGGCTCCACAAGATTTCCCCGTTCGCTCCAAAGAAGGTCTTTACCCCAAGACGAGCGCCTTCTTCGCGCACATAATCCGTGTACTTGGTGTAGGCTTCGACAGCCTTGGCGATACGCTCGTCCGGTGCCGCCATCTTGCCTTCTTTGACCATCCAGAAAACTCTTGCGTCCTTGTCCTTCAACCCCTTGATCGCGTCGTACATCATCGTCTGGAGCGTCCCCAGATAGTTGTCGTTCCGTGTCTCGTAGCGGTCGTTCATCCATTTGAGGTGCTTGCCCTGTTCCCAAGATCCGGATTGGCGACCGATGTTCTCAAGGTTCAACCGCCCGGAAAGAAGCAACCGGTGAACTTTCACGTTGTCGGGATCGGAGTCGTCCGGCGCTGGTTTGTAAGACGGCGCTCCTCCTGTGGTTCCCCCGTCGCTATTGTCGCCACCATCGTCCTTGTTGCGCGTCCATTTCCATCCCTCGCGGGTAGCCTGAATCTCGTTGGCCTTCTTTGCCGCCAACAACTCCTGAAGCCCGTTCTCGTACTCCATCCGAGCCGCAGCCTGTTTGTTGTCCGTCTCCATCCGTTCCACGATGTCGGTCACAACCGGGCCGATCTGATCCGCCTTCACTCTCCTGTCGCCGGGGTCTAAATCCGACAACTGATCCCCTACGCCCGGAAGAGTGTTTCCCTCGGCCAAGTCTTTCGATACGTCGGCGGTAAACCGCTTTGCCTTGTCCGAATCGATGGAATCAAAACCTCCCTGATACAGAGAGCCGTCTGCCTGAAACAGATGCAGTACGCCCGGTTTCCAATCCTGTCCGCCTGGATACCTCATGCCCTTGTCTGGGCCAATCATCTCCCGCGAATGAGGCATCACCCACTGCTTATGGTTCATCACAGGGATTTCTTCGGTCACAGCAAAGTCATTGGCCTCGAATTTATGCTCTTGGCCTATTTCGTAAGCCGCAACATCGTGTCTTACGGAATCCAACTTTCGCATCGCCGCGACCATTGGATCGTTTTCAACCCCGTTAACCCCGGCCTTCAGCTTTTCCAATCTCGGAGCAACCTTGGTCAACATCAATCGCGCTTCAGACCGGGCGTTGGTGGTCAAAAATACGGCTTGAACATCCGACTTTGTTCCGTAGCGGTACGGTCTCCCTACGCCTTGCTGGAACGCCACTCCGGACCACGGAGACCCCAGATAGAAAGCCATCACAGGCTTTTCGCCAACCGTGTCGTTCATATTCACGCCGGTTCCGCCCTTGGCGTAGCTGCTGTAGAGGTTGTCTAATGCTCCGTTTTGCCATGCCCGTAGGTCTCTGACCGATTGCGCGTCGGAGCTAACTCTCCTTCCTCGGTCATCAAGTCCTCCTTCGTTTCCGCCGCTAAAGTTCCCTACCTTGTCGCCAAGCCCCTTCTTCAATTCCTGCATCACTCCGGGGAGTTCTTTCGGCCACAACTCAGACAGTTTTCCGCCCATCAACTCATCAACCACCTTCAACCGATTCGGCATTTCGGTCTTTGCCGCGTAGGTGTCGGAGAAAATTACCGTCCGATATCCAGCTTTGTTCGCTTCTTTGATCCTCTCGATCAACGCTGGAAGTTTCATGCGGTCGTTTAGCGATTTAACAAAGTTTGCTTGCTCTGCTTTAAGGCTGTTGACTATGTTCGCGCCTCCCTCCCTCACGCTGTAGTAGCGATAGGCAAACTCGAACGCCTGATTGACGTTCCTGATCGTCTGCTGATGCTCGGCGGTTAAAGGAATCTGGAGGAAATTGGCATGGTAGCCGGAGTAGTCCATGTCGATGCCAACCATCTGACCGCGTTCCACGAGTTGCTGATTCAGTTTCAGCATTTTCTTAGGATCGCTGTTGTCGTACCATCCCCCTTCCTTGTTCTGACCGACTCCAAGTTGCTTGGCAAACTCGCGAAATCCCTTATCGCGCCACAACCCAAGCGCATCCATGTACCCCAGCTCCAAACCGGTATGAAAAGGAGTTGCGGACGACCAAACGATTTTCTTTGATAGTTTGCCTAAATCCTTAGCTATCGACCCCTGTTGGCTCTCAGTCCAATTGCGAGCGTTTTGCGCTTCGTCAAATATCACCAAGTCCCAATTGTTCAACTTGATATTAGGGTTCTCCCGCAGCATGGCCCACGTCGTCACGTAGTGGCCGTCTGGCACGTTTCTCAGCTTGGGATCAAGTTGCTTGAGCGGAACGCCGAATACATTCTTTGCCACATCGAGAAAACCGCGCTTTTGGTTGATGACTTCATTGCTGCTGGTGATCGTGACAGTCTTCCGCGCTTTGCCTTCGTCGTGCAAATGACGCAGTAGCGCCATCAAAACGTAAGTCTTTCCAGTGCCCGTCGGCGTAGCAAGAATTGCCCCATCTGTTCGTTTCAGGGCGGTGGCAAGGGTGTTCACCGTTTCGACTTGACCGCCAATCGACAGTTGCGCCGCAATGTGCGGAGCAACGGAAACTTCAGGCACAGGCAAGCCAACCGAAAGCCCGAACCGTTCGCTCCGCTCATCCCAACTTTTTTGCTCCTCTTGGGTAACAGGTCTGTCTCGAAAGGTAATGATGGGCGAGACTTGGATATCGGGAACGTCTAATAGCCGAACTTCTCGACTTCTTCGATCCTCTTGTCCAGTTCGTCCTCCATCTCCATCTCTGGCGGCTTCATCCTTTTGTTCACTTCCGGGTCGGACGGCTGGCTCATCCATTTCTCCAGTTCGGCCACCGTCTGAAACCCGAACAGGTCTTTCAAGTAGTCCGCTTGATTGCCTTGCATTGCTATCCTCCTCCGGGAACAGGTTGATTGGCTTTGGCTTCTCCCTAAACTCAGGGATAGTCGTGAACGGTTGAATACCGGGCTTTGGTTCCCCCGGCTTGACATTGATAAGCGCTGGCCCACTCAGGTAGAACTTGTCCTCCAACCGCTTGATGTCGTCCTTCATCCGACCGCGCATCAATGCGAATTCTGGAAGATTCATCTTGCGACGGATTTCGGCGACTCTCCGCTCCGCATCCTCGCGGTTCATCGGCTCCATCTGGAAGAGCGTGTCTGGAGACTTGGGAACAAAGATTGAAAACGCTTTGCCGTCCGGGGTCTGCCAGATTTGCAGTCCGTGAACGTTATCCTTGTTCTCAACCGCCCACGAGATCGCGTCTGCTTTGGAGTCGAACCTTTTAGCGCGAGACTCTCCCAACCGTGTCGAGATATCCGCTCCACCATCCGCAACCATCGAAGCCGATTCTCTCTCCTGTGGAGTGATGTCGGTAGACAGTGAAGACGGCGGTGGAGCCTTGATCCCCTTTGTTTTTGGCTTGTTGTCAAACGCGGAGCGATCAAGCACGATAACTTCCGCGTTAACGCCACCTCCTTGCGGAATCTGCACCGCTCCGTCGTAGCCGTTCGTTCTCAGCAATTCAACTGCGATAGCGTCGTTAGCACCAGACGCATCTTGGGCTTTACGGCCTCGTTCAATTGTTCCTTTTGGGATTCCTAAAGACTCCTCAACGAATTCATCGTTGTCTCCTTGAATCAGCGATTCCATGTCTTGAACGCTAGTCACGCCATCGTTTGCGAACGGGGCCAATTTTTCGATGATGGAATTACTTATACTTTCCGTGTTGTTTGCGTCTAAGTTTCCTATTTCTACTGCAAGAGGTCGCCTTAGAGTTACGGTAGTCTTTTTTTCAACGCGGGACTCACCGAAAGACTTGGTGTACGGATTGTTGCTATCGGCTGCATCGTTGTGTATCAGCGCCCATGTTCCGCCACTAATTGTTTCATTGCTTGGAACTTCCCATCGGACAACTCGGACAGTGAGCGGTTGGGTCGAGGCGCTACGCAATGAATCGGCTAGTGTATTTAATTCGTTGCTGTCATAAGGTTTTGGCGGTGGCGGCTTTAATTCTTGCGGCTCCTTGCCATACCACTGGTCAAACATTTCCCTGACTGCCGGGGAAATCTTCACATCAATCGCAGACTTCTTGACGATCTTGTAGACCGAGTGGAATAGCTCCTTCAGGTGGTCGAAAACCGCCTTCAGGGCCGACGTAGGAGCCTTGCCGTCGTAGTGGTACTTCTCCCATGCCCGTGCCACTTTTTCTTCGGCTTCTATTGTCCAATCTGGAACCAGTTCGCCTTTTGCATTTTTTACCTTTTCAACGCCAGCAAAGTCTTCAAGAACGGCCTGATATTCCGGTAGCAAATTTGGACGCATGACATGAAAAAATTCATGCAAAACCGTGGCTGGCTGAGACTTCTCAAAGAGCATGATTACGCGCTTAGCAGGGTCAACCGCAGGGGCCATCATCCCGCGAACAGTATTCTCGCTCTTCGCCATCCGGCTCTCTGGGAACTGGTCGCGGAAATCCTGCTCTTTGTAAAAAGCAACATTGTCCACGTGGTCGCGAATGAACTCATCCAACGTCTTCCCCGTAGCGCGGGGCATTACCTCGGTCAACACCCGCATCAACGCATCGGCATATTTCGAAGTATTCGGATGATCCTCTAGGAACGTCCTGAGTTGATCGCTGCTTACAGGCTGGCCTTTTCTGAAAGCCGTGCCGATTTTGAACTCTTGTTCTTCTGAGGACTCACCACGAGTCAACTTCCACTCCGACTCACGACCGCCAAGGATGTAGTCCTTCCCCTTGAACTTCACCTTGTAGCCGCGATAGCCATTCTCGGCAGAAACGGTTTTCCCTTTGATTCGGTTTCCCCACTCCTTCGGGGTGTACAGCGGAACCATCGTCAAGCCGTCTTTTCCAGCACTGACAACCGTGAACAACCGCCCGTCCACCTCAACAGCCTTAACCGTGCCGTTGCCGGTGATCGTCGCCCCGCTATTCAACTTGGCGTAATTCGCCAGCACCTCGCTTGAAACGCTCTGAGTCTTGCCGCTTTGAAGAATCTCTGGAGCCGGGTCAAGCGCCCCAGCCGGAAGACTGTCCAGCCACGCCTTGTGTGTCTCCAAAGCGTGAACATCACCCAACTTCCACGAAAGGTTCGCCTTCGCTTGTTCCGCGTTGGCAATGTTCTCCGGGGTAGGCTGCCTGATCGCATTCTCTCGCGCTTGAGTGTAGGCATCCTGAAGCTCTGGGATACCCTGCCACGCTTGCTGGATGGCCGCTGTGACCTTCCCTATGTCGTTGCCTACCTTACCCAGCGCCAAGCTCTGAGAAGCGCCCTTAACGGCTCCTGTGACCGGTAGCTGATCCAGCTTCTTCTGAACAGCCTTAGAGATTGGTTGTGGTGGTGGAACCAGTTCCCCTTTCTTGGCTGCTGGAGGCGGTTTTAAGCCCTTCTCTTTGGTCGGCGGGGGAGTAAGCTCCTTCTTGGCCTCTGGAGCCTTCTCAGGGGCTTCCTTGACCGGACGCTGGTTCTGATCCCACAACCGCTTTGTTCCCTCATCCAAGGGACGGGTCATCTTCCATTCAGCTGGGTGAACCTCTACTCCAACCTTCTCGCCTATGGCCCGGTTAAAACTCTCAACCGGAGACGGTCTTTCCATCAGAGATGCCTGCAAGCCCTCAGCATCGTCGGCGTAATCTTCCACCATCCGCTTGACGTGCAGCGGAATCCTATCCAACATCTGCACAATCGCCAGCGTGGTTGAATCAGGTAGCGGTCGTACTCCTTGGTCGTCTCCGAAGTCCATAAACCCGGTTCCCATCTTGTATTTTTCCGGGTGAAAGAACTTGTCCACGATAGAGTCGGAGCTTTTGCCGATCATGCTTAGCTCTGGCTTGACCGTTTCGATCTGGTGCCAAATCCGCAAAGCCTCTTGCAAGTTGCTCTGAATCTGCCAATCATCTGAAGCGCCCTGAATCTTGATCCATCCGGTCAACGATCTTGCCAGTTTGTTTCTGATGTCAGCCGATGCCTGAGACAGCAATGCAGGGTCGCCAACCGCCTTGCCCAACATCATGTTCTCGAACGTAGTCGTCGCTCTTTCGGTCATCTCCGTACCGTCAGAGTTCATCCACTCGACACGCTTGTTCTCCGGAATAATGCCGCTCTCGACCATCAGGTCAAGAACCTGCTTCGATCTCCTCTTGAACATGTCCTTCAGGCTCGAACCTTCAGGCATCGATTCCAGCCAACCGCTGATTCTCTCTACATTCTCCGGAGTCAACCGCTCGGCGTTCATCGACGCCTGTTCGTCCTGGCTCATGCCCAGCATGAAGTCGCGGTTTAGGTCGCTTCCCAACTTGATTAAATCGCTCACGTCCTCCGGGGTGTAGTCCAACAGTCGGACACCGATAATAGGGTCTTGATCGTCAAAGGTGTCTTCGGTCGGGATGTCGAACTTTCCTAGCTCGGCATGGATGCGTCTCGCAAGCGTTGGGTCTTCCTGCATCGCCCTTACTTCAGCGATGAAACGCCCGTTGCCTCCGGGCAGCCGACCGTCAGAAAGCATGACGGGAAATCCTTGCTGTCCAGTAGGATCGTCGGAAACAAGTAGGGACAGAATGAAGTTTTCCCGCTTAGAGCGCGTCATCAATGATGCCTGCGCTTCCAAATTAGTTTTGTAGTCGCGAGGCTGCATCTTTCGCGGCTCAAACTTTTCGTTCCATTCAAAGCTAAACGGATCATGCGAAGGAATTACTTGACTTACGCGCACTCCAGCATACCTAGCTGGAATTTTGCGACCGTCTGGCAAAATAATCTCGGTCTTCCTTCCGAGTAGCACGTTGACATTTCCCCTATTGGGGATAACCTGCTCGGGCTCCTGAGCCGCAGCTAGTTCGGCCTGACGGTGTTCTCTTTCGGTCTGCGCTTTCTCCGCGTACTCACGAGCCTTCATCGCGTCCTGCATGTGCTGGTCGATCTCTTCTGGATCGGTAGCCTGCAATGCCTTCTCACGAAACGCTCTCTCCGCATCACGAAGTTCCGACTCTCTTGCTGCGGTCTTCAGAATGTCCTGTGCCGCATCCCGGTCAATCTTCGCTACTACCTCCGTTGCGTACTTGGCAAACTCCGGAGACCGCTCGAAGTGTCTTCTTCTTGCGTACATCGAACGGAAGTCCTGTTCCTCCGGAGTCGGTTTGTAGCCATAAGCAATCCGGTTGGTCAACTGCTCGTGAAGAGTCTCCGCCCCAAACCGTCCATTGGTGATACTGCTTGCGGCTGAATCGAGGTCATCCGTGTACTTCTTGTGCGCCAGAATTTCCGGGGTGTCGGGAGCCTTTGCTACCTCGTTCTGGATTGACTCAAGAGGAACAGCCCTGCGGTCGATTACCGAGTACGGCTGAGGCTTTTCCCCGTCCTGTGCCCGTCTCTCCGCATCGGCTTTTTGCTGGGCCTCAATAGCCTGCTCTCTCGCAAGTGCCAACCGTGCCTGATGCTCTGCTTCTTCTTGCCGCATGATCTTGCGTTCGGCTTCAGAGAGTACAGGGACATCGAGGATGTACGGTTCAACCCGTTCGCGTGGTCTGGTCAGTTCTCGGATACGCTGGGTGTACTGTTCGTCTATCCGCTTATCGTTTTCAGCCTTAGCTTCCGATTCACGCTGCTCTCTTGCTTTACGATCCGCAGACGCTTCCCAAATAGTCGGGAACGCTGGCAAAGCGCGTTGCCGGTCATCGTAGCCTTCCGGCTTGACCGGTGGAACCTCTCTGCCATCAGCAGAGACCTTCCCTATGCCCTCACGGTAGCGCCTGTCGGCCTCTAGGGTGTCTTCATCAACGTCTTGGTTGGCAAGTGCCCCTAACCGCTGGCGCTGCTGTTCCAAGTCATCCTGAACCCTTTGGGCCAATTCGTCGGACACACTCTTTGGTGGTGGGCGCAGACCTTCACGGTGAGCCCTCTGAAGATCAATCCCCATCGGCGACTTCATTGCCGCCTGATAGACCACATCCGCCTTCTCATGCGGCTCCAGCTTGTCGAATGGTGCTTTGTAGCGAGCCTGAGCTTCGGTATTCAGTTGATCGTGGACGCGCTTCTGGGCTATCGCATCGGTGACTCCAGCAAACGCCATCGTTCCGGATACTAAGCCGTCAACCGCAAGCCGCAAGCCGGATTCGTAGTCTCCTTTGGCAAACGCTTGTCCAGACGCAACCGCAGCCTGTCCCGCTCCATAGGTCATCTGTGCGGTAAAACCGTAATGAGCGAGAGTCCCGAGAGTCTTTTCGACCTTTCCGGCAATCGGAGCAACTTCGCTCTCTGCCGCAACCAGTCCTCTAGCTGGCCCTGCAAACATCAGCGCAAGGTTGCCGGGATTCATCATTTGGTCTGAAAGGTTTTCACCAACGCCCTCGGTTACGGCCGCTGCCGCCTTCAATGTCTTTCCAGCGTCGATATACCCTATACCCGGAATCTCAAGTGGAACGCCTTCCAATAATCCTGCATTGGCTGAACTTTCCGCATTGATTCGTTCGCGATGCGCCTGTCTCCGGTCAATTTCCCCTTCAGAGCCGCCCCACAACCGATCCCATGCGGTCTTGAGGTTTACCCCTGTTCCGGTTGGTAGTTCTCCAATCCGTCGCAGCGTTTTCCCGACAACCCCCTCGTCGTATGACTGAAGATTGCCCGTAGCCTCTGGCATCGGGTGCCGCTCGTCGAACACAACCTTTCCGGTTGAATCGACCAACTGATCCTGATCGTTCCACTTCGGCGCGTTGGGCAACGCGTACTGGCTCTCGTTCGAAAACGACTTGTGGTACGGCGTCTTGTACGTGTCAGGGAAGTGCATCTTCCCGTCATTCGCGTTCTTTGACTGTTTCGCGTTCTTATCGCCGGACTGCTGCGCCTTCCAATATCCGCGCATGTCGTAGTCAGCGTCTGGAGTGTCCTGCCACGGGACGTTGTTCTGCTTAACCCACGCCTGAAACCTCTGTTCCTCCGCTGGCTCCAACGCGGTCTTGTACGTGCCTGATTGCGCCCATGCTTTGTTCTTATCGAACGCGCTCTGTGGCGGCGGCTGCATCTCCTGCGGCTTCCCAAAAAGGTACTGGCCCGCTCGCTCAAGCGGATCAAGTTTACGCTGAGGTAGCGCAGGCATTTCCCCAATGCCTGTAGACCGCGTAGGCGCAGGCTTGTCCCAGCCCGAGAAATTGGCGGGAAGGGTTTTCGGTGGTTTCCCAGAGGGTTTATCCCAATTATCAAAATCAGGGGGTAGCGTCTTCGGCGGATTTGTGTTATCGACTGGCACGAATGAAGGGTAACGCGAAACACCCCTAAGCCGCTACCGCGAACTTACCGGTCTTCCTGAAGAACCCATTGACCCGATGCGTCTTTGACGTAGGTAGCCCCTTGGTATGTGCGCGTCTCTTGGGGATAAGAACTCATCTGTTGAGGCGTGTTTGCGTTAGGCATAAACCCTATGCCTGTTGACCTCATGCCGGGCGGGGGACTCATGTTAGTTGGTTTTGACGCACCATCCCCACTTGATTGCGGCCCCGAATTACTGGGTTCCGGCAAACGAACGGCCCTTTCCACCGCAGACTGAATCTCGTCCACCGACATCTTCGGGTTGGCGTCCCGCATCGCCCCGGCAAGCAATATCCTGAGTCTTTCCGCGTTTGTCTTCAATCCTGCCGCATCCAACCCTCCGGCGTAACTCTGCGTATCTGGACTAAACCAATGCGTCTCCACCGTTGGGGGGGCTATCGTCCCGTCAAACACGAATTGTCCTGCCATATTGCCGTCTGGCGGGGGTTTAACTAAATTCGTCCAAGAGTCGGTAATCGCCTTGCCGTTTGGCCCCTTCAGCGCATCGGCCCAAACCTTGTGCATGGCCTTGTCGAGCGCAACGTTCTGCTCTTCTGTTTTCTTTGGATCGTCGCCAAGCAGGTGCTTCACCCATTCGTTGTTCTTTGCCAGACCGCCCGAAACCATCTTCCACAGATCGGAGTCCGACATGTCCGGGTTGGCCTTTTGGTACAGGTGGAACATATTTTCCTGCTGAGCCTGCATCACCCGACCCGCAGCCGCAGCCTGATCCTCGCGGTACTGTCGTCCCACCTTCGTCTTCCACAACTGCTTGCCGTCCGGCCCAATCGACGTAATGTAGTTGTTCAACCCGTCCTGAGTCTGAAGCACCTGCGGAGCCTGTAGCCATCCCTTGCCGTAAGCAATCTGTCTTTGCGCGTCCGTCAACGGCTTGTTCGCGCTAATCGCGGCGGCGGTGTCGTACTCCAGTTGTTTGTCCGGAGTCACTGGCCCGGTCATAATGCTGTCGAGCATCCGCAATTTCTGCTTCTGCTCCGGGCTCTGCTTATCTACCGGAATCTGCGAGAGTGTCGTCCACTCGTTCTTGACCTCAACGTCTTTCTTCTCTTGTTGAAGTTTCAACTCGCTCGACTCGTTCTGAGTCTTGATTCCTTTCAGTTCCTCGGTCTTCAGATTGTCGTCAACCGTCATGCCCAAACCGGGAGGAGGCTGGTTCTTCAAAATAGCCATCGCCGCCTGTGGAATCATCTGCGGAGTCAGAGAACCAAACATCTCCTTCCCTACGCCCTTGACCGCAGCCTTCGCTTTTCCTCCAACGCCCTTTGGCTTCTCGCCTTGATCGGGAGCCACATACTGTCCCAAAACCTGATTGCGGGCCTGCCACGCGCCAACCGCAGCTTGATATGCCTGCTGTACCTCGGGTGAGTCTTTTGCCTTGCCCTGTCTCAATAGGTCGTTGTAGTTGTCTTTGGTGATGTTGTAGACGTAATCAGCGGTCTGGATGTGCTGCTGCGCCTTTTTTTGCTGGTTTTGCTGGGCAATCTCTCTACCCTGCATCCATCCTCGAACCGCGTCGGTCACCACATGGGCAACCGCTCCCGATTTAGGGATAAACCCTTCTGTTGTGTTCGGCTGAGTCGGAGGGTTGATTTGAGGCACTTGTGGCGCGTTAGCCGGGTCTGGCTTATACGGCGTGAAATTTAGCTGCGGAGTCTCTATCGGCATAATGTTTGTCCAACTATCGGATTACTTGTTTGGGTTCCCCGCTGCCGCTCCACCGACCGTTCCTGCGGCTCCAACCAGATCGCCAACTGCGCCCATTTGAGAAGCCTTCGCCGCCGCTTGCTGGCTTGCAACATTTGAATATTGAGTACCGGCCCCTTCAGCCGCCCCAATCGCAGCCCCCGACAACCCCTGTGCCGCGCCTTCACCCTGTTGCGCTAACCCGGCAAGCGAGTTGAATGAATTCAAGTACGCCCCTGAAGACGCTTGTCCGATTTGAGCGCCCTTGTTGATCTCGTTCTCCGCCAACGCAAGGTTCTTTGCCCCACCCCTTGCGGAGTCCTGATCGATTCTCTTTTTAGTGGCTTCCGAGGATGCGTCGATTTGCTGAACCGCTGGCGCGACAGCCCTTGAAATCGCTCCGGGGTCTCCCGAAGCCAACTTCGATTCGTAATTTTCCGCCGTCTCCAAACCGGGGAAAGTGAGGTTGAACTCCTGCTGCCCTTCCTGCGTGAGCGTGTTAAAACTCTGCGTCAAATCCTGAGCGATGCCCTTCTCGCTCTTTTGAGTCGATGACGTTCCGCCCTTGGTGCTGCCCATTGTTCATCTCCGCCAATTTCTTTTTGTGCCAGACATCAAACCGTGGTACAAAGTCCGATTTCCGCAATGACACAACGTTAGCATCAACTCGATGATCTCCGCGACAAAGAAATTCAGGCATCACCCCATGATTGATAAATCCAAAGTTCCGGGAAAAGTTCTTGGCAAGGTGATTCGAGGCTAAAGTCACCCCGTACAAGATGTCGATCTTCAACTCCAGAAACCAGTACGCCAGACACAGCCACACCAAATCTCGCGTCTCTCTCTTGGCCTGCCACTCTCTGAAAAACCAAAAACCGAAGTGGGCCATCCGTGCTCCGGGCTCTCCATCCACGTTGTAGACGAAACATAAACCGGCCGTAATCGGTTCATCCCCATTCTTAACGGTGTACACCTGAGTCGCGTTTCTCAACATGCAACCCATGAACTTGTCGAAGTTGATGTCGGGGATTCCAGGGAAGGCGACCTCAAGCAGATTTTGCTCTTTGGTCTTTAGGTAGGCTTTGTAGAGCAAATCGTCCGGGAAGACGAGGTTTTTGCGCTCGTAGGGAAGAAGAGCTACTTTATCAGTCTGGTAGGGCCACTTGTCAAACATTGAAGTCCGTTAAGACGGGATTTAATTTCGATTTGCAGTCGATATACACTACGCCCGTCTCGTAATCCAAGACGTTAACAACATCAATGGCCTCCATAATATAGCGCCGCGTTGCTGGAATAAGGGCGAACTGTCGGTGGACTTCCTCTTCGCTCACAAACCGCTTGATGTACTCGTTGGGGTTCATCATGGAATTTCCTCAATCCTCAGTACGCAGATTGTACTACTCAATCACCTTCCCTTTCATCGAGTGCAACTGTTGGACTACCGACGTATGGAGTCCGTGCTGCTTCAGGTGCTCGGTTTTGACCGCCTGCAACCAGTTCTCCAAGCTCCCGCCGTACCCGGAGTGGATGATTTCGGAGGCGATGCCGTAAGTCCGCAGCGGCCCTTCCCGCGTTCCTGTATCAGTCGTCTCGACCGCTTGGATCGTGATCTCCAAATAGCCTGTCAAACCGTGATCTTTTGTGTCCACCACTTTGATGTCCATGAGCGAGAAACCTACGAGACAACCTGCTCGTATTGAGCAAAGAGCATTGGATGGTCGATGGTGAAACGGCTTCCAGAGGAATGAGGATAGTAATCCTCACTTGCTTTCTGCGAGTGTTTGCCCCACATCAAAGTGAACCCTGTTTCCGTTAAATGGATTTTTGCGTTTTCCGAGTTGAAACAAAAAGCCACAGCGCCAAATGGGGTATAAAAACCGATCCATCCGCCGTTTGGAAAAGTCTTTGAGAATTTTCCTTTGCGGTTGCGTCTAGCTAGCCCTTCAATAGTCCACACCACGCGCCACATCTTTGCCATTGTCCTTCCTCCCATAAACGCCATTCTAATCCAAGCAAGCAAACTCTCGTTTGCAAATTGTATCGCTACTGATTAGAAGAAAGAGCCACCGTTTGCGGCATTCGTCGGCGTTCCCCCGCCAGCAGAACCGCCCGAAACCGATCCTGAACTGTTCAACGTCACGATGCAGACCAACTGCTTTTGGTCGTTGGAAATCGGCAATCGATTGTAAGGCGTATCTGACGTGGATGGAACCGAGTTGATTTGGAGAATGGGGTTATTTCTAATTGCGGTGTAGTAGAACACGCTTCCCGTAGCCACCGTTCCACCTAATCCCGTATTATTCCCAAACGGCACAGAGATAGTAAACTGTGTCCCGCTTGCCACTCCCACAACCGGCCATGTTCCATCGATTCCCCCCGATCCCGTGATTGTCACCGAACCGTTCAAGGCCACGGTGTTTGTCGCGGTCGTGTTGACCGTCGCCACCCCTGCGGTAACCGACCAAGTGGAAATGGTGAAAGAGGCGGGGTTGGAAACCGTGTCGCTCCGTCCGGGGAAATACTTCTTGCTGCCGTCCGAGTATTGGAAAATGCTGGCTGGGATTGTAATAGTGGATGATCCGCCCGATGTCGAAACCGTGGGCACAATTGTATTGGCGTTGCCAACCGCCGACATAAGGCTGTTCAAGTGGCTGCTGTACTGCTCCTGCTGCGCTCGACTATTAAGAACGCGGTAGCTGTTGAGAGGGGCTGAACCGCCAATCTCCAGTTGCGGCTGAAGGGAGCTGGCAGAGTATTTTGATTCGGCGTGACCGCTGGATATGGCGTCGGTCGAAGAAACCGGGGTTCCGACATTCATCAGTCGGTTTCCCTCAATCGATAAATGATCGTTGACGTAGGCTGGACCGTTGTAGCCCGCGATACTGTTTAGACTGTCAGTAACGGTCGAAAGCCATTGATTAAGTTCCGGAGAGAGTTCAGGGAACGTCCTCCGGGCCAGCATGTTTTGTTTGGCCACTCGGTCTCACTCTTTCCGCTAGAACGCTCGACACCCCTATCCTACTTAATCTACGAGGTCAACAGCGGTCTCTTCTGATAACCGCTGGTACTCAAAACCGGCTTGATCCGGATGTCGGACTGCCAGACTTGGAAGTCCGCCGCGCTTATCGCTAATACTCTTCTAAGCCGAAACTTCACCGCTGGCAACCGAAAACGGGTGGAAATCCTTCGTGAAGCCGGAAGCGTGATATTGAAAACCGGGACTTCCCCTTGATCGTAATAGATCGAAAGGGCAATCGGCTGGCTGGCCGTGTACTCGATAAACGCATCCTTGGCGATCTTGGAATCGAGAATATCATCTGTCTGGAAATAGGTGTCCCAAACCCTTCGCGCCTCCGCCAGCACCAAACCCTCGATGGCGATCTGGTAAATCACCACCTGCTGGGTGACATTTCCGGTGATCTGCACCGATGCCCTGTATCCGGTCTGACCAAACTCCCCGTTGATCGGAATGTTGATCTTCTGACGGGTTGGAGTGCTGAAATCATTCGCAACCGATACGATGTTTCCCTGTCCGTCGTCGAACAACAGCGTGACCGTAAGGGTCTGGTTCCCGGTATTGATGTCGAGATTGAGGTTCTGGTACTGCTTAAGATTTCTCGGCGCTCCTTGGTCCATGTAGGCGCTTTGCATGTTGAGCGGGATCGACCCGGTTATGAGCGCCCCGGCAAGATTCGCCTCGTCGTAAAACCCGATTTGATCCTGATGGATAAGCCCGTTCGCATCGCCCCATAGCAGCGTGTTGGTGTCCTGCTCGACCAGCATCACGGTCGCTGGCACAGAGTCATTTCTAAAGCGGTTGTAAATCTGATGGTGGTTCAATCGATAGCGGTTTCCGTCCAATCCGGTGTACGCGGCGTAGATGACGTTGTTGTAGTACGCCATAGCGGTCAAAGCAAACTGGGTTGGGTCGGCCTCCTCAATGGGGGTGATCCCGTTTTCCTGCGGCTGGAAGAGAAATTCCACGTCAAGCGTGGCGTAGTTGGCCGATGACCCGTCGAACACCCTCAAACCGTCAAGCGCTTGGTTCCATATCCCCTTTTCGGTTTTGACCAAACCGTTTAATCCCGGCCCGCCATGCGCCGTCTGTGTTGGATAAGGGGTTGGGCTTTGACCCGCCTGAGAACCCGGAGCCACAGCCTGCCAATATTCCAGCGTGCGAACAAAAAGAGTCCCCGCATACTCGACCACCGCAGTCACCGCATTGTCCGGAGTTCCGATTTCAATGAACGCCGCAGAACTAAATCCTTCAGGGGAAGACTTGCCGGAATAGTAGACATAGTGCGGATTGTTAGGATCGCCCCACAGCCAAATCTGGTTGAATGCCTCAACGCATCCGTTCACCGGCTGGCCGTAGACCGATTCAGCTTCAATTGGATCGCCAACCTTATGAGCATTTTGAATGAAAGCCGTGAACGTCGTCCCTGTAATGGATTGCACAACAACAATTTCCTGATTCGGGTCGATATCGCTTCCCAGCGTCACCTGCTGGTTTACCGAGATGTTGGTCATGCTGGTCGGGGTAACCGCCAACACCTGCCCGGTTCCGGTTGGAGTCACCGCCGTCGTGAACGTTGTGACGACGGGAACCGGAAGCGTTGAGGTAACCGGGACATCGTTGGTGAAGGAAATAAAAGCCGACCCTTGAATATCTGCGTCTGAAGCCGTGTCCGTGTAGGTTGTGGATGCCGCCGCAATCTGATCCACTCTTCGGAAATTGTCTTCAAGGGAACCGCCTCTTCGGTAAATGCGAATGTTGGTGACCTGCGGGTCTGTCGATGGAACAACCGTTAGTGTCACCGGTTGGCGGCGGGGCGTGATGTAGGTCGTTTGCGTCGGAGGATTGACATTAGACATGAACATGCACGGATTCGATTCCCACCCGGTCACCGCGTTGTAATAGGTGTACAGCCAGTCGTAGGAAACACCACCGAAACTGTCCGGCCCAGCCCCTCCAAATTGCACCAGACTTGCCGCAAACATGGATACCGAAGAATTGGAATTGGTGGTGATGGAGATTTGATACGCCTTAACGTTTGACCAATTGAAGACGGGGTCGTTGAAGTCCGCCTGTCCAACCCCCTCGAAGTCGGTCATCTGCAAAAGAATGTTTGTCCACGAGGCCGCCGTATTCAACGGATAAACCGAACCGTTCGCCGCGCCGTAGATGCCGATGGTGCTTGCGTAAACAGATTGCGTGATCGCATCGGTTGCAGAGGAAGTTCCCGCTATGGACGGCTCAAGCACCGAAGGCGCAATTATCTTGGTGAAGTAGTTCTGCGTGAACGATCCGTCCGACACGTCGAAACTGATCGCTATTTGGGAAATGCTGTTCGGATTGACCCCGGCGTTGAAGTATATGCCGATGTAGTCTTCCTCCTGAACGAGCTCTCCCCCTGAAAATACGCTGAGGTTTAACGCTCCGGTTTTTGTAACTGTCCCCGTTGCGTTGGCATTCACCGTGATCTCAAGAGACTTGGAGGTTACGCTGGTTCCAATTGCATGAACGTTAACGAAGTTGGCAACAAACCCTGTAGGCGTTAAACCGCACACCAACACCGTCTCCGATCCAACCAAAAGAAGCTGAAACATCTGAATCCTTTGACTGGGGTTCGCAACCGTTACCGTGTTCAACCCGGCCACAATTGCAGAGGTCGTGACAGTGTTGATGTTGCCGTCGGAACCTGGTCCGGCGGTAGCAATCGAAGCGTTCGATGTCGTGTACGACGTTCCTGTAAACGCATCCAGTTGATTCGTCATCGGAGCCTGAGCCTGAGCCTGAACCGGAGTCTGAGGCTGGAATATCCCCCACTGCTGCGCTCCGGTTGTCCCATTGTCTTTGAGCATCTTCGCGGAGTCCGCGATGAAGATGTATGGGTAGCTCGACAAATTCGGCCTGTAGACCGCAGATGACCACGGATTTCCGCTCATCCCGGTAGCCAATGACGTGTATGGCCCCTGACTCGTCCCTGTTCGCCTGTAAAGCACGTTTCCTGCCCCCGCGTACCTCCACGCGCTGGGTTGGTAGCCTGATAGCTTGGCGAGCGAATGGACGGGCGCTGGAAGCGCGTTAATCGTGCTTCCTGTGCGGTTCACGATGATTGAACCAAGACGGGACGATAGCGCATCCTCGGAAAGTTCAGTCCAATTGTCTAGGTTTAGGAAAAAACCCGCAGGCAACGAGTCGTTTACATTGCGGGCGTTGATTCCTTTGCTTTCGAGTTTGGTGGAAAATAGCTGATAGGCACTATCCATTTTCGATATCCTGCGTCGGCCCTTGCGTCATCGCTAAAAACTTCGCCCCAACTTCGATTCCCGACTCAAACCGTTGCGTGAAAAATTTTGTTCTTGAGGGATCGGCCTGTTGTCCGTCTTTCGCGAACATCTTCGCAAGACACCCGTACTTGATATAACTGGTGACGAATGGATCGGGCAACAGAAAACCGTCGTTCAACCCAAGCGGCACCGTGTCTCTCTGAGCGTACAGCACCTCCGCATTGAAGGCGTTGCCGGGCGAAGGCCACACACCATAGTTCAAATAACCTGTCCGATCCTCATACCAGATTTTTGGATTGCCAAAACCGGACTGCGCCCAATTTGGCTGAATCAAGTCAAGAGAACTTTGCGGTTGTTCCCTGAGAGCCACGTTGTTGACCGCAACCCGCTGCAACTGGATGCAGTCCAGAGGATACGGTTGGATGGTCTGGGTTCCCTTGAAGCTCTGCGTCACCGTGTTGAATACGCATTTGACCCTCGACAAGTAATCGTTCTGGGCCTCCGCAAGATACGTCAACGCCTCGGATTGAGTAAAAAATTCATCCTGCGTCTGGCAAGTCGGAAATGTCGCTCCAACAATCGGTTCGCTCGTCGCGTGGGCTTTCGTGAAAGTGGCCCCAAACGTCAGCCCTGAAACAAACGCGACCGTCACAATCTCAAGGGATGCTCCGGCTCCAACAACGAGCATTGCCCCTTGGTATATCCCTGTCATGCTGGTGGGAACGGCAACTACCTGACCGACAGTTACCGGAGCGCTGAATTGAGCGTTCACCACCGGCTCGACCAAGGTGAAGCTAATGTCCGTCAAGACGCTGTTCGCCGTAAGGTAACCAGTCCCGGTTGTCGCCATTACTTCACCATCGTGGGGTTAATTCGGACAGGCGATCCAACCGAGCGGCTAAACACCAATGTGTCATGCCTGTCCATCCACCCGCTCAATTCTTTCATCGTGGTCAAGAACTGCTGATATTCGGCACTGGCTGTTTCCATCTCCAACCCGGCCTCTTTGTATCTGGCGCAAGATGCCGCATAGGACTCAATGCCGTCCAGATACTCTGTCGTGAACGGCACTATCTCGGTTCCGGTGTACGGCGGCGCTACGATCACAGGGTACGCCAAAGCCGTGATGATTACCTGCTGGGGCACGGTAAGCTGCGGATAGACCCCGAAAGCAGTCAAGCCCACAGGAAACCAACTCTGAATCTGTGCCACCGGGGGTAAGGCCGAAGCGCCTCCAACTCCCTCCCATCCCGGCATCAACTTGTCGAGCGCATAGATTTCGGTTTTTCTGACAGCCTGAGGCCCCCGGATGGTAAGTATTGAAATCCAACCCTTCGGCATTGCGACATAATTCGTGCTGGCCGGGATGGTGAACTGCTGGCTTACCGTTTGAACGTACCCGGTTATTAGCGCCGCCTCATTCATGGCTTCGACGATCAACGGATAGATTTCCGGTTGGCGCTTCCAAAATTCTCCATTGGTCAAAGGGTCTTCCTCCAACCGCATGAGAACTCTGCTTGCCAAATCGTTGATCGTTGCCACTTGAACCTTTCCTTACTTCTTTTCAGGCGAAATATCGACCTCTGGTTTTGCCAGCCCAAGCCGTGTGCTTCCCTCCGATTGCATCACTCCCGGTATTGGAGGAGCGATCACAGCTTTGTATAGCACATGCTGCATCGCAAACTGCTGAACAACTTTAACGCCAACGTGCCACAAATTAGCGGCCTTCAACCCAGAGATCATCAAGGTTCCGGCATCATGGTTCCACGTCACAAAGATACCAACGCCTGAAAGCGCGGCTAAAGCGATTGAGGTAGCCCGGTTGATCTTTTGGGTTTCCACCGTCACCCAAGGAAACCACGGTTGGGCCTTGAGCCACTGGAGAGCAAAAGAAACCATAGCGGCAAGCGTGAATTGTGATGCTAGTTGATCCATCTTTCTTCACTTCCTATTTTTTGGATTCAATTTCAATCTCGTCGAGTTCGTCATCGGTAGACTCGTAAGCGGGTTCATCGCAGGGAATTGGTTTCGGCTGCGGTGCCGGATACTTTGGGTTGCGCGGTCTCGGCGGTGCGGTTTCGGCGGTCATAGTCGTCTCCTTACTCCAATTTTCTCTGCTCTTCCATTCCTTCGAGGTGCGCCGTTCGCACCTTAGCATCAATCAATTGCTCCATTTTCCCGTCGATAGTCAACATAAAATTGATTGTATGGGCATCTGCTTTTTCCTGCCCTTGCCTGATTTTGTCCTGTCCGGTTTTCAGCACGGCGGTGACAATTACCCCTACCGTGGTAATGATGGCTATGGTGACCAGATCGCTCATGGCGTCAATCCTATGCTTGGGTCGTGTCCGATCACTGGAGAATGGGGATCGACCGCCACACGATAAGCCGCGTAGCCGACGATCAACGTAAGGATGGCAACGACCAAAGCAAGCAATCCCAATATCCAGTTTTGCTTTCCCGTCTTAGCCAATTCCGCGTCAATCTGAGATTGTCGGAGGTTTTCATTATCGCGCTTGGCTTCGTCCTGAGCTTTTTTGCGCTCGTCGGTGCGCCACAGAAGTTCCTGAAGCGCCTCGCCGTTCTTGTCCGTTTTTTCTTCAACTCTCGCAAGAACGGGGAAGACTTCTCGCCTATGGAAAACGTCCATTTCCGCACGAATCATGTCTTTTACCTCGTACTTATCTTTTTCATCTAGTGGCATGGTCGTTCCGCATGTGGCGGCTCATTGCCCTTCCGCTGGTTTATGACTACGCTCATCGCGAGGTCTGTGCTGTACCGCCAAGTTCTAATGCGTCTTCCATCCGTAGGATGTTCCGTTGTAGCTGCAAATCACTGCGGCCGTAATAGCTCCTCCCGACGCATACGCGCCCATGTATGTCGGCGAAGTTGCGTCCGACACCACTGCCGTTTCTCCGTTGAGAGCCGAAGCGCATGTCGGAAGCGCTGTCCCGGCCGCGGAGTAAAGCACTCCAGGAAGCACCGATGCAACCGCCAACTGCCCTGTCGCGCCCGCAACCGTGTTTGTGCATGTCGCGGCGCTTTCTACCGTCACCAAACCGGCCGCTCCGCCCCGGCACAATATTGTGTCTGAAGCGGCGTTGATGGCCGATGTGGCACTCCATCCAATGTTCCCCGAGTTTTTCGTTTGGTAAGTCGGACTTTGGATTGCGTTTCCGAAAACTGACAAGGTTCCTGCCGCAGTAGCTTGGAACATAAGCGTTCCGTTGTTCAGGAAATTGAAGAAATCAACCGTGCTCCCGGACGGTTCTTGAACCGTGATTGCTGATCCTGCTGTTTGCAGTTTGGTCGTTGGCGGTACTATTCCCCATCCGATATTTACCACCCCGAAGGAATTGGCGTTGGTTCCTGCATACGGTGTTCCGGTTATGTTCAGCGTCGGTGTTGAAGCTGCCCCTGCCGCGCTGAATAAGTTTGCCGCAGACCAGGTGTTGGCGTTTGCCAGCGATCCGGCTCCTATGGTGTTGGCGCTCAACGTTATCGCCGCAGACCCGTTGTAAGAAGTTCCGGATGCCGCACCGGCATTGGAATTGTTCAGTGTCAGTGCTCCTCCCACCGCCGAAGCGGTGCAGGCGGTGCAGGTTCCGGTCATATTGGTGATGAGGCCTGTCACGTTGCCCGCGTAATCAACCGCAAACGTGGTAGCCCCGCCGTTGTTATGGAAATCGAGATTGTTGCCTGTAAATCCGCCGTTGTTGTCGATGCCGAAAACGGTGCCGTTGGCGCTCCACGAAGTCGCTGCGGTGCCCGATGGCATTTGCAGGATGTTGGGCAGGTTGGTTGCCGTTGTGCCTGCGCTGTACGGCGCGTAGGGAATCAACAGTGCTGATGTGGAAGCGGAACTTCCGCCGGTGATTTGAAACGGCATGTTCATTTGGAAGATGTTGCCGCCGCTTGTGCCAGACGCGCCCGCCGTTCCTCCGCAACTGAATACGTTGGTGGTCAAAGGATTGGCAAGTCCCGCCGCAAAATTTCCCGAAAGGGTGCAGGTCTCAAGTGCTGAGGCCCCCGCTCCCCCGCCCGCCGTCGCGTCCCAATAGCGTCCGCCCATCGACCATCCGACGAATGGCTGATTGGTGATGACGCTGGCGACATTGGTCGCGCTGTTTTGCTGGCGCGTAGCTAAGCTGCCGCTTGCCGTGCTGAATAAAAATCCTCCACCCAGTTTCCCATCGAATTCAAAACCGTTTGCTCCGGTGTCGCTGATGCCGGAAGCGTCGAATTTGAGAATACCGCCGGGATTTGCAACCGAAGTAGAGGACGGCACCGCGCTGACGCGGTAGTTCGCCGTGGCTGAGGCTGTTCCGTTGTAATAGGAATAGCCAAGATTCAAAAAATTCCCGGTATAGTTTAACGGCGCATTTGTCGCGGTTCCTGTGGGGGAAACCGTCACCGAACCGTTGAAGACCGATGGCTGCTGCGAAACGATGGTACCAATCGTTTCAGTGCCGTTAACCTGCTCTCCGCCATTCATCGTCGCCAGCCCGGAGGTTCCAAGCGTTCCGCTCAGCGTCGTGTTTCCGGTCACGCCCAACGTTCCGCCCACGGTGGCATTGCCCGTCAAGGTTGAGGTGGTGTTAACGGTCAGACTTGTGCCAACGGTGGCGGAGCCGATGGTGGTCAGGTTGCCGAGATGGTCGTCAAGGGTCGATCCGCCAAAGGTGAACAGTGCGCCTGTGTCATTGGTGCAAACACCGTTGGAATAGCAGGGGCTGGCTCCGACTGGCGTACCCCACTGCCTGAGTCCGGTGAAATTCGTGGCGGACGATCCCGAACCTTTACCCCATGTCACTTCGCCCCAGTTTCCCGTCGATTGGGGTGTTGGCCCGAAGCCTATGCCGGTTGTGTTTCCTATTGTCCCGGTAAACTGCTGGACTCCAAAGAGATCGGTATTCGTCTGGTTTGATCCCGATGCCTTGATGAGGTACGACTGCGGCAAGATGCTGTTGAGCGAGTTCGTGTAGATGCCGTTGTAGTTGTCCTGCTTGTATTTCGCAGTCCCGAGTGCGAATTGAAAGTTCGGCTGATACGCGATGAGTTGGTTCGTCCCCGCTACCGTCGTGTTGGACGAGATCGTAATGCTGGTGCCGTTCACAATAGCCGTGATCGTGGCGTTGGTGGGGATGCCTGTTCCCGCAACGGTCTGACCGATACGGAGCGCCGAGGTCGAAGATGTCAGGATCACCGCCGTGCTGCCGTCGGTGGTGCCCGTAAACTGGTTGGTCATGCCCTGTGCGCCAAGCTCGATGTTCAACGCATCGTTGTAGACGATGGGGTCGCCAAACACGAGATTGGCGGCTCCCGCGTTCGTCGAGAAGTTGGTCAGATAGTAGCCGCCAAGTCCCGCCGTGATGGTGTGGTTGCCATTGCTGCCGGGGTAGTTGATGGTCATGTTCAACGTGGACACGCCGCTCGGGGTCGTAACCGCCCCTGAGGGAGTGAGATAAATCCAGCATCCCACGCTTGCCAGGCATTGATTTCCAGCCGGAGCGCTTGAGTCGGAGACCCATAGCGGAATACCTTCCCACGTTCCGTCGTTGGGAAAGCCATATCCTACGGACGAACTAACGAACGCCACAGTGGAAGCGGCGGTGCTAAAGGTTCCAATGATTGAGACATTCTTCCCCGTCGCCTTGAGAACGCCGCCCATGATGCCCAGTTGTCCACCTGAGTAGATTTCATACACGCCCTTCCCCGGCCCCGGATCGAGCGAGAAAGAGTTCGTAAAAGCATTGACGTTGCCGTGAATCTCAATCGTCGGATCGGAAGCGGCGATGTTGTAATTCCGCGTATGGCCGACGGTGATGTTCGGACGCACGTTGCTGCCCGGCTCGATCTGGCAGTTGGAGCACTCAAAATATCGCGTCGCTCCCGCGTCACCCGTAGATGCCGTTTGGTTCTGCGGATTGTACGAGTTCGAGACAAACTCCCGGCCCTGCGCGAAGTCGATATGGCCGCCGTTGATGCCAATGAAGTTCATCTCGTCGGCGGTTCCGGCGGACTGGTAGCCGGTAACATATTCAAACTCTCCCTGATTGCTGAAGTGCTCTCCGGAGTAGTAGCACTCAAGGTCTTTCCAAAACAGCGAATCGCGGACGACCCCGGACACCGCCGTTCCATTGTTCTGCGGGTTGTACATATACTGCCCGCCGGTCACGATGCAGGAGCCAAAGAGGTTCGTTCCGGAGAATCCGTCCAGCTTGTAGTTGTCCTGCGACGATACCTGAAGCCCTTGAACCCCTGTGAGCGCCCAGAATCCGGGGTCGCTAACAACCACGTTGTGGACACCCTTCCGAACGTTTGTTGCTTCCGTGTTCATGTATGCGTTGGGGTTGGATGGTGCCTGAATCACTGCCGCAACCGACATATCCGTCGCCGTGTACGTCCACGTCTGACCGTTGGCGAGGGTCATCCCGACAGGCCCGACGGACGAGGCTAGAGCGTTCGCGGAAATCGTAAACCCGTTCCCCTGTCCGATGGTGCATGGGTTCGTCAACGACGTGATCGTTGTGCCCCCCGCAAAATTTGCCGATGCGCCGTAACCCGTTGAAGGGGTCTGCCCGGCGGTCGTGGTGATGACCTGCCCCACTGCAAGGCCTTGGGTCGAGGAAACGCCGCAGATCGACGTGGAACCGGCGGTGATGGTGCCCATCCAGTTCAAATGCGGGATGATCGACAACATGCCCGGATACAGGGTGAATCGCGGAGTCGTCCCCGAAAGATAGCCTTTGCCGGCATAGATGACCGATGCCGCAGTGACCACACCCGAAGAGTTGACGGTGATGAGCGCGGTCGCTTCCGATCCCGGTGTCCCGCCGTTCGATGCATTCAGATTCGATGTTGCCGCTAAAGTCGTGTTGTTTCCAATGGTGATCGAGGTTCCCGCGCTGATCGCGGTGATGAGTGACGAAACGGGGATACCGGGCCCCGAGACAAGCTGCCCCACATGAAACGGAACGGTAGCGGAAGTGAGGATGACCCCGGTTGTGCCGTCGGTCGTGCCGGAGAACGAATAAGAAGAGTCCGCCACGGCCCAGTATTGAGTTGCGACTGCGGGGAGACCGGTTGCGCCAGTGGTCAAAGCCGATACGCCGCCGCCTGAAATGGTCGCGGTGGACATCAGGACGGGAGTTGAAGTTCCCGAGCTGAGCGGTGCCGCAAAGATTTTCTGCGCCCCGCCCAAACCCACGGAACCGATACGATCTTCCGACTGAATGGTTCCCGCCGCAGTGGTGTCATTCGCCAAGGTAACGACCGGAGCCGTAGAGCCGCCTGTACCACTAAGGGTTACGACCGTGGAGCAGTTGGCGGTGAATCCTGAAACTGCGGGACGAAGGGCAACGATATCTAACCTAGTCGCCGAAATCACCCGGTACTGAAGCGTTGCCGTCACTCCGCATCCGGTGAACGACTGCTGACCATACGTGGCAGGGGTCATGCCGACGCCCGGAGTGGTCACGGTGGCGTAGACGGGGTTTTGATAGGTAAACCCTATGCCGGATTGGGTAAAAGTCGCTAGCGTGGTGATTTCCGGCTTGCCCCAAACGCCGGGCTGACCGTTGACGGTTGAGCCGTAATTGGCAACGGGATACAGGCTGCAGTTTTCAAGCACCATTGCGCCCTGTTCAATGATCGGCGTGGCGACGTTGTGCCATCCCGCAGAGCATTGAACCACAAACGGGTTGGGGTAGTAGCACTGCGCCGTCGAACCCAATACGCACGTCCCGGAGTAAGTTCCACCTGAAAAAGGCCCGCTTACGCCGGACGATCCGACGTTGATCCCACCGGTGTAGGTCGAGAAGCCCTGCGAAGCCGCAGCGCGGTTGATCGCCAAGCCATAATCGCCCGCGTCGGACGGAAGCACAAAGGAATCGGCGTTTACGGTTGCGGTCGGGATGTCCTGCGGGACTAGAGCCCTCAATCCAACCGTGCCTGTTGTGCCGTTGGGAGTTGCCAGTACCTGATTTGCGGCCAAACCTCCGGTTGGAGAAAGCGTGAGAACCGGGGTCGTCGTCGGATTGGCAATTGATGCCGTTAATCCGGGGAAGGTGTTCAATACGCTGACATTGGTTACCGAACCACTGCCGACTGGGATTGCCGTGCATCCTATAGCGTTGCCGTTTGCCAACACGCCTTCCGCAGCAAATCCTGAACCGCAGATGGTTGGAGTCGCAGCCAAAGCCGTCGATGTAGCCGCATTGCCCGTGGTGTTGTTAGCAAGTGTGGCGGAAGATGCGTCCACGATATGACTTGAGGAATCCGTGCCGACAATCGTCTTCGATGCTGGGATGATCGCGCCGTTCACTTCGACCGTGTTCGTTGCGTTGGTGGCATTTTGAACTGGAGTCGTGCCGATAAGTCCAACGATGTCCGCTGCGGTCGCATTCACCGAAGTCGTGGTGGAGGTGCTCCTTACAATGCCGGGAGTCGATGGGAATGTAGCTCCTCCGCCCCCTCCTCCGCTCGTGCATGGGTATGTTCCATTGGACTGAACGATGTTATTGAAAACAAATAGACACCCATTCGCAAGCGCCGCCCCGTTAGCTCCGCGAATATATAAGCCTGACCCGTAAGTGTCCTCAAAGTAAGGCAGTGTTACGCCAGTGACCGGATTGGTGTGATACAAGTACATTCCGCTTGCCGACTCGTTCGACGGCGTGAACATCAGCGTAAAGGTATCAACCGGATAGCAGTTTGTCTGGCACGCAGGACTTGGAACTAGAGTGCCTCCGGTAACCAGTGACGACACCACATACGGCGAAGCGACCCCGGTTTGGACGGGGCTTGCCGGAAGCATTTCATATCCTTCATACCCGACCCATGTGTAGTAGCCGCTGGCAGCCGCCGTCGGGTCTGCTCCGGGAGCGGGGATGGTGAACTGATTATTTGTCGAAGTCGTGGTTACCACATAACTTGGACTGACCGCGCCGATCTGCTGACCCATTACAGCCGATAGCACACCTCCTGATCCCGTACCGCCATTGGTGTTAACCAGCGTCACGACCGGCGTTCCTGTCGAACATGCGCCGTTGGTGTTGAAATAAACGGTGCCGTCCAAAACGCCGTTGATGACCGAAGCAAACCCCACTCCGTTTGGACATGTGGATACCGTCACCTCGGTAAAAGTGTAGTCCTGCCCTCCGGATACCAGCGAAAAAATCGGGGCGCTGTATGTATACGCCTGACGGAAACTAATGTTTGCGTTTGCTGGAAGCGAACCTCCGCCACTAAAAGTGGGCGCGTTTATCGGGAACTGTGTCCCTCTGCCAGCGATATTGTATTGATTCAGAACCTGAAGCGTGCTGCCGGTTCCTACAGCCGCAGGAATGCTGACGGCGGACTCTGAAATGGGGTTTTGCGAGTTGGTTGAACCCAATCCCTTATGATTCGCGTCCGTCCAGTCGAGACTTGCCACCTGACCATTGGGGTAGCTTGCGGCGATTAAGAAACTTCCTCCTGTGTTAATGTGGTTGTCCGAAATGTTCGGGGTTGGGTTTGGATCACCCGAAGAAAGGTTTATCAATCCAAGCAAAGAAACTTCGCAGCTTGAGTGACAAAGAATCTTCCCGGCCTGCGGGTAGTTGGGAAGGTTGGTCACCATGTCCGGGTCGTAAATAGTGAGTAATGCTTTTCCATTCCTCCCCGCGTTTGGCTGGCCCGGATAAATTACATACCCGTTGGGGCCGTCCGGTACGTACCCGGTGACAATCTCCGCTGCTGAATAAATCCCCGAATCGTCAGCAAAGTACGTGTACCCGGTAGGCGGTGGTGGACCTCCAGCCGTGTGCCCGTGGAGATTGTGAATTGATAAATGCGCTCCGCCGTTAGGTATTTCCTCGACAATCGGCTGGTTGCCTCCAACAATCGGCCAGTTGACTGCCGTGGTTCCATTCTGCGCTCTGGCCGAAAAATTGATGGTGTTGGTTCCGGTGAATCCCGCAATGATTACCTGCTCCACGGTAGCTTTGAATATGCCTAGACTGTGACCGGGATCGAGATCCGAGTACGTGGTGGAACATGGATTTCCGTTCAAATCGTTCGTCCCCGCATTGCAGTAATCGTTGGGACGGATGACGGCTTTTTCAACGTTGGCGTAACCGTAAGCTGTCAAATCGGATTGACTTCCGTAGTAGCTCGGTGCCCAAAGTGTCGAAGCCACCGTGCCAACCAACGATGCTGAAGAAAGTGCGGCGGTCAACGAATACTGTCTTGCAATACCTCCGTCATACTGGCCTGAATTTTGGCCTCCCGACTCAATGTAGAAGTTGTTCTCCGTCAAATATCCGTTGTACAACTGGAGCGCGGGCATGTACTTGTTGGGCTTGATCGAACCGCCCTCGAACAGAACATTTTGCGGGCCGGAAATATAGACCTGCGCGTACTGCGAGGGGAAGAGCGTTCCGGACGAAGGGAATACTCCATTGACGCATTGCTCGGAATAGCAGTACGGATTGGTTGTTCCGGCGAAATAAGTGTATCCGGAAAACACGATTTTCGTGTTGAAGTAGTAGCTTTCGTTCGTGTTTCCCTGAGAGATGATCGGCCATCTGACCAAAGAAAACAGGGTGTTGTGCGCTTCGAACCGCTCCGTTGATCCGTTTTGAACCAATCCTCTTCCGCCGTTGTCGAAAAAGTCCACGTCCCAAATAGAGAAATTCTGGACGCCATCAATCTCCAGAAGCGTTCCGGTTGTGGCCGAATCTCCCCCGGCCAAGGTGATGTTCTTGATCGCGCCCTGACCCTGATTGAGCCAGTTTGCATCGTATATCGGGGTCACAGTCAACAGGTTCGCCGTGGCATCGTTCAATATCAATTTGGACGTGGTGCTCCCATTTCCGATCAACTGCTGGTATCCGGACATCCTTAGACCGTGGGCGGCGCAAACGGAAGGAATAATGACTGTCGGAAAACCGTTTGGAGTCGCTGCCGCCTGCGATGCGTTAATCGCGGATTGGATCGCTGCGGAATCGTCGGTGGTTCCGTCGCAGACAGCGTTGTACGGCGCTGCCATCACGTTGATGAAGTTGTTCACGTTGACGGTGTTGAGGCTCGAAACCCCAGCCGAGACCGTATAGATGTAGGTCTGTCCACCCCCCGCTGTAATTTGCAGGGTGTAGTTGTTTGGCGCAGCCACAAAAAAATTGTAGTTTCCGTTCGCGTCCGTGGTCGTCGGATTGGATATAGGAGGATTCGTCAGTCCGATGTCCGAGTAAATATTGACGGTCGGCGTGCAAGGAATTCCGGTTGACGTGATGGAGCATACCCTGACCGGAGCATTGGAAGCGGGATACCCTTGAGTCGTGTAAGCCTGACCGTAGACAGAGAATCCTTGACCCCTTGCCAGAGGAGTGAACACCAACAATACCGCCAACCACAACAACCTTCTCATGCGCCGTCCTTATATCACGTAAGCCGCTGCAATAAACTTGTCTCCGGATGTTCCGACAATCCATCCGTCTCCCGACATAATGCCGTCGTACCCGACGCTTTGCGTGTAATTCCAGATGTTCGGCTGACTGTTGGCCGCAACTTTCTGAATTTCGTAGAAGACATTGCCTCCCGGAGCGGCGGTCACCGTGTTGTCGCTTCCCAAATATGCCGCCCCGGTTCCCCCGTCCAACAGTTGGATCGTCACATTGAAGCATCGAATGTTGAGCGCCAATACCGAATTGGCCGCATGAGCATTGATCAACCCCACCACCGACATCGTTGTCGGAGAAAGAATCTGCGTGATTGATCCGCCATCCTGAACAACTTGGCCGGGATCAAAAATCAGATAGTCCCCCACGCGGTACTTACTTGTCGCCGTAACTGTAACCATCGTGGTGCCTTGATAGTTGCTGAGGTTGTTCGGCTGGGCGACAATCGCTGCGGTAATCGTGTCCTTGAACCACGGCTGAGCGGTCGCACCAAGCGTCTGAACTCCAAATGTGCGAATCATTATTTCGCTCCTTGACCGTTGGTGGTGCTCCTGTGGCGCATGGTCTCTTTATCGTCCCAGCAAATATGCTTGCCCGGTTTTGGCATCATTGCCGGTTCAAACCCGGTCTGCTGGCTCATCGGCATGGCAGTCGAATAATCCAGCCCTTTGCCCTCCGCTGGATACCGCATGGCCGTAGTGAAAATCTCTTCCGCCTTCTTACCTTTCCGCATACACCCTCCGTCTGAAACTTTGGGGGTCGCGCACAGTCTTCGGCGGTTCCCAATTTCTTTCGTTGAAGTTCGCCTGCACATGAATCACGCCGAAGTCCTTCTCCAGCCTCCGCAGATGCCCTTTTGAAGTTACCTCGATAGGCTTTGATGGATCGGTCATGTGCGTGGTGGTGAACTCGTACAGGTTCTTTCCATCGTTCATCTGGTAACTGATCTTCGCGCAGTCCTCGCAATACGCCAGACCGCCGCGATAGATGAACCTACCGCCCTTGCGTTCGGCGTGAAACCTGCATTCTTCGTTCGCGCAGTATGTTGCTTCCATCGTCTTCTCCTAAGTGAATGCCGGGTGGTTCTGTGCCCACAACGAGCCTTCTCCCCATTCGTAACCAAGTTCAGCACCGTATGACCAACTGGAGTCTTGAGGCCACTGACAATCGTCCTGCCTCTCCATCTCCTCGATCATCTTCATCGCCATATCGTACCTGCGTCTGGCTTCCTGCGGGTCGTAATACTTGTTCTGTCTTCCTCTAAAAGTCAGAGCATCGGAAATCGCCAGATTCACCAAAATATCCGCCCGCATAAAGGGTGCCAAAGAGTTTGCATCGCTCCAATCGGAAGGCTGAACGTAAGCTGCATAAGGAAACACCTGCTGGTAGAACGGAGACGGCCATACCTCAACTCTCGTCTGTCCGTCCGGGGTAGGCGTCATCGCCGCAATGACCTTTGACCAACCAACCGAAGCTCTCCATGTATCCACCGCGTCTAAAGATTGCTGCGGAACATTCACATACATCGGCCATCCCTGCTGTTGGTTTTTCGCGTAAAGAAGCCTTGTCACATTCGCGCCAAGCGTGAAGTACACTTGCGAGATTTGGTAGCCGGACGAAGTTACACTTACTCCACCGAACGGCATATCCAAAGTCAAAGTGTTTGGAGACCCCGGATTGACGTTGACAATGGTCTGCCACGGATTCATGTACCCAATCCGAAACTGCTGGCCGATCAATGATTGCGTCCACCCCGTCCCTGTTCCGGTCACCGTGTTCGACCCCTGTGTAACGCTGGCCGATCCGGTTGTGGTCATCTGCGGACAATACAACTGTCCCTGCACCAAGCATCCATACCAGTACCGCATCTGAATAATCTGCCGGTAGTGGTTGTTCAACCACCTCCCAATCATGTACGGGTCGATGTCCGGGTTCCACATCAACACTTCGCCAATCCCCTGCTGGAACGTGAGTTGGGTAGTGACTGGCTGAATAGCCGGGTTCGGTCCATACTCGCCTGGATAGGCCGGGTTGGGTGGAACGATTGGCATTGACTACCTTCCAGACTTTCTTGCTTTCCCGCCGCGCTTCTTCTTTCCGCGCATCTTTGGTTCCAACGGCTTTTCGTCCCGTCCCGTATTTTTCTTCATGCTCTTCTTCATGGCATCCTCCCTCCTAAAAACAAAGGGGTCGGAGCGTAAGCCCTGACCCCGCTTCGCAAAAACCGCGCCGCTAGTATCCGATCAAAAGAAACTCAAACACTTGGGCCGAAAGATCGGTTCCCGCCGTAACCTCCGACAGCGCAACAGCCGGGCCGGGAGTGGCGGAAGCCGTGAACATCTGAATCTTGCCTGTGGTTGGGTTCCACACCGGAATCCATCCACCCTGACCGCCGACGGGAATAGCAAAGAGAATCTTTCCCATTGCGATTCCCGTGCCGGGAGTCGGGGTGTATCCTCCGGCAACGTAGTCCGCAGCGGCTGGAGTCAGTGTGACGAACTCCGCCGCGAACGGACTGAGAGAGAACACGTTTGGCGTTGCCGCCGCAAATTGGTATGCCATGACCGCTCCTTAGCTTTCCAGCGTAACCAGCATGTTGAACAGGAAGCTGCCCGTGGTCGCCGCCGCCGCCGTGGTAAATCCACCGATACGGTTGGTTGGCGCTGTTCCGTTGGCAACAAACCCATTCAGCAAAGTGGTGGTTGAGCCGATGACCGCTGAGTTGGCCGCCTGTCCAGTGACGCCAGTGGAAACACCCGTCAAGTATCCGCCAACGCAAATCCAGATAAAGGCGTTCGCTAGCAGCGTTGCCAAGGTCGCACCGGTATAGGAACTTAGCGACGTGAGGTTCGGCATAGCATACCCGGCGAGGTTGTTGATGCCCCCGGTAAAGCCTTCGGTGTAGACCGGCGTCACCGCAGTGTAGGTGGAGTTCTGCCAGTAGACCGGAAAGCATCCGGTCGCTCCGGTCAACGCGGGTGCCGAAGCCGAAACGTACTGGACGTAACGGTACTTGGCGAACGAAGCGTTGGCGGTGGTTCCCGTCAGCGGGGTGTTGTCGTAGTAGGCCGCTCCAAGCGGGTTACGAGCCCCGTTTTGCAGACCCGTATATTTGGCAATATTGGACTGGTACGGGTCAACCGCCGTCCGGAAGTTCCCGGTTGTGACCTGCGCCGTCTGAATTGATGCTCCGAACTGTGCCATTTCTTGTCTCCGTGTAACCTATTTGTTTTCAAATACTTGCTACGAGGTATATCCGGATAACTGGAAAAACAGCCTCGACGCATCCACCACGATGTTCCCGGCGTAGCAGTACTGACCGGAAACGTCCACCGAGTTCTGCGCTTCCTTCCAGCCGGTAAACCCGAATTGCCAGAGGGGAAGGGTGCTCATGTAAAACTTGATGTAACTGGTGTTCAAGCCCCAAATTTTCCCGGCTGGGGCATACTGATCGACCACCACTGAAGCGCCGTTGAACTTGAGGGAATGGAAGCCGATCTTTGCCACGTCGCTCGACTCCTCAAGGAATCTCTGCTGCGGCTGAATCTTGCCCCAGATCGAGTCCCACAAAGGCTGAGTGGTGGTAATCAGATCGACGTGCTCCGCGCCACTCCATGCGGAACCGAATGCGGTTTGAAGTTGGGGGAGAGCGAAGGTGGTGTTGCCGCCATTGTAGTAGGCGTTGATCCCTTGGTTGGCCCCGATCGCAATGTCCGACCTAGTGATGCCGCCGTACTGGGTGTAGTTGGTGCCGTCGTCAATCGCCGCCGCAAATCCGTCAAACGACGTCGGGGGACTGATGGTTCCCTGACCGTCAAGGTACAGGCTGGTCGCCAATATCTGCGCCATTGCGCCAGCCGCGTTTGCCATCTTCGACTCAACGTAGCTCATGGCCGCTTCCGGGCCGCGATTCAATACGTTGTCGGTGCCGTAAAGGGTCGCGTTGACGTACGCATACTTGATGTTAAATTCAAGCGACGTGTCGGTTTCGACGTAGCTTGTATCAAACGATCCGCCACGAGTAAAGAATCCGCCCTTCAACTGTGCGTACATGATCGGCTGGCGGATCGTCGTTCCGCCCTCGAATTCTTCACGGTTCTTGGTGCTCAACCGCGTAAAAACCGGAGAAGACTTGTAGATCGTGTCCACAAGGGTCGGAACAATCTTGCCGTTCGTTTTGGAGGTAATGTCGTCCCAGCTAAGAGCCATTGGGGTATTGCCTTTCAGTCCTCAAGGGACAGAGATTTTTTACCGTTTCTCTTCCGTCTTCGGGCTGCGTCCGATAGTTGGACTTCCCTTGTACGGCAATCCTAATGAGAGGCTGCGACCACCAATGGCGGACTTCCTCGTTACCTCAAACCTACCGACTTACATCTTGCCTTCGTTGCGAAGTTCCTGCGCCGCTTCCACCGCCGCCAACTTGCTGCTGCTGACTCCCGATGCCGCCGCCTTTGCCGCCTCGCGTTCGATCCGCATCTGTACCGCGCCCTTTTCGAGAATCGGTGAGCCTCCAGCAAATCCGCCTCCGGTCATCCCGGACAACCGCGTCTTCACTTCGTCATCCACCTTCCTCGTAAACTCGCGCTCTTTGCGCTTGGGTTCGACCAGAGCTTCATAGCCCTTCTTGAAAGAAGTCAAACCGCGCTCTTTCATCACCGCATCCAGAGCCGCCCGGTCGATGTTCTCATTGAACTCAACCTTGTGGTCGTAACAGATTTCGGCGATGTCGGCCTGCGCTGAAGCCGCCGCCGGGAAAGTCTCTTTCCAGAACTGGTCGGTGGCCTTCTTAATCTCCGCGTTGGCCGCTTCAGTCGCCAGTTTGTTTGCTTGGGTTGCGATGATTGAGTCCATCTCCGATTTCGATACATACCCAAGTTTGGAAACTTCTTCCTTGACTCTCGCCTCCAACTCCGCTGCGTTCACGTTGTCGTCTCCCCCCGATGCCGTTCTTGCGGCCTCGGCCCTTGCAAGTTTTTCCTGAAGTTCTCTGGACTGCTTCTCCAGTTTGTCGTACTCAGTCAACAAATTCGTGTGGATCGTATTGTTTACCTCGTACCATTCATCAAGTTCCTTTGCCCTTTCTTCGGCAGCGGTCAACTTGGTCTTGTTCTCGTTCATCTTGCGGTCGTAGTCCGATTGCCTAAGAACACCCTCTTTCAACCGGGTTCCCAGACCGGGCGTTTTTGTCAGTAGGTTGTCAAAGACCGCTACATCCGCCGCTGAAATCCCCTCAAGGAACGGCTTCAACTCTTCCGGTATTGGCATTGCTCTCCTTATCCTTCCTCACTTCCCTTACGGGCTGCGTGAAGCTGCGGATTTACGTTTCTACTACGCTGGCATCTGTCCTGCCGGTGGCCCCGACGGCGGACCACCCTGCGGTTCCGGACTTCCGCCCTGCTTCCCTGCTGCTTCTTCAACTCCGGCTTTCAATATCGCCATTGCTCTTTCCACGTAAGGACCGAGCTTGGGCGATGCTTTCGCCATGTTCATCAAAACTTTTTCAACGGCTTGAATGCCAGCCGTCAACGGATTCCCGGCCCCGGCCTTGTCTGCCATGTTGGCCCCGGCTCCGGCGAACTCCCCACCCTGCTGCGCCTGAACACCGGGCGGCTGCGGCGGTCTTTCCATCGCCTGCATAGGGGGCATAATTAACCAGTGACCTCGCCTTCACCCGATGGCGTTCCCTGCTTCACGTTGGGGCTGATACCCTTGGGGTAAATCTTACCCAGATTTCCGGAATCCACAAATGTGCCGATTGCGGCGAAGGTTCCCTTGCGGATACTAGGCGGCATCGAAGGATCACCGTGACCCATGTATCCAGGCTGCTCTTTGAGTTTTGTCGAACCCATGTTTTTTCTCCCGATTGGAGGTGATTGGGGCGAACTTTCATCCGCCCCGATTGTTTTGGAGCGGCCTACTTACGACCACCATGACGCTTCTTGCCGCGCTTTTTGCCACGGTTGGCAACGAACTTCTCGCTCGTGAACATAGTCGATATCCTTTCCGGCCTGTAGGCCATTGGTTTTTTCTGAGTAGCGCAAGACTTTATCCTGCGTGCTCGGGGCCATCCACCCCTGAAAGAATCACCGATTTGCACCGGAGCAAACAAAAAAGCCCGCAACCCCGTAAAGGGTGCGAGCCTGACGGGAGTGACCTTATCGGCTTCCCGTTTCCTTGCTGCTGAATGCATACTCGTTGATTAAAAAAAATCTGTCAACAAAAATCGTAAAATTTATTTCACCCGCTTCGTTATGGTGGCGAATATCCCTGCCACCCCTCCACTAACAATGTTGATTTCGATTTTTCCGCTTTCGCCGCCTTCACACAGAGACCGCAAAGTATTGATGATCTTCGCCTCAGACTCTAGCAATTTTTGGGTCAGGTAGTCGGAATGTGAACCAGTAGCCATTTACTTCTTCCCCTTTGGAGGTGGCGCGAGAGCCTGAAGCGTCTTGGCTTCGGCAATCAACTCTTCCGTATTTTCGGTCTCGTTGATATTGAGGTCAATCATCTTGAAAAATTGCTTCCTTGATATAAGCATCATCTGCCGCATCTTGAAGGCGTAGGTGACGCGTTCCATATGCTGCACTTTCAACAGAGATCCGCGCTCGATATTGAAATGGAATTTCTTGACGTAGGATTCAGGGCTCATGGTGTCCGGCACAAGCGTACCCGGCTTGGTGTCGTAGTCCTGCGGCATCAACCCATACGTCCCCAGCATCTCCATACGCTTTTCCGCCGTATAGAACTGCAATGCGCGGGATACGAACATCTGACCCACATCCCCAACCGCGCCCTCGATGTTGCGGCTCATCAAGCGTATCGGGGTGTTCTTCGCATTGGCGATTTGCTCCAGCGAATCTCCGCTTGGCACCTGCTTCTTCTGCATCGCTGAGTCGATGGCGGAAACACCTGAAAACCGATTCATCTCGCGCTCGATGATCCCCTCAAGCTGAAGCACATAAGACGGAACGTTAGGAGGGTCGGAGTACTTCGGCATGTGCGGGGTGTTGGCCGAAAACAATAGCTTTTCGTTCGGTCTGCTGGTGTCGATGTTTTTCCACGCATCCGCAGAAAAAGCGTTCTTCGGAGCCATCAACTGCGGACTCAACGCCTTCTTTACCATGTTGAGCAAACCGCCAAGAATCTGATTCAGAATGTCTTGATTTTGCTGAAGCGGTTTGAGAAAGCTGAAACCATTTTCCTGCCACGGCACAGCTTGAATCCTCAGCTTGGAAATCGGAACTCGCCTGTCCCAATTCGGGTTCGGCTGGTCGTCAAGGATCACTTCGTTTGCCGTAACAATGACACGGCCTCTTGGATACAACGGCTCTCCCGGTTGAACCATGTAGCACCAATTCGTGCCTTGGCGGCCCATCAGCATCGGCTTGCGGGACTCGTTCACCGCATCGTCTTTCATCCAGAATTCCCGAACCTCGGCTTCCGGATAAACCGACTCCATCAACTCCTTGCCCTGACCAAGTTTTCGCTTCATGCCGGGACTCAAACTCATAAACAGTTGCGGAGAAATATGCGGGGGGGAAGAGACGTTCAACTCGTATTTTGATGCCGATACGTCCGGTCTAACCGCATGGCCCGTCAAAGGGTAATACCTCTTGATCCAAGCCAGAGTCCTGACCTTGCGGTAGATCACGCACTCCGACTTCTGCAAGTCTCCATAGCCGCCGAGACAAAACACCCCGTTGATTGGGATGATGTCCATTGCGATGTCCCCGTCCGTCTTTGGATCGTTGCCGTTGGCGTAGGGGTCCCACCACACTTTGGCGTACCCTGTTCCCATCATGGAGAACATGATCCAGAACGCCATCTTCAAATCAAAGTCGTTCTTAAGCGCCCATGCCTTCGTCAGCCGGTTGAGGATGTCCTGCGCTTTAGAGTAGCTCTGGGTTTCGGTTTCCACGCCCGTCTGAGCGGCCCTCACCTCCCAAACGGGGCGGATGTCCGTCAACAACCCAATCGTCTCCCAGAAGAGCGATAGGACGCGATTAGATACAGGTTTGGCGCGGTGGGCGGGTTGCGGCCCCTTCCACTGGAGTCCGGCAAGATAGTCGAGAGCGTCGTCCATCCCGCGCACCTCGGAAGTCTCCTCGGTGTACTTGCGACCCTCTTCATAGGCCGCCCTTGTCCAATAGCGAATTTGCTGGTTGTAAGGGCTGTTCGGCAACCCGGCTGGCGAATTCTCATCGCCGCCAACCGCGACCATTGCCGGAAAGAAATCTCCCACGTTGTCTTACCCTTCGAGCCAGTCGTTTCCGAGAGCGGTTTGCAGATGGTTGCTCAACAGTTGTTCCAAAGATACCCCAGCCGCATCCGCTTTGGCTACCGCTTTCGGGAGCATCTCTCCCAAATCAACAATCACCCCTGCCTCGTTGCCTCGCATCTGGATCGTCAACCGCTTCTTCAGTCCGACGATTTCGTTCTTCATTTCCTTGACTTCTTCCTTGAACGCGAAGATTATCCCGCACAATTGACCCGATGTTTTCGGCAACTGTCCGGTCATATCATGCACCTTCTTGATGTCAAAGGTGGAGAGAATCATCATCATCGGTTGTGCGCAAGCCTGCAACACCGAACGAACGCTGGCCGAAAGGTTCTCAGGAAACTTCGCCTCCAAATCTTTCTTGAGGCTTTCCGGAACCATCAATTCCAACTTGGTGTAGCTCGGTTGAATCTTGTCGGCCTCCTTCGGTTTCTTCATCAACCGGTAGTTGAGAGCCATCAGCTTTGATATGTCGTTCCACGTATGCACAACCGGGTTGCGCTCGCAGAATATCTTCATCGGCTCGGAGAGAAGCTGGGAATCCACCTTCTCCATATCGCAAATCGGGCAATACATCCAAGCTCTTTTAGCCATTGTTTCCTCCCACTTTTCCTTGCTTCAAAAATACATCCAGGCATCCGGGTCTGTTTCATCCGGTTCCTCTTCCAATGCCACATACTCAGCCTTGGATTCGTGCGTAATCTTTTCAGCGTCGATCCCCGAATCGTAGTGCATTCGGGACTCAACCCCTTCTTTATGGTGAACCGGACTGTACGCGGTATTCTGGTAGTCCCTGTCTGACAACTGTCTAATAATAGAGGAACCGAGCCTTTGTTTCTGAAGTTTCAGCGCCTCTTCACGGTTTTGGGTTGCAAGAATCTGGCGGTTGAATTTGTCCATCACATAGTAGGTGTCTTTTCCGTTGTTCACGTTTCCCGACATCGGTTGTGACATGGCATCCCTGCCGTAGTCCGACTCGTGAGAGCAGTAATGACAGATCGCTATAGCCATTACCCGATCATCGTTGCCCTCCTGAGCCTCAAATTTTCCGCCTTCATAGTCTTGGGCAAAGTCGATCATTTCGTTCAATAGCCATCGGCTGCGGATAATAAGGGTGTCTTGAATAACCGACCTTGCCAGTTTTGCGATAATAGCTTTCCGGCTTTTGTCGTTGGTGACAAACCCGGTGTAGTCGGTCATCACCCCCTTGACCTTATCGATATGCTTCCACCGATAGATTTCCTCGTACTCGATGATCCTCTGCAATTCCCCGTTGGTGACGATTCCCACCCCGGTTACCTCGATGCAGACTTCCGGCTGGTTGTACCAGTACGCCAACCCCGCAACCACGTCGGCAAGGTCATAGGCGTTGATCCATCCGCGCCACTCCGCAACCTGCTCGTCCGGCTCCGACACTCTGCCCAGCTTGAGAACCTGTACACATGAGAAGTCTCCACCCTCATTTCCTTGACTCACGTCGGCGGCAACGTAATACGACCTTGACTGTTCGGGTCTTTCCCATACAAACAGCCTGTCACTCCATTTAGGGGAGACCACATGATTGTTTGGCTGAATTGTCTTCATGGAAAGTATCGGTTTCTTCGTGTCCCGGTTGAATCCAATCTCTCCAACAAAACCGGGATTGTCAGCGTGCTTCAACATCCGATACAACTTCTTGCGGTCGAACGCGCATGATCCGCTGGCCTGAAAACTTTCTTCAGCCGTCATCGGATACTCTTGGTACAGCATCGTATCGTCGCCATGGGAAGAAATAAATTCCTTCTTCTTCATGCGAACCCACTTAAACGTTTCGTCTTTGATGTGGTAGTTGGTCGTTTTTTCGATGCGCTCTCGAGTTTCCAGTTCCTCTTCAGTCAATTCAAACTGTTCGTCTTTGGCAATTGGAAGGAAGTACTTTCTGTGTTCTCGGAAAAATTCAATAAACACAGGATGCCAGTCGGTTTCACCTTCCACGCTTTTGTTCCAGTGTTCATAGAAAAACCCGCTTCGACCTCGAGCCGTGGATTCGATAATAGCAATGGTGTCCTCGGCGTTAAGAGTGGGGAATACCGATTCGGTAAGTTGGGTAGTATCCTGCCACGCCGAAACTTCCGAGATATGGATGGCTCTTATGCTTTTTCCTCTCAGGGCACCGGAATACTTTGCGGCGTTTTCCACGTAGATGTTCGACTTTAGGCCGGGTCTCAATTGCCTCAGATTTTCATCTATTCTGTCGAACGCCATGAGGGCACCGGCCTGCTCGTAGCGTTTCTCCGGTTTCATAAACCAAGGCAACAAATCATACGCATTTCTCGCCATGTCGAACAGGTAGGATGACTGGCTTCCGTCTTGTGCGATGATGGCACCGTTAGCCGCTTTGGTAGTGATGATCTTCCAAAAAACCAGCCCATCCGACTCCGTAGAGAGTCCCAACTGTCTGCCCTTACATGTAATTATTTTAACCTTGCCGCCTTTCAACCGGAGACGATTGAATTCTTCATAGAAAATGTCCTGAGATTCCCAAAACGGACTAAGGGTAGTAATCCCTCGATCTTCGGTTTTAATGGCGTGATAGTTCTCCAGATAATATCTGGGGTCGGTGTAGACCTTCAAAAGTTCTTCGTTAACCCACTCACTGTTGGCCTTGGAAAGTTTGTCCCACGCTTTGTCAACATTGCTTCCGCATTGAGCGTAGTGGTCGTCAAGGTCGTCAATGATGTCCTGCAAGTAAGGGTTCGCGCGTTGAATCTGCATAAGCTACCACCAGTGTTCGAATGCTCCGATATTGGCTAACCTTTTCATTTCAGTTTGCCAATATTTCCCGTGATGCATGGATCGGTTGTGCTTGAGATCCACTTTTAGGTGAGCCATTTCGTGGATCAATGTAAACCGAGTTTGAGTGACATCTAACGTTTCACCTATGGTGATGAGGTAAATCGGCATCCCGGTAATTTGCACGTAACCCATGCAGTCCTCCAGAGTGTCGTCTAATTGTTTGCACTTGCAGGGGAGTAGAGCAATGCTAATGCGGTCAACTGGCGGAATCGAATTGCCGAAATACGCATTCCGGATTACCTTGTAGTCGCGAAGAAGGTCTACGAGCCGAAGTTCACGCATCGTTGGCTTCATCTTTTTGATGCGGATCATTTCACTTTTTGACAGATTGAGCGCCACTACTCGTCGTCGCCTTCGTATTCTTCGTCGTTATCCTCCGATTCTTCGGTTACGCTTGCAATAATCGTTGGAGGCAGTTTATTGAAATCCGCAGCTTTTCTTCGGATTTCATCCATTCTTTCCTCGTATCCGTTGCCCCGGATATTGGTCACCGCAGCCGTCTGGTTGACCTGCTTGACGTTGACTACGCTCCCCCCGGCCTTTGGCTGCACCACCTCCGCAATACCCTTGAAAGCCTTCAGACCCTCCATCTGAACTTCGATGTCGTCCACAGGGACGTACTTGGTCTTGCCTTCCTTGTCCTGCTTGCGGACATACTTTTTCGCGGTCAAAGCCGTCCCTAACGCCTTTGAAGCCTTGCCGGAATTCTCAACCAGCATCCTGCGTATCGTATCTTGGGTGTTTTCGGAGGTAAATATGGCTTTCTGGATTTGAACCTTGCGTATGGATTTCTCGACCATTGCGACCGAGATGCCGTCCTCTTTGGCAATGTCCTCAAGGCTGTCCCCGCGCTCGGAGCGGATAAACCGAAGGTAGTGACGTGCCTCGGCAATCGCTATCGGGCTTTCTTTGCGGGGTTGAATGTTTGACGCCATAGGTTACAAGTCTACGTGAAGCGCTTCGCTTGGAAGTGGAAAAGGTACAGAGTCGTCGTCGATTTCAATCCCCATCTCGCGAAGCTGCTGTTCCAAGTCGATCTTAACCCGTTCCTCGTCGGTTTGGGTGACCACATCGGATTCCTCTTCCTTGGCGTAAGTTTCGGAGTAGATAGGAGTTGGCGGTCTGGGCGGCAGTCCAACAGTCGGACTGGATGCTGACTCGGATGGAGTCGAAGGAAATTCAGGCGGGGAAGATGCTCGTCCTTCCCCTACCAAGACCGCCGCGATGCCAATAAGAATCTGGCGCGAAGACTCCAGAGACTCCAGAATCTTCTGATTGACCTCAAGGAGTTCCTTCGTGTCCGGAGACTCCCCGCCAACGGTGACCGTGCCAATGAGGCTCTGCATTACTTCTTCTCCGTCTTCGGCTTGTCGGCGACATTCTCAAATGATCCGGTGTTCACGTTGTAGATGAACTTTCCGCCTAGCTCGTGATCCTTGATAATTTTGTCGGCGGCGTCCTTAAGTTCCTTGTCGATGACCACGATCTTGCTGTTGGCGTCTTCAATGATGTGCTGTCGCTTGAGTGTAATCCTGTAGAGAATCACCGCCTCATCATCGGTGGGGTACAGATGTTCGGGGTCGGAGTTCTGACACAACGCCGTCATGCTGAACACGGCGAACAGTAACATCGCCACCGCTTTCGCGACCACCTTCGTGTAAGGCTTCGATTGTCCCTGCAATTTCACGTCGGACTCGCAGGTGTACGAGCATCCGGTCTTTTCGTTCTCGCAGGTGTATACGACCTTGGAGACCCGTCCGGTGGGACTCTTGTCGGTGGATTTCCTCATCACCTCGCCGCAGGTGGTGCAGATCGCGTCGGGTGCCCAAAGGGGGTTGATGGATGGAACCTTGCTTGGCATGGTGTTTCCTTTCGGTTATGCGGTTTGAGTTTGAAACGAGGTGAACTTTTCGAGAAGGTCTTCCAGCGTATGTCCGCCCTGTCCGTAATCGTTGCCGGGAAGCGAAGCCCAGATCGGATCGCAGGCTTTGATAGCTCCCGCGATGTCTCCGGCTTGCAGCATCTCGACCGCGTGGCGCTCCCTCATCTGCTGAATCGCAATCAAGTCTTGAGACATAGGGCTGAAATCTTTCAACTTCAGTTGAACTCTGTAAACCGTCCAATAGCGGTGAAGCAGTTGGTATCTTCCCGCAGCGGTGGATATCAACAGCGGATCACGCCTCACTACGACTCCCGGCCTAACAAAATCAAACGGATGCCGCGAGTAGTCGGTGAACACCGAAGGGCCGTCAACTCCTGTGACAATCACATCGTATCCAGAATTTTTAGTAACCGGACTCGCACTTGTTCCTTCCGAGTAGGCCACCATATCGAGAAAATCAACAATTGCTTGTCCGCCAGCTTGGTTCGCCGTAATGACCGCCATCTACTTCACCCCGGAAAGAATTTTGTGATCCTCGATAAACTGATCCACCCGCGCATGGATAATGCGGGTCTCCCGAAAAAACTTGGTAAACATCGTCTTTCTCTCAAAAAATGAGCAGCGGTCGATGATAAACGTTCCGTTGAGATGATCGATCTCGTGCGAAATGACCCTTGCCTCGTCTCCGCTATGCACCGACTCAACCTTCGAGTCCGGCGCTTCCATTGTCCCACACTCCAAATGGATCGTCTCGGCGCGAACCACTGTAACCCGGTTTTTAGTGGCTGGGGGTATCGACAAACATCCCTCCCTAGCATTGATTTCCCTGCCTAAAAATCTGGTGATGGACGGGTTAATGAGAACTTTGACTAAGCCCGGAATCGCTAACGAAATCGCAAGTCGGACATATATGCCGACTTGGGGCGCGGCCAACCCGACTCCATCGTTGTCTCGGCAATACCTCACCATCTTCCAAACCAGAGGCTCGATCTGATCTACGTCGTCCATCTCAACCGGACGACATACTTTGCGCGTTTCGTCGCGGGAGTACCAAACAGGGATCAATGCTTTCGGGATATCTATCATTCGCTTTCCGGGCCGAAATAACTTTTAATTAAAGCCTGCTTGACAAACTCCAGCATCCCAAGTCGCTTATGCGCGGAGTCCGACGTAGCAGTCCAAGATATATCACCGCTGGCGTGGACTTGAATGATCATCAACTCCTGAGCGTCTTCCACTATCTCAAGCGCGGCCATCAGCGTTTCGCTTGGCGATCTTTGTGTTTCAGTCATAGTTCTGGAGGTTTCCCAAAACCGCCGTCGCCTACACTGAACTCTCGTAATTGCTCTGGAGTTTTCGGCTTCAACTGCTCGGCATACTTTTCCTTAAACCGCAGCCAAGTCCCATCGGGAATCGCATCCTCGTGAACCGGACGACTCAGGAAGTGGTCGCCCTTCCACGTCATCGAGTACGCGGATCCGCAATTGTCGCACTTGATGACCGCTGGACAGTCGATCTCCGGGACAGGGTAGATGAGACTGTACCCGCAGTTGCACGGGTAGGAGTACGCCTTGACAATTTCCAACTGTTGGACTGGTTTAACCGTCAATCCCGGATTCGTAAAATCCATCCACCACTTCGTAATTCCCATTAGCTCTTTCCCTCTCTGCGTACACCGCGTCACACTGCCCCACAACGCCTCCTAGTGCGGTCGAATGATCCTTGGTGCGTCCTGATCCCTTGGTGGCCCTAGTATGCCTCTAATGCCGTCTGGAATCATTTCCATCGTGATCTTGTTGGTCATCTGGTCATTCTTGTGCCACTCAGGTTCCGCGCTGAAGTGAAACAGACACTTGCTGAACGAGTTACACTCGCACTCCAGATAGGTGTCCAATCGGGCCTTGGCGTCCTTTTTCCAGTCGTAGTCTTCCGGGGAAATCAACGGCAGTACGATCCCAGTGGTAAACTGCTTGTCATCGCGGATTGCGCCTGCTACACCAATAATTACAATGCCTTGACCTTGCGGGGTCTTGATCGGGAAGCAGCTGTAAGTGTACGCCAGCCCCTGCCATACTTTACTCATGAATGGTGACCTCTACTGAATTCTCCCCGTACTTAAACTGGGCACACTCGCCCGGCCGGAGATGATACAAGAACGAACGCTTTTGCCTGTTTTGTGCGTCAAAGCTATCGACCACCACGATAGGGACGAGCGGGGTTCGTAATAACCCTTCGCCGTCGAACAGGGTAGCGCAATTACTAGTGACCTTGATTCTCATATCACATTCACCCAGACCCACGGCCACTGCTCTTTCTTCTTCGCGGCCTTGATCGCCTCGCTCAACCACTTAGACCGGAACACCAATCGGCCGCGACCCCTGTTCCTTGAGACGTACACGCCGTAGGTCATCCGTCAAGCTCGACAGTCGGCACGGTCTTCCGCGCCCGCTTGACCATCTTGAACTTCATGTACTCCCCGCAGTAGTGATTGTCACAGTTGAATATTACAACCGAGATTTCTGGAAAGTTAACGGCTTCCGACGAAGGATTCATTGCCGCTTTCCCATAAGATTCAGGAGACGGGGTGGACTGACAATCGTACCCGCTGCTCCTCATGGCTTGCCGTTGCCGCTTTGACAATTTACTGGATTCGGTTAGCTGTTGGAGCAAGGACTTACACTGAGGGCAGTGAACGCTTGGTATTTCGTCGATAAACGATTCCACTAGAATCTCCTCCTATAACTTTCAGCGGCTACTCCCGCAGTCCGCGCCTTGTGTGTCTTGGTCGGCCACTCAATCCGAACGCCGTTGCGGTAGTCGAAGCACTTTTCTCCCGGCTTGGCCCCGCAGAAGGGGCACGGCTTACCCAAATCAAGCATCGCCCCTCTTGTGCTTCCACGCATCTTGGAGCAGCCCGGTCACGTCACCTTTTGGGCAGTAGGTAACCATGTCCGACTCCGAATCCCGAGCTATCAAAATGAAACCTCTTATCGGAAGCCATTCGTCACGCTTCATCTGGTCAACCAAGTCCTGCAGTTGGTTGACCAACTTTTCGTATTCGGAACCGTGAATTGGAGCCAACGATTACTCCTTTTTTGGCCTTTTGCTCACCACGACCTAAACTTTAACCGACGAACGCAGGGGAAATCAAGATAAATCTGCAAACCTAGTCCGACTGTTGGACGGAAGTTCGGAACGCCGATATGTACGGTTCGGCGTAGAGGATTCTATAGCAGGCTGGTTGGAGGCTGGGGTAGTGAACCCAAACGCCATCGTTGGGCCGCTGAATGACGATCTCGCCGCAATTCTTGCAGGAATCACCGGTTATCATTTTCCCTCTTTCTCTTGTTCTTTTCGAGCATAGACTTGGATACCTGCTTCGCCATGCACTTCGTTTTACATGTCATCCGTGGGGTTCTGATGCCCTTCGCCACCAAGTGGCTCATCTGCCAGTCGAACAACTTGTTGCAGCCCAAACACCGAAGATGCAAAACCGGAAGGTTGTCAAGGTATCCCATGCCAAACCCCTTTCGAAAACCGCGTCATTGTCAATTTCAGCAAGACAAAGAAAACCATTCCGTCAATCACCCAGAGCGCAAACCCCTTTAAGTCTTGAATGAAAATTGCCACCACCCAGCACGACATTGCACAAATCAAATAGACGAGCGCCTCGATGAGCGCCCTGACCTGCTGACGGAATTCTTTCTCGTTCACTTGGCATCCTTCCGGGTTTTCTTTTTGTTGTCGTATTGATCCATGCGACAATCGCGGCACCGAAAAAATCCTTTGGCTGGACTTCCACAGTCCGCGCACTTGTCAGCCAAACGAAACCGCTCCCTTCTCTTTCGCAGGGAACGCTGAGTGGACTCCCGTTTCCGATCCGCTTGCATTACCTGACAAGTTGCTCCCTGTTTTTCGCCAATTCGGTCATAGCTTATCGCACCCTTTCCAATGAAACGACTCCTTTGATTCGGTCATGTCGCCTCACAGGGGTATCAAACGTGACCGTCAGTTTTCTCGGAGCGCAAAGCTCGGGAGCCACTCGGCTGCACTCGTTCGCCGCTAGACAATCCTCTTCACTGGCGTAGACTGTGACATCCGTGTTTCCCACTTCGTGGTCTGCCGCAGTTCCGCAGCACCACACCTCAACCGTCTTTATCAAACCGTCCTCCTAGTTTTCGCACTTTACTACTTGTCGTCTTTCGGCATGAACCCAATTTTAAGGTTGTGGTCCCAGATGTATTGCCTCAAAATTATTGTCTGCGCTTCTGCCTGACGAACCCTCTCGTATGCCGCAGCAAGTTCCTTCTCTAAATTGATGACCATACCGCTTGCCGACTTCGGTTCACTGTAATCTCTACCCACGTTTCCCCCTCGATGTTATCCTCAAACCGCCCTCCTCGGATTTCTTATCCGAATCGCTTCAACCGTTTCCACGAATACTCCAACCAGCGCATCCTCGCATGGCTGGCAAACGTAGGTGAAGTGACACCACTGCGGTAGCCGATCCGAAACCAGCCCAACCCGACAGGGATCTTCCATGTCTTCCATTTCGTCTTCGCAGACTTGGCAGTGGATCATTTCGGTTTGACCTCAACTCCGTACATCCCGCACGACTGATTTGGGCAAGCCCATTTCCCTCTTGCTGACGCCAGAGGTTCGTCGCATGACGAGCAAACCTTCACGACTTCAGGTGTCCGGCTGGCGCTGTCAACCGAACCAGACTCCGGCCGAGAAATTGGCTTCGCAAACCGCTCAGCGCTTTTCGCTACCCCCGCCGCTTCGCCGCGTTGCGGCTTTTTCTCAATTGCACTCTCAGCCAGAATCTTCTCCACTTCCCCCACTGGCTTTGCTCCACTATTCCAACCCTTGCTCCTGCACGTCCTCTTCGGGCACCTTTCAGGCCTCTCCACCTGCGGCAACCAAATCCACCCGCACTCGTCACATTCACACGCTTCTACCGTCTTATAACTCACAGGTACAGAGTACCACACTTTTGGTACGCGGTACACCTAAATTTGGTGTACTCAGTGCCATATTTTTCGAAAACGAAAACCGAATATTTCTGTCGCTGGGACCAAGTCTTTCCGCGAGCCCCCATGCCCACCCCTTGGCTCAGGGGGGTAGGCGCGGAGAGCGGAGAGCAGGGGCGAGTCGCGGGTGCATGGGTAGGTCGCCACAGGCGAGACGCGGGTAGGCAAGGTCGCGGTACGGGTCGAGCAAGGCATCGGGCCGGGGCCGGGGCGCTCGTGGTTCGTCGCTGCGCTCCTCTGCCCACCATCCTGCTACCGGATGCGTCCATCTCCTTTAGAAACATATACTTACGCCAATTCTCCCGCATTGTCGGCACTCCGTTTTCCCAACGCCCTTGATCCCTCTTTAGGCCGTTTTTTGGAGTTCGTCCTACGCAAGTTATCGGTAGCCTGGGGAAGCGGTGTCAGGGATGTGTGCGTTATCTGGCGGTCTGGTGGTTATCTGGCGAGTGGTAGCGGTCTGGCTGTGTTGGGTGACGGAGTTGGGGAACCGGATTGGTTGCGGGTGGGGGCGGTCGTCTGGCTGTGAATGGTGTGGCTGAAGTTCTGATCTGCCGCTGGGCCTGCGGCCAACTGGGGATGTGGTTCTTTTCGTTGCTTATGGGAGACGCTGCCTTGCGGTTTGCGGGTGCCTCCGGCGATTCCGGGGTATCTCAGTGCCTTGCGGTTTCTGGCGACGCGTCCTAGAGGCTCCTAGCGCGTCTCTTGGCTCGGTTTGGACGGTTCTGCGGCGTGGCAAGAGCAAAGACAGGTGCGGGCGTAGCATTCGGAGTGCTTGGCGTTCCTGCACTTGTAGCTGAGTATTGGCGCGGTCTGGTTGCCTTGCGGTCTGGGCGTTCTGGGCATGGGTGACCAGTCTACCAAAGCAAAGCGCCCTGCGGTTTAAGCAGGGCGCTGAGTCGTCCGACTGTTGGACTATCGAAAATCTGCCGGGCTGACGGCCTGCCATACCAGACATATTGACACTAAGGCGATTAGGGCGACGATGCCAAGCAGGATAAACTTGGCGTTAAGTTGCTTCAGAGAACCGGCCACTGTGGTTCCTCCCAGACTTTTGGCTCGGTGGTTCGCTCAGGGTAGAAGTCCGCTTGGTCCTCGCTTATCCAACGCCGGAGGATCACGAACGGGTTGCGCGTGGGAATATGCCTTCCTTCTTCGGTGGCAAGCCATTCTTTGCGTGTCATGTCAGAGTCCTTCCTTTCCGCCTAGCAGGCGGCTGAAGACTGCATCCGCTTGAGCGATGCTCTTGAGGCTCTCCAAGTCGCCATTTTGCCGCGCTGGCGTCGGTTCTGAGGCGTCGGCGGCGGTCGGGTGGGGGTGAGGTACGACCGAAACGGCAATCGGCTCTTGCAGAGCGATTGCCTCGGCTGCGGCTTCGACTAGCGGATTTTGCCGATCTGGATTTTGGTAAACACTCCGATCTCTGCCGCGTGGGTTTTCTGGCCTGTTGTCCGGGTTGCCGCGCTGAGGTTTGGCAGACTGCGGGGCGAGTGCTCGGAGGAATGCTTCTTGCTTGCGGCGGTTTTCGGCTGCCAACTCGCGAAGTTCTCTCCAGTCTTCCCGGATATGTCCCAGTCCGGCGCAAAGTTCAATTCCGTTGTACTGGTCAAGGAATCGGGCGGCAACGTTCGCCAGCTCGTGCGCGGCGTTGTCCCATTCCTGTTGGGCCTTGCGTACTGCCTCGGCGGTTTCGGGGTTCTTCAGACTGTCCTCCAAACTCTCCGGTTCGGCAAATAGACCAAACTCTCCGCATCCCCAATAATTGTTATTGTGCTTGTACTCGAAGGGGGAAGCGAAGATTAGTGATCTGCGTTCTTCCTCGCTCACTACGTGGATCGGCTGCTTGCAATGTTTGCAGTTCATGGTGTTTTTCCTCTCGGTCTTGGGATGGTGCCGGGATATCGCTCCCGGCTGGCGGTTTATGCTGCGTGGCGGTTGTTCTCTTCGCTACCATAGCAGCGCGGGCAAGCAATCCAGTAGAGCGGGCAATACTGGTGCCCGCAATTGTGGCGAGTGTAGCGGTGGGCGTGGCCGTGAGCTTTGCAGGTGTGAACTTGTTCCATTGCCTTTTCCTCGGGTTTGGTCTTGTGAGTTGCTGTCCCAACTGTCGGAACTAGATGAGTCCTGCGGCGAGTAGGGCGCTAGGGCATCCGTGCTCGCAACGTCCGTCCGGCTCTACTTCGCACTCGAATTCACAGCAAGCCGGAACAATTGAATCGGTGCATTCCGACTCAAGGAATTCCATGCGGTCATCGTAGCCGAAATTCTCGGCTAGCTGGCTGAGGCTGATACGGTGCGGGTTGCGGGTCTTGGCGGTGGTGGTGGTCGGAAACTGTGTTACGTGGGCTGCTGCCATGATTGGGTTTTCCTCGGTTTTCTGCTCGGCTGGTCGGGCCTGAGCGGTTAGGGGTTTTACCACTGGTCTGGAACTAATCAAGGGTTCCCGAAGCGCTCTGGAGGTTGTCTAACACTTCCTCTAAACCGTTTACAGCGTCTTCGAGATAAGAGCGGGCTTGGTCACTGGCTTCGCCTTTCTCGCTCTCCTGGGCCTTCTCGCTGAGGTTGTCGTAATACTCCTCTTCCTCGTCTTTGAGGGCTTCCACGTCGGCGCGTAGCTCGTCGAGTTTGGCGGCTATTGCGTCGATCTTCTTTTGTCTGGTCTGGTTCACTTTTTAGGTTTCCTCTCTCCGCGCTGGTCAAGCGCTGGAAACATCTAAGCATCTATCTGCGTACGATGTCAACGTTTATTTTGGGGCATAAAAAACCCGGAGCGGTGAGGCTCCGGGCTGAGGTCTGCGGGTGGATCGGGGCTATCGAAGTGGGGCGCGTCGTCCGGTGTTGCGAATGATTCCGGGCGTGTCGCTCTTGTGGCACTGCTTTTTTCCGTCCGGGGTTGTCGTCTCCATGTACACATCGACGCGGGCGGCGATTTCGGGGCGGAGTGCCGGGGCTGTGTTGTTGTTGTTCTCTGACTTGCGGCGGTTGGCTAGTACTTGTTTGCGTTGCATTTGGGTTCCCTCTCTCTTTGGCTGTTTTGCGTGTGGCTGCGGTTTAATACTTCATGCGGCGGCGGTCGGCGGCTGGGTGCAACGTTGGGTGATGAACTGTCCAAGTCATATCCTTTGATCGGTCGGCGCCGGGCTTCGATTCGACGGCGAGCGTATCCCAATATCCTCCTGTCCCATCGCTCTTACATGTCGGACAATCACATCCATTGCACTTCCGCCACAATTCCGGGGGGAGTGGGATAAAGATGCTGTTTCCGGTGCGCGTCGGGCGAATGGATCGGATAACCGTTTCCGTGATTGGCTGGTGGTCTAGTGTGCTTGTCATGGGGTAGTTTTCCTCGGTCGGTTGCGGGTTAGCGGTGCTGGAGTAATCCGGCTACTGCTTGCAGTAGCAAATAGATTACCCAAAATACAGCGGTTCCGATTCGGGTGCGGAGCGGGCCTTTCATCGATAACTCGGGTCTGCGGTGTAAGGATTCTCCGTCCGCTCCTGAATTAGCTTCCATGCCTTCCGGCTCTGCCTCTTTAGGTCTGCTAGTTGCTTTCTCAATGCGGCGCAAATAGCAGGGCGGGCGGCGTTTCTGTCCTGCTGCTTCATCTCGGCCACTAAGGCGCGGCGTTCTTCCCTGGCGGCTTTGATCTCTTCGCGGGCGTCTTCGATGTCCTGCTCGGCTCTGTCTTTGAGGCTATATTCTCGTTCTTCTTCGCCGATGCGCTCGGCGATATGATCGGCGGCGCGGGCTGCGTCTTCCTTGTTGTCGTAGATGTCCAGCGGGTACAGGGTAACGCCTTCCCTGTCGCTCCATTTGACGGCGGGGAAATATCGCGGTTCTCCGTTCCTGGCGGGCATCTGCAAAACTACTCCAGTAACCGTCTCCTCCTGCCAGATATCGCAATACCATCCATTATGACCTTGGCGCGTATTCACCTCTCCGGAGTCTCCCACTATGCGGAATCCGCCAAAGTTGTCAACGTAAAACGCTCGGTCTGATGGGCTGGAGTACTTGGCCATGTCGGCGATAGATTCCCAGCTTCCGCCGTGGATCTCGGCGTAACGGCTGTGAACTGCTTCGCGGAGTGTGTGCCACGTCTGCTTTTTGTAGTTCTCCAGACGGGCGCGGAGTCGGCTGAGGTTGTATGAGTGCTCGGTATACGTCATCGGGTCGCCTTCTCTCTCCGGGCGGCTCTCAGGGTCAGGGTGCGAACTCTGCGCTCGGCGCTACGCTTCGGGTCTTCTCTACGGTTGAGTTTAATCATTGCTGGTGCCTCCGTGTGCGCTGTTTGGTGGTTGGGTGGTGGTCAAGTACCCTGAAACGGTTCTAGGGGCATTACAGCGTGATTTCGTGAGAGTCCACGCTGTAGGTGTCGCCGCTGCCTTGCAGCCATCTTTCGACCTGCTCAAGAAACTCGCTGTAATCGCCGGTTTTCTTGGCTTCGGTCAACGCTTGCAGTGCGCAGGCATCTGCAAGGCTTTCGTCTTCGCCTTGGAATGCGGCGAAGTACATCGCTGCGTATGCTTCGTACTCGGTTGTGAAAACCGCTGCCCTGGTGCCGTGTTCATCGTCGCTGGCGAGTGTCCAGACGGTGAACTTTTCGGGTTTGGGTAGCTCGTCGCTACTCGGACTGATTAGTCCGATTCTCCCTTGGTCGTCCGCTCCGAAGTGTTCCTGCGCGAAGCTCAAAGCGTCTGTTAGGTTGTCGAACTTACCGGCATTGATCCAAGCGGCTTGCGGATCGGCAATGCTGGCGGCGGTTGGGATGTCAATCCACACGGTCATGGCTGGGTCTGCTTTCTGTCCGATAGTCGGACGGGCTAGAGGGTTGTCCCGATGTTCTCTCTGTAAACTTGCAGAGCGGCACAGCAAAAGCATGTTCCGCATCCGCAAGTCTTGCCGATCATCGCGTGGGGATTGTAAACGGCTTGAATTCCCTTCTCGTCTAGCAATCGACGAGCCTCGATAAGCTGGTTTTTGTAAGTTGGTTTCATGCTCTTCCTCGGTGCGGTCGGCTGGTCGGGCCTTCCGAATGCGGTTCGATTTGGGATCGGGCTTGCAACGTTCCCTGCCGCATTCCACGCGGGCGGCTTCTCCCGCGTGTGCTCTGCTAAGCGGCCTTCAGTTCGGCCATGCGCTCGGCCAAAGCCCAAAGGGCCTTATTAAGTTTCGCATCAGCGTCGATCCCGTTCACTGCCTTCATGCCGCTGGCGCGGCTCAGTTCTCGGCGTCCAGTCTTCTCGTTGGTCTGCCACTGGCGGCGGCCTGTGATTCCGCCCTTCATGATGTTCTCTTGCAGGACGTTCGTGGTTTTCCAAAGCGTGGGTTCCTTGTCCTCGTACCGGCGGGGCGCGAGCAACTGCTGAGCGGTGATGGTCGTCTTGACGTTGCCTTCGGAGTCTCCAAACCGGATGACGCGGGCGGCTTCTCCGAACGCTTGGCGCTTTCCGTCTGTGAGTTGCAGGCCACTCCAGCGGTTGACCTGCTCCAACGCCTTCGGGGCTTCCTCAACGATTTTGAAACTGCCCTCGATCACGTTGTGGGCAATGTTGCCCTTGTGCTGCACGTTGATCTCGTTGATGGTGCCGTCGGCTACGATCAAACCGTTGGAGCAAACCAAACGAAACAGTCCGGCCATCAGCTTATAGGCGCTGCTGCCGTCGTGGGAGTTGATAAGGACGATCTCGGGGATGGAGTCGCCAACCTTGATCTCGCGGGCGGCATCGGGGTGGCGAAACCGAATCATGTGCTTGGTAAAGTCCTGTTTGTCGGCAAGGCGAGTCTTGCTCTGCTTTGCCTCAAAAGGCTTGAATCCTTCCTCCATCATCGCCGTGATGACTTCCACGGTCGGGATGTAGGCGTACCGGGCTGAGCGGCTGTGGTGGGGTTCGACGGCAAACGCGGACGGGACGCGAACGCGCAAAGCGTCAAGGTCAAGGCCATTGCTCAAACGTGCGGTTACGCCGGGATTGGCTGCTGCTCCACGGGTGAAGTTGTGCATGTTCATGGTGTTTTGTTTCCTCTCTGGTGATTATCGCTGGTCTGGCGATGTTTTGAATCTACCACGGTCTAGGGCTAACAGTCAAAAAGACTGGCTTGGTTCGATCTCTCGATCAATCCAAGTAACCCTAAATGCTTTACTTGTGAGTAGGTTAGCAGGATACTACCCTGCGGGCCTGTCACTTTGTAGCATTGCTCGGTCTGGCTGGTAAACAAATCAAACTGTTCTCCGTGCGGCTCGATCTTCAGGCGCTTGTGAGAGTTTGCCTGTACAAAGTCGTGAGCGTCGAAAATGTCAATCACGGTTTGCCACCATAACGCACAACGAAGTAATAGGCGGCTGCAACAATTCCGCCTAAGACCTCAAAGGCTAAACAGGCAAGCATCCACACGACGGCATTCATGCGGGAGCGCATTTGCGCATCTTGGTCGTCGTCAACGTGGATACGCGGTTGGCTGTCCCACATCTCGGCGAGCCGAACATTTACCGGTTTGCCGTCCCTAAACTCGAAATTCTGGTCAAAGTACATAAAACCCTCCGCGATACTGGCGAAAATATGCGCCTTTGCTTGTACGGTTGTCAATAGGCTATGTCGTTGACGCGCAAGGGGCTGCGCTAGGGCGACGGGCTGAGTCGCGCCTTCCCCTTCACTGTGTCACCGAGGGGAGCAAGCGCGACGGGGCTGGAACGTCAATTGAATCGCACGACCGAATTTTACGGCAGTAGGATTGGGTTATTTTCAGCGTATATTGCGGAAACCGGGGTCACGATGCGCTGCAAATACGAACACAGTCCGCAGCAAAAGAGCGCTGCTGGAACCGCTGATCCGGTCGGCGGCTGGTAGGTATCGAAATACACAGTGAATGAATTCTGAAAATGTCCACAACCTAAAACAAACAAGGCCGCCTGTTCGTTGACGATCCATCCGGGGCGCGATCCCGATTCTTGATAAGCCTGTTGCGGATAAACGGGACCGCCAGGTATTGGCTGCGTCCACTGCGCTACGCCAGCTTTTACAGGGTTCTTGTAAAGCAGTCCGATATTGGCGTCTGTCACCATTTTTTATGTTTCGATTCTAACTCAATCGCACGAACCGGCGACCTCTTCCGGCTTAAGGGGGTACATTTCCGGTATCTTGCCAGCGTTGCCCTTGCCGATGGGAATGCCGGTGTACCACCAGCTTTTGGCGCAATGCCCGCACTTGTTGGGCCGGGTGCGCCTCTTCTTGGGCATCTCATGCCCACAAAGTTCGCACACCCAGAACCGCATCACTCTGACAACTTCACCCATGCTTCACCGTCCGACTGTCGGATTTTCTTAAACGGTTTTTACGGCAACGAAATAGTTCTCCAACGACTCAGAAATTCGCTCCGACAGCCACTCAACAACCGTCTTGTCCTCATTTTCGGCTTCTTGGCCGATGGATTCGAGGTACAAATGGGGCACACGAACCGGGATAAGCTGATCACCGTCCGCGAAAATAACGACCTGAAAGTCCCCGTTGAGCGAGAAGTCTGCGCCGATTGACCACTTGGTTCCGTGCTCGTCGATAAACTCCCCTAAACCGTTATCGTTTTGCTGCACTTTTTCGATCTCCGACGAGACTTCAAAATCGCCGTTTTCGGGGGTTTCTGAGGCTGTTTTTGCCTGTTTTTTGTCCGATAAATCCGCCAAATCGGGGGTGTTCCTGGGTCTGCCGTTCTTCTTCTTTACCTCCTCCAACGGCTTGTTTTGGATGGCTTCGCTTACCTCGTCAGCCGTCACTTGATGGCCTTTTGAGCACTGAAACCACATCGTTTCTGGATTGAGTTTGAGCGGGAAATCCCCCGCACCTCCATTGATTGCTTCGCATCGAAAACACTGGGTAGCTGACATAAATACCTCCCTTTCTTGTACTTTCAAGAATACATGGAGCAGCGGTCGTCCGGGCCGGAGTTGTCGTAGGTGTGGGGGATCAGGTCAGTCGGCATTGGGTTTCCTTTTTGGGCACGGGCCTTTTGGGCGCTCGGTCGTAATTAAGTCCGGCGAATACAGCCCATGACCGGGTTTGGGAATACGCTGAAAAGGGCTATAAACATACCCGCAATGACAACAAACATACCTTAGGTTGCGGCGTGCAGTGTCTTTGATGTTTTCGTATTCGTGCCAGCAGTGGTCAGTCATTGGGTTCCTTCCTTTGAAAATACGACGTGGTTTTTCTTGGAGCATTGCCCGCAGACTTGATGCCCGCGCTGTAAACCCCATCCAAGTTTGAACAGCAAGTCGAGAGCAAATTCTCGCTCGGCGGTAATCTCGGCTGAACTGTTGCAGATGCCTTTGCCGTTTCGTGCATCGCAAGCTATGGCGATTTTGGTGGTTCCCGGAAATTCCCCCTTCGTCTCGCTATAACTCATTCCGGCCTTCCCTTCATGGGTGGGGTGAGGAACTTATGCGCGTAGTTGGATATCCAAATCAATCCGCCTAGATTGTCGTCGGCAACCTGTTCCTCTCCAGTTGATACTGCAAATATCATTCTCAGCGCCTCCCGCGCTTTGTCCCGCTCAAGAATCTTCTCGGCGGCAACTTCGCGCCATGCGTCCCGCTCCCGCAGGGCTTCGGAGAGTTGGCGTTCGCGCTGTGCCAGAAACGAGTGTTCGGCCAACCAGTCTTTCTTTGTAGGCTGGATCGTGCATTGATCTTCCATGCCAACTAGGTCACACTCGCAAACGTTCGGGTTGTGTGGGCAGGGAGTCCTGTCCATCGGCGGCAGTTCTCGTGTATCAGTCATTGGGTTCCTTCCATAGCAGGGCGCAGATACCGCGATGCGCTAGTTCAACAAATTCCATCGCACTCTCAATCCCCCGGCGTTCGGCCAGTTTCAGTTCGGCCTTAATGTCCAGCATCAGAATTTCCGCCAGTTCCCACGGATTGTTAAGGTTGGAGTGTTCACCAATCTGTTCGACGGTGAATAAGGTATATGCCAAACGGTCAGCCGCTTCTTCGGCTTCGTCGCGCTCCGTCAGCAACTGCATGGCTGCGTGTTCTGCTCTTGCGAGTGCGGCCTTGAGCCGATCCCGCTCCTCTTCCGCTGCTATCCGCTTGTCCCATTCCTGGTGATAAAGAGTGGTGGCGGCGGTGTAGTACCTTTGCCAAGCTCCCCGCTCGGACTGCTGGTGTACAGTTTTGGTAAGTGCTTGGTTGGTGCGGTTGAGCGTTCGGTTTAATTCTCTGAGTTGATCCCGCTCCGCCGTGATACGGGCGAACTCGGCAATAGCGATTTCAATGTCCTGCTTGGTAAAACTTAGTTCATCACTCATTGTCCGTTCCTTTCTCCGCGCCCTCAGTCTTAAAATGCCAACACGTATGCAGCGGGTGATTTCTTGGCGCTCCACACCAGACGTAGCCGCAGTGCGCAGGATCATCAGGACATTCTGCTAGATCACACAACACAAAATCGTGGATCAAATCAATATCCATCCGCTTTCTCCTCTCCCCCGATATGAACCTACTCGTCCGTCTCCACCTCGTCGAACTCCTGTTGGGTGTACTTTCGGTAGACGATCTTGACTTCCGCCCCGTCCTCTAGATAATCCACCAGCAACTCGATGTGGCACAAAAGCTGATCCATCTGAGAGTGCTTGAACACTATGGCGTCGCCATCGGGAGGACTGTATACTTCGTAGCAACCAACCATACCCTTTTCCTTTTTCAGTGTTTTCACATCAATAGGATCGTCTATCGCTATAAACAGAAAAAGCGCGGCCATCAAAAGTTGAACCACGGGTGCTACCAAAAAGCCGTTAAAAGCCAAAATGCAACCTGCAAACTCGGCTAACAGCGCCCCCGCCAAACAGAACACTTGTCTACTCATGCCAGTACCCTCTCCTGTGGTTGAGCGGTGCGCGGGGCGGAGTGGTTACCGCCCGCGTGAGTTAGATGATGCCGAGTTGTTCGTTGATCCGGATTAACTCAAGCAATTCGGGAAACTCAGGATGCTTCAGCAGGAGTTCGTGGAACCGCGCCAGACGGTCATGGTCGCGCTGTAGGCCTGCTGCGCGGCGTTCCACCTGTTCTTGAGGAGTTTCAAGGCGAGCACACCCTTCCATTGGGAGACCAATACCAGCGGAGGCCGCATCCGCGTTCAGTGCTTGTCCCATCTGCCATTGCTCATATTTTGCTTTCAACTCCGCGTCTTTGTAGGTCATGTTTTATCTCCTGTGGTTCGGTGTCTACTGCGTGGGACTACTTACGAAACCATTGGGAACTATATACTTGACTCCCATGCCCCATAATTCACGCCACCTTTCCGAATTGATGTGCGATGTACTCGCTATATGCGGGCGGAATCGCATTGAAAAGGTCGCCAGTGTATCCGGCCTTGCGGGAAGCACCGCCAGATATAGGGAGCCAATCAATGCCCATAGCGGCGCGCAATTTATCTGCGCTTCGCCCCTTACCCTGCCAGGGATTGTAGAGGTCAGAATGATTGCAGGGAGGCAAGAGCGCAGAGAGAGGAAAGCTAGATTCAAAGTTGCGATGCTTTTGTATTTTCAGGCCGAACATACTCCCACAGAGCATGAGGTCTACACGGATCGGAGCGCCGACTACGTTCTCAATGACGAACGGCGTTACGCTGGCAAGCAGCCGTTGACGTATCGGGTCGATAAGGTCTGGATGCTCTATCCAGTGGTTGCGCTTGCGCCCCCAGTTCGCAGATTTTCGGGTGTAGAGCTGGCATGGCGGGCTTGCCCAAATGAAGTCGTAACCATTCAGGGGAAAGGTGAGAGCATCACCTTGAACGAAGTTGAAGGGATAGTTGGATTGACGGTTGATGTCTACCCCCGTTATTTCCGCGTCCGGCCAAGCCCGGTGCAGCCCCATCCCAGCGCCGCCGCCCGCACAAAAGAGGTCAAGAACTTTTCGCATCGCGCTTCGCTTTCCTGGTCCGTTTCTTCGCAGCTTTCGACTTCGGTTTCGGCCTGTATGCAAGCACCACATCGGTTATCCGGTCTAGTTCAACGGGGATTTTCTTCATGCGGTGAGCATTTCGTAAGTGATGCGCTTTTGCGCTCCACATACACAGCAACACAGACCGCCGTGGCCTTCCATCTCGACACAGACATGCTCCTTGCCGTCGTTCCACTTCTTTTCGCACACATCGTAGGACATCTATCCCTCCCTACCGCTTGCCCGGTTCAGGGGCGGCGCTTCGCAAGTTAGCTCTACGATCCGCGTCCGCGAATGCTTCTTCCCACGTACTGCCCTCGCCCAAGTACCAAATCATGCCACCCACCTTTTCACCTACTCTCCGACTGCGAAGGTTGCCTCCAAGGTTCCTTGACATCGCTCGACCAGCGTCCCCCCATCTGCGCCGAACCTCCTGTACCGCTTCATAATATGTCACGTTCCCGCTCCCTTTCCGCCTGGTTGCTGGCCTCTAGTGCGGTTGCGATGCGACTAAGTTCATGAGTTATCTCGAACGCAGAAAAAAACACCGCGAACACTGAAACCACTGCCATCGCAATCAGCCATGCCATCTACTTCACCCTCCGTAACTCTTCCCGCTGACGGGCTTCTTTGAACACTACGCTGAGCACAACTTCTTCCAGCGTGTGCTTGCCCACCAATCGGCAGTTGGCAGGCCCATCGTCGTCGGCGATGTCACATTCAACCAAAGGCTTGCTATAACTAGACGAATGATCGTCGTAAGAAAACAAAAACCAGTGGCAACTGCGGTCACTCTCCACCCACACATTGATATCCGGTTGCTCGGTCTCCAAAGAATTGGGCCAGCTCGAACAAAAAGTAAACTTGCTGGCGCCAACAACCCCAATTGCCAGACCATTCAAACTTATCCACGAATCAGTTTGAAGCGGCGGCGGTTCCCAGCACCACGTATCTCCCGGCGATGCTTGGCCGCATTCGCGGATGTGAATGGGCTGCGGCTTCGGAAGCAAGCACAACACATCGCCAGGCTGAGTGTGACCGCATTCGTGAACGTCAAAAGGCGGCGAGTGGAATTCCAGAGTAGGCGAGTGGAATTCCAGAGTAGCCGGGTTGGCATTTGAATTCTGTCCTACCGCGACCCCGCAAAGAAAGGCCATCAACGCAAATCTCGTCATCAACGGTTTCATCGCTCACTCCCTTTTCGTTTGGCTTGCAGTTGAAGATGGAAAGCCTCAAGGGCGTGGATTGCCACAAGACATTTCTCCTTGGTCATCATCCCGAAATGACACTCCTCCAGAGGAATCCCGGTAATCTTCGACAGCCAAACGTATGCGGCGTTTCTGGATCGACCCTTACCCCAATTCTTTCGTTTCATCGCCGCCCGCCATATGCAGTCGAACAGGCTATGGCCCAAAACCTTTAGGCCGCGAAGCTCTTTATCGGCGAGAATCCCGAGCGGATACGAACTCCCACGGTGGCATCCAACATAGGCGTCGCATTTCCGGCACAACCAAAATTGCTTGCCGAACGTGCGTCCGTAAATCTCGGTATCCGATACGAGAACCGCCGATTTTCCGCAATACTGGCAGATCACCGGTGTCATCGCGGCACCCCGGCTTTGGCGAGAACGGACTCGCACAAGGAGATCGCCTCCGCCGACGTTTCGCACTTGGCCCCGGCATCCTCAGGCCGTTTCCCGGAATGCCAGCACAGGATTTCCCTCAACGCCTCGGACAGCTCGTAAACCAACTCGCGCTGGGAGACTGCGTAAGCCTCTGGACTCTGTGGCTCATAAATCACGTAGGTTCGGATAACATCAGAATTGCGCCTCTCGGCCAGCGCCACATCCACAATCGCTTTGTCCCGGTAATTGCTCATGATTGGGTCTCCAACTGCCTGACGATCTCCCGAAGACGCTCCACGCCCAGTTTCAGCCACAATTCGTTGTCGGTCGAAGCCAACCGCGAGGCCAGTTGCACGTCCTCCCTCTGAAGGTAGGCTTTGCGCTCCGCTTCAACTCGTTCTTCTTCGGCAATCCTCGCATCCCAAGTAGCCAACTCCTGCTCTGTGGGCAAATGCATCGTGTAAGTTGAAGACAGCGGCTTCTCCTGAAAACCATCTTCTTTGCTGTAGCCAGATTCGCCGCAGTAAACCAACTTTGGGGTTACCTTGGAGACAGGCCTGACGTGAAGCAATATACCCCTCCAATAAATTCCCACCCGATCCCCGACCTTCGCTTCCGACAACGGTTTCCTTTCCATCTTTCCCCCATCCTTTACTCAACCTCAGCCACGGCGGTAAGCCGGTTATGGACAAGCCTTACGCGCATCTGCGATCTTGCCGTTGACGTACTCACGGAACGGAATGAATTTGCCCATACGCCAGAAGCCCCAAGGGCGAACAGCCTTGAGCACAATGACGAGTGTCCAGCAAGTACCGCCGTCGATCATGCTCAGCCGGTGACGATGCTCCGCAGGAAAGGTGCGAATCCAAGGGGCGCGAAAGACTTCTGGGGAGTCGAACAGTATGTCCGTTTCGCTCTGCCACTCGTTGTACTTTCCCCAGAGGCCAATGCTGATGAATCTCTTCGGGTGGTCGTGAAGATCGAGCGACGGGTCATCGCCGACGAAGTGGAGAAGGTATACGCTCCAGTCTTTCGCCTTGAGCAACGTCCAGCGGTACAAGTAGGTCGGGCACCGGTTGCCGCCATTGATCTCTTCCAATTTGAAAAGCCTATCGAACCATTTCATAACCCATTCTCCTCCCTACCTGCCACGGCGGTCAGCCGCGCTTCGATGTAGCTTTCAATAAATGCTTGCGCCGTTGGGACACAGATCGCGTCGCCGTACATACGAAGCCGTCCCACTCTGGCTTGACTCCCATGAGCCAGCGGCTGTATGCCGGGTCCAGCTGGCCGGTACTGGCCGTCGCGTCCGAACCACCAGTCGCAGTCACCCCAGAATCCGCGAGTTGCGCCTGCCTCGGCAATTGATCGAGCCGTGAGCGGGTCGAGCCATCCGGGTCCACGCCACTCTCTGACATTCCCGAAGTGTCCTTCCATTCGCGGGATGATGGGGTTGTCACCGCTGCTAGCCGTGCTTGATTCCGGAGCCTCTGTGCTGATTCGCGAACAGGCCTCCCCTCGCGAATCGCGTCGTCGTACTCCTCCATCGCCTTCGGCCCGTCCGACTTGTGATCCTCTTGCGTCGGGGTTATCACTGTCGCCAGCTCCACAATCCGCCGCGAGTAATCCGAGTTGCCCGCCGCGTTGTACGTCTCCGTTGCCGGGGAGCCTGCCATCGGGGTTGGGACTGAGGCCAAGTGTTGAACTGTGTGAGCCAGATCGGTCGAATGGTTCGGCCTCGCATAATGAACCGCGCTGCCTCGCTGTGGATCGGCATATCTGCTCGAATTGTCGTCGCTCGCTTTCGGAGAAGGAACGCTCGCGAGCGAAGCTGCCATCACAATCGTCATTCCAAAGCCGTTGTTTCCGTGCTTCTCCTTTGCCGTCTGACGACGGACCTCCCAGTTCGCATCGACCACGTTCATCCCCGTGTCCGGTGTCGGCACAGAAGTACAGCCTTTGACGGATGTGCGGCGCGCCCGCGCTGTGTGCTCCCAGTACCGCCGCCGCAACGGCGTACTCCTCCGCTTCCAGGTCTCCACAAACAAGGTCGAGCCAGCCATGTCGAATCGCTGCATCAACCTGTTCACCAAAGACTGTTGCAGGTCGGCACTCGCGGATGAGCCGAAACCAATCCGGCCAGAGGTGACGAGGGTCATCAAACCCTCGCCCTTTGCCTGCCGCGCTGAAACTGGGGCAGGGGCAGCTTCCAGTCCAGACTGGCCTATCATCGGGCCAGCCGGCGTTTCGGAGTGCGAGTGACCAGAATCCTCCACCGGCGAAGAAGTGGCACTGGGCATATCCCACAAGGTCGGCTGGTTCGACATCGGTAATGCTCCTCTCGTCCACTTTCCCCGGCGAAATCGCTCCCGCCTTGATCGCTTCCCGAATCGTCTCGGCCTTTACGGGGTCGAGCTCGTTGTAGTAGTTCATCGCTTCCCTTCGTGGTACAGCGCCCAATGACTCACAGCCGCTCCGCCGCGTCCAGTACGCGCAAACTCAGCGCCCATATCCAAGGATTGGCACGCCACGCACCGTTGCCGTGGATCGTATCCCACATGCCGCAAAACAATGCGCGGGCTGAACGAGGACCAAATCCTTCAGCCTTGGCATCTTCTTCGCTGATCTCCTGCAACCGCTGGACACGCACCTCGGTGATCTCCAGCGTGATGCGTGAGGCCCAGCGTGGCATGTGTATTGGAGGGCAGGTATTCCGCGAATACCACCACCTAATATCAAAACCAGGAATGTCTGGCTTTTGGGTAAGGACAGGTTCTCCATCTGCGACATACCGTCCTCCATAATCGTTGGTCGGCTCGCCTGTGAGGAGGTTTGGGATTGGGTAGCGCTCTACAGCTTCGCGCACCCAGAGCCGGTCTCCGGGCTGACCGTAGGGGCAAGTCTGCCAAGCGGGTTCATCGCCGATCCATGGATGCCATGAGTAATCAACGGTTGCGCCGTCAGTCCATCCCCACCGCGCACGATTGTCAGGGTACTGGCCTGTCTTTGCTTGGGTTAAAAACGAGCAATTTGGTGGAGGTTGATCCTTCACCACCCGCCGCGTCTGCGTCTTCGCGCCCGCCAAAATCGCCCGAACCATCGGCGACGTAAACGGAATCGGCCTCTCTTTCATCTCCCCACCTCGTCCGGGTTGAATCCTTCCGCTTTGGCGAGTGCGGCCAGTGCCGACTCCCGCCACTCCTCAACGCTGCGTATCCACGCCCGCCAATCCTGAAAGCTAAGTTCCCGCCCGTTATTGGTGGGAACCATAAGCATCGGAAACGATTTCAGCGCCTCAAGCAAGTCGGGAGCGGCGGCAATCAGCCGAAGATTGGCCTCGCGGTTGTGGTAAATTGAGAAAGCCAACAATCTTTCATCCGCGCTGTAAATCGCTGACTTTCCGCCTATTTTCCACGGCCCCGGCGTGTATCGTGCTTTTCCCATATCTTCCTTCCCTTATGCGGCAAACCACTGCCGGTATTCAGTCCAATTCGTAAAATTCTGCGGGCCGGAATCGAAACCGGCTACCATCTCACATTTCGGGCTGATTATGGGGGTCTGCCCTTCACCCCGCGTATCCTTCCACGCCGCCGCAGAATCTCTTCAGCTTCACCTCGACCTAAATCGGCGATTTGCGTGTTTCGGTCATGGTTTTGGCTGCAACCATTACCTTCCATTGTCTAATTATGCGAACACTTGTGTCAAGACTATTATGCAAACAAAAAGCCCTGAGATTGTTTAAGTCTCAGGGCTAACCGCACTTTCCATTTCCGCCTTAAAGGTTGGTTGGCAATGGGGTCAAATTCGATGGATCATCCGTGACCTTTGAGTTTTGATACGCATTCAACGCATCGGTGATGGCCTTGTCAAAGGCGGTAATCAGATTGGCCTGAGCAATTGTCATGACCGTCGTGCTGTTCTTCAACGTGGTGACCTCTGACTGGATCGCCGTCAAAACCGCAATCACATCGCTTGTCACACCCTTCCCGCTGATAAGTGATGCCACGAGAGTCGGGATGGCACTGGCAAGTTGGGTAATCAGGTTGGCGAGCCCCGGAGCCACTACGCCCTCGGAACTGAGTAGGCCGGTAAGAACCGGGAGCAACAACTGAACAATCGCAAGGATTCCCAATTTACTTACCTCCTGCTGCTGGGACTAGGGACTGCGCCGAAGCCAATGACGTTTGGACGTTGCCGACTGCCGCATTCAACTGCGTTGCCACGGTCGGGGACTGCGATTGGTGGTAGCTGATGAGCAAGGCATCCGCGATGTTCAACGCCTTGTTGAGATTGTTGACCGCTGTGATCTGGGCCGGGGTCAAGGTGATGTGAACGTTCGGGTCTGTAGACTGGATCGCTGCCGTGATGTCCGCAGCGAAGGCGTGAGCACTTTGCAATGTTTCGTTGGCGGTCGCGTCTACCGCATTTGGCGCTCCGGCTGGCAAAGGCGCATTAACAGCCCTGCACCCCGAAACGACTGCGGTTACAGAGAGCAGAACGGCAAGAACAAGGGATTTCATGGTTTCCTCCATATTCAGTTTAGTTTATGGAACGAAGTCGTCAACAGGGAAATCGGTAATCGGACGACTCCCTTTATACGAGTTGCACCACGGGCACAGTAGACAGTTGATCGGCTTGATTGTTCCGGTCTCGTCTGCTTTTTCGATTCTATCGTCTTGTTTTCCCGCTGTCCGGCCAAACCAGTGATCGAATTGCATTAGGTCGAACGCCCATCGGCCTTTCTTTTCTTTGCATTGCGGGGTAATGACTAAAAAGCACCGCTTGTTCTGTCTTTCGTACATCACCCTTTTTCGTCGTTTGTATTCTTCCCTGCCCTGTGCGGTCTTACAGTTGAGAACTTCTCTGCCGTCGAGAAAGATTTTGATCCAATCCTTCGGGCGCTTGACATCCTTCGGTTTGGGGAAATGGGGAAGCATCTACTCCCCCTCTTGACTCAGATGATACCGAACCATGTGAGGGTACTCGTCTTTTTGACAGACCTCCAAGAGGACCGGCTGCAATGGTTGGCCGAACGTCCAGAGAGTGAGCACCACGTCGGCCCCGGAAGCGATGGATGCCCGCTCGTCTTTGGTCAACTCCCACCGACTGATAACCGGAACCTGCGGTGTGCTGAGGCGAAGGGTAGGGAGCGGGATGTATTCCTTCTGATCTTTTGCGAAAATTACTTCAGCTGCTTCGCTTCCGGGCGCTACTGGCGACACTGGTTTCATATTTCAGCCTCTTAGCCGTATACCGTTTGAAGTCGTTGACGACGATCTGCCTGCAATCCTCGTTCAAATGGACAAAACACACCAACCCAAAGTTCTTGATTTGTCGAGCGGTCACCCCGTACTTCGCAGCGATTTCTTCCGCTGTTCCTTCCGGGAAGACCTGCCCGTGTCCCTTCGGAAATAGCACTAGGAAGCCGCTACAGGCTCTTTGCCTGTTTTGTTGGCGAGTATCTCCGCCAGGCCGATAACGTGGCTCTGTAGGGCCATCCTGAGCGCGTCCGCAACGTCTTCCACGCTGCCTTCCTTCTTGAGTGCAAACTGAAGGATCGGCAACTGGTCGGAGATAAATCCCACAAATGTCACCCGATCGGTGTACTCGGTGATGAGCATCTCCAAAGCCTGCCCGATGGTGTTGAGGCTGTGCTTGTTTTTGAACTGCTCCAAGCCGTCCAGAACCGCCTGCTGCCGCGCCTTGATGCAGGGTATCTTGATGTAGCCGAACTTGTCTTCGGCGGTCTCGATGACCTCTTCCTCGTCGTCCGACTGTTGGACTGGGTACTTGGCGTTGACCTTCTCCAACAATTTCTCGTGCTTCAAGGTTTGGGCGAACTTTACCCAGTAGGTCTTCTGGCGTTCCTCTTCTGGAACCTGATCCACCAACAGTTCCGCGTTCTTGAGCGTCATTCCCAAAAAAGCGTCAAGATCAAGTTTCTGAAAGCAGCTTGCGATTTTGGTGTTGCGATACCAAGTGGATCGCCGGAAACCGCGCTCTTCCCAGTATTCGTCTTCGGTGTTGAATCCGAGCAATCCGAATTTCTTGGCCGCCTGAATCTTGTGGCCGAACCACCCGGCCCGCATCGACCCCTTGCTGATACTTGTGAGACCCTCGATGACCTCTTTATCCCACGAAACCACCTCGGCCTTAACACGGTCGGCCTCGACAAGTAGATCGGGGACTAACGGCTGCTCTTCCTGTTGCTGTATCTCGATGTTCGTTTCCATTGGCTCTATCCTATGTCTCGTCTTCCTGCGGAACAACCTCTTCCGGTTTGAATGTTAAGTGCTTGAAAGAAAGACGGCATTTAATCTTCTTCCTTCCGCCCTCCCGCTGCTTGTCGATGGTGATCTGCGCGTCCACCTCTTCTTCGCCGTCCTTTGGATCGTCCGCCTCAATGAGAAAGATGTTTTGCGCGGACTGCTCGATGGCGCTCGACCCTTTCAACCGCTGCCGACCGCCCTTCTTTACTCGACCTATGCTGGTGTCGCGGCTGTATTGCGATAACGCGACGATGTGAATATTTTCCTCTTTGGCTAGGTCTCGAAGTCCGAAAGTCGCCTCTTGGATAACTTGATCCGGCGAAATCTTGCCAGTGCCCAAAGCGGCGAGAATCAACTGCAAATAGTCTACCCCAAGCAACTTGATGTTGTGCTTTCGAATCATCGCCCTCGCTCTCGCCTTGAGTTTGTCCAAGGAAATTCTTGCTGTGTCATCGATCCAAATTGGCAGTGAATCTATTGCTGATCGAACCGATTTTAGCTTTTTCTTGTCGTACAGGCTAATGAGCCTTGGATCGCGAATCTGAGAAGCGGTAAACGACTCGTTAACCGATGAAAACATGCGCGAGACCACCTGAGCTTTCTTCATCTCGATTGAGAACATCCCCACCGGAACCCTTTTGAGCGCGTTGGCTACAAGAATCTGTGTAAGCAAAGAGGTTTTACCTCCTCCCGATTCTCCTCCGATGATGCTGTACTCCGCAGGGAACAAGCCTTTTGTGGCAACGTCTAAAGGTTCAAGCCCGGTTGTTAGCCCCAGTGCGGTATTCTGCGTCGTCTCGATCATTTGGCGCTCGATGCGGTCTATGACCTCTTGGGTGACCGCCGCCACATGTACTGCCGATTCAGCTCCCCCCTCGGCCGCAATTTCAATGGCGTCTCCCTGCATCCGGGAGAGTATCTCCATTGGATCGCCTTGATCGTAGGCTTGCGTCATCAATAGTGAGCACTTCTTGATGATCTGGCGAAGCGTGCTCTTCTCTTTGACGATTTTTACCCACTCGGCAATACTCAGCTTTCTTGGCAACCCCTCCGTCAACGAAAAAATGTAAGAAGCGCCTCCCACGCTTTGCACGGCTGGGCCAATCTCTTCCAATAGGGTGAGGATGTCTATCGTCTTGCCATCTTCGGCAATCCTTAGCATGGCGCTGTAGATGCGCTGGTGGCTGTCTAAGACGTAGTCGGTGGTTGTTAGGTCTTCCCCTGCCTGCCACAGCAGGTCGCCGTCTAAAAGGATGCTGCCGAGAAGTGCTTTCTCTATGGCGATAGACGCGGGTAGTTCTTGCTCGTATGAGATTTCCGAGTTATTCATGCGGTTTCGTCATCCACCAGCCATCTGCGCCTGTTGAGTCTGGTCACCGCTTCGCGCAGCCCGTGGTGCGTCTCGTTTTCATCGGCGCAGGATTCCACGATGAACATGTCGCCATCCTGCGGTTTTAGAGCCCACGGATTGTGAAGGATGACCGTCTGTTTACAGTAGCGGCAGTGATATGCCATCGGCCAGCCGGTCTCAGGGGGAACGATGCTGGTGATATGGATGCTCACGCGGGAAACTCCTGTACCTGAAGATGGATTGGCACCAATTTTTTCCCCTCGGTCGGAGTTCTTGCGCCGAACTGCTTCATGAAAAACTTGGTGCCAACCTCGGCGCACTCCGCCTTGAGATTATCGGCCCATGATTGCTCCATTGGTCTACGGCCCGCACCGGATTCTCCACCGAATATGATCCAGTCCGGCACTCCCACGTCAAGCCGATGCGCGTTATGTTGCAGTGTGATTGGCCCTAGCGCTGGTTCGTAACTAATCCATGCGGGGGCCATGTAACGAATCCGTATCGCGGCGAGTATTGGCCAACGCACATCATAGAACTCTTGGTTCTCCGCCGACGTGCCAAACCAAACGTTGTTGTGCTTGAACCTCGCTGGTAGATACCGCTCGTACCGATGCGGTCTTTTGGTAAGCAACTGCCACGTCAGCCAAGGAGTATCGTCGATTAATCCCCACAGCCGCTCTCGTGTGCCAATCGGAGCCTCGTCGTCCATCACGTCTGCCATTGAAGCGCAGAATACTTTATGCTTAACGCCTTGTTTCTCGGCTTCGCGATTCCACTTCAACGGCTCATTCCAATGCTTGTCGCCAAACTCTCTACGGGGTACACCTTTGCCCCAATGCGCTCCGCCTGTCCGCTTGTCAAATGTATCGGCGTAGCAGTTGTCGCATCCTGAAGAGACTTTAGTGCAGCCCCACCACGGATTGAAAGTATGATCCGTCCAACTAATTCCCGTTACCTGTCCCATCAGATTGCCTCCTCGATATAACTTGCGACCTCAGACGGCCAAGGCCACTTATCTGTCGTTGCTAAACACTCATCCAAACCCTTCGCTATTTGCCTAGTAGGAAAACTCTTAATCTGCGCCCAGTAGCATTCCGCGAGTTCTTTCGAGACCGGCCTGTTTGCCACCAAGCACACTTGGCGCAGGAACTCTGCCAGCAACGCTTTCTTCTCTTCGTCCTCCACCGACGAACTCTTGGAGATTGCTGCGGTTTTTTTCTGCAAGGCTTTCGTGGTCACTGTGCTTATTTCCTCCTTGGTCTTTGAGTCTCCCAAATTGGTCAAGTGGGCCTGCAAGATAGCTGGGCAATTTGGGTATCCAGTAGCAGAACTGCTCGGCTGGGTTCATGACGCTCTTGGCGCGGTTACTGAGACATTTTCTCCATGTCTCTTGATCCATGTCTGGCCAGTTCTTCAAGAAGGTTCTGACCGCTCGGCCATCAATTGCACCGTACTGAAATCCGACAGTTGGATTGTTGCGGTTCACGAAATCCCAGTATCTCTTCAGGTCTTCTACAAACGCCGCACGCCGGTCTTGAGGTTCTGGCGCAGTCAACACTAGGTCTTCCATTGGTCAATTGCCTCCACGCGAATAGGCCGAATATTACTACCAATTGAGTTGCTTTGACAGTGGTTAGTTTCGAGTGAGTATGTCGCAGCGGAAGCCGGGAGGAAACCATCGGGGCCGATGGAAATAACCAGCTTCCGCCACTTCTCGGGAGACCAATCCCAAGCACCGTCGCGGAGACGATAAAGCCATCTTATCATGTGCCTCCGCTATCTCGCTAGACCTCAAACTTGCTTAAAGTTAAAGGCGTTGGAGGTTCTGGGAGTGGCATCCAAAACGTTATCTCGCAATATTCCCCTTCTGCACCATGAAGCTCGTATACGCACCAATCCCCACCAGCATTACGCGGTCTAAACCCCATCTTAATTGCCGTCTCACCTGCTTCCGCATCAATAACCAAAACGTCTTCGTCGAACGGTGGAAGTGCAATCCCAACGCTAATCCAATTCTTGTTCCATCCTTCTTCAAGATTTTGAATCACCATAATTTCTCCAGTCCCTTCGTTTGACCGTCCAAGGGCAACGAGTCGTCCATAACTGCTACGCTGACCACCACGCGCTCTGGTGAGCCATAAAGTTTTCTGACGTACATCTCTACGATCTGCGCGTCGTCACAGAACAATATGCCCGTAAGTGAATCAATAGTGCCTCTGGCCAGCTTGTCTATGTCCGGTTTTACCACCATGCCTTTGCGGCTTTTTGGGATGCTTGCCGGTCGTGCCAGATAGAAGTCCATCGTCATCGACACCGGGACATGTTTTTCGGCCATCGGCTCTTGTAAGTTCGCGTTTGCCAGCGCCATCATCGCCTCTCGTGTGACTTCGCCTCGGTACGGTTTCAGTTTGGTGTTGTCGCTGGTGATGATGGCTCGGGCCTTCGCGCCGTTCTTTCCCGGCAAGACGAAGCCTTTCATGCTCCCTTGGGGGACCGGCTTGGCGTACACCGTGAATTGAACTTTCATCATTTGATAGATTCTCCCCAGATTGCTTCCACGCTGTACTCCCCCAGATCGTCGTTGATCCTTCCCAACTTGCGGAAGTACCTCGATATGAGAATCGCCGTGTCTCCGCTCGGTACGCGGCCCCTGAAGACGATCTCAGCCATTGTGGACGGAGCCAAGTTAACCTCCCTCGCCAGTTTCCGTGCGCTGACGCGATACAGCCTGCACAGCCTTTGGATCATCGGCAAACCCGGTTCCAACGGGTCTTTTTTCCTACTTGGCATAGCCCTCCTTCATTAACCACCTTCCGACAATCACCCAGACCACGAATGTGCCCATGCCCACAGCCACCCATTCTAAAGAGCCCAAGAGATTGTCCTGCTGCATCCGCCCTACCGCGCACCACATTTCAAGAGACATCGCGTTGAGGACAAATATCGAAAAAACAAAGTGAATAATCTTCTTCACTCCTCATCTCCCTCTGGGGTGTCCACGGCATCGAATCTTGCGATCTTCTTCGACCGTTTGCCGCTGTTGATGTGCTTGACGATCAGGTCGTACAGAATGGCCCTGCTCTTGCCGGAAGCCGAGCACAGGGAAGAAATGTGCGGGTCTCGAATAGGAAAAGTTGCGAGTTTCTTTTGAATCTCCCTCGGAACGTCTAGGTTGGCGTCGGCCCAAAAGTCTCGATGGTAGGAAAACACGCTACCCAATGTTTGCAGGAACCCGCCGCGCAGATACGGAGCCGACACAGCGTAAGCCGTGGCGCGAACATCAAAGCAAGCGTCCAAGCACTCCCAATACCTCTTGATGTTCTCCCTGACGACCGTCCTGCCGACCTTCGCCATGAGTTTTTTCAACGCCTCAGCCGAAGTCCGGTAGTCGGTAGACATCAAGTTTGCATGAAACCGCCGATGCAGCGCCATTGCGGATTTCGCCAACAAATTCCCGCCGATCAGGTGGTCCCGGCGCATATTCTGCTGCCAAGACACGCGGTTATGAAGCGCAAACGTTGAGTCTTTACATAGAGTAAAGAGCATCTCAATTGCGGGATTCTCCGCTCTCTCGTTGCGAAGCAGGACATTTGCTGATAGCTTGGCGCGGGAAACGTTCAACATTCGGAAACGCTCCCGCTCCCACGCTGCGGACGTGTTGAAGTGAACGGTGGCCCCGAGCCGGGGAATCTTTCCGGTTCGCATGAATTCGACAGCGGCAGTTCTCCGTTGCAAACCGTCGATGATATAGACCTGGTTCTGGAGATAGAAGTTCCCCTCTCTCTCAATGAATGAACCGCCGCGCATTCCAAGTTCAATGTCCGGAACTCCGCCCCTGTCAAAGCCTTTGACGAGTTCCCGGATGCGCGATGAAGGAAGAATCTCCCGCTGGTAGTCGTCCACAAGCAAACTCTGAAGCGATACCGGGTCGATCACCCCGCGAAGAATAATTTCACTTCCTTCTTCGTCAAGTGCCGCGTTTATCATCTTAATGCTGTCCGGCATGGTCGCCTCCGTCCAACTGTTGGACTGCCTTTGCGATTGCGGCGTCGATTTTCCATCGGGCAGGGTTCGGGATCGTTGGCAAACCGTCGCGTTTGCAATCCTCGTCCGCGTCCCGAACCATAATCAGCGCCTCAAGCAAGTCTGGAGCCGCTGAGATGATCCGGGCGTTTTCTTCCGACATCCATCCGGAAACGCGAAGATAGTCACGACCGTAGCGAAACTCGCTTGGACGAATCCAGATGTGCGAGTTTCCGTCGCTGTCCGGCTCTTGATCGCTGTGCTCGATTTCCCAAGGCCCCGGCGTATATCCCATTTTTGACTCCTCCCTTATGTCGTTACTACTCAATGCCTAGTTTTTTCTTCAAGGTATGCGTTGCGTATTGCATTGCTGCGGCGGTGAAGGTGGCATCGACGGTCTTGTTGAAATCAGCCTTGAAAATGGCTAACTGCGATTCCACCACGGCATCCACAGCCTTCGTAAAAGCGTTCTTGTCGCTGCTGTACGTTGTCGGCTTGTAGACCATCGAGGATGTGATCGTCTTTAGCAGCGACTTCCTGAGCGTTGTCGGTTCTCCCTTGCTTCCGTAATCGCTGATAGGCGTGTATTCAGCCTCCATGATTGAGGCGCAAAGGGCGGGAAGCTCCTTTTGCAAGTAGATGTTTAGGTTCTGTGAAATTGTCTCGGAAACGGCTTTGTCGATCCGATCTCCCACGCCTTTTTTTACTGTTGCAGAAACGCTGTCGATAACTTGGCGGCGCACACTTTCCTGTAGCGTCTCCGCTCCATATTCGTCGCCAAGTATGTCGTTCAAATCAATCTCAATCTTCATCGTCATTCCTCCTATGCCTTCTCGCCAGCCACCTTAAAGCCTTCGTTAAACGAACTGCACTCAATCACCAGTTGACTTGATCTATAGGCTCGTGGAAGGTCAGTTAGTGGCTGGCGGCAAGACATCTGCCGTAAAAATTTACGCCCTAAAGTTGCTCGACTTGACCTCGTAAGCCTCGCATCCGACGTAGTTCAAACCCTGCCGAAACGATGCCGCCTGTTTGTTGAGAAACGATTCGTCCAGCTTGATGAGTTCCAGCGGGGCCTGACCGTTGGCAATGGCTTTGACCAAGGCAAACAGGCTCTGCCGCGCCTTCCTTTCGGCTGTGTCGATATCGGGATCGTTCGACCCGATCAGCCGCCCCTTCCATGTCGTGCGGCCCACAAAACCGGATACCGGAGCGGCTGTGCTGCGCTGCTGGATCACCGGAAGAGGCATCGGTTCCTCTTCAAGCACGCGCTCCGCTTCCTGATTGTTGCCCGACTGCTCAAGTTCGATAGCTCGCTGAATCTGCTCTTCCCTCAGAAGCCTTTCCGCTTCCTCGCGGTCTTTGCGTTCCTGCTCGCGCTTTCTCGCCAACTCTTCAGCATCGAACTTGCTGATTGAGTTCGCCAGCCTGCTCTTCTCGGAAGTGATCGCTCCAACGTCCGACTTCTCAGCCGCCAGAACAACGTCCTTCACCTCATCGATTTGTTTCTTGTACCGCTTGAAAAACTCGGTGGACTTGATCGAAGCCGCTTGCAACAGACGACCGTGCTCGACAGCGATTGATTTGGTAGTGTGGTCGGTAACCACAACCTTCGCCGCGCCTGCGAGAATCTGATGGTACTCCTGCCGCAGAGCGATACGCTCCACCTCGAACGGAGACTCGGGGCCGAGAATCTCCGACTTCAAACGAACTGCGATATCTGTGACTGCTGTTGCCATTTGCGTCCTCCTTGGTCTACTTCAGTTTGAACCCGTTGTTTAGTTTCCAAATCCCGCAGTACAGAAAGTGAGCGAACGACCTCGCATCCTCCGCATCCTCGTAGTAGTGAGGGATTGCTGGCGCGTCCGGCCTAAGCTGCAACGCGCATCGAAGATACTGCTCCCCGTTCTCCAGTTTCGGGGCCGGGATCGTATAAGCCGCCGTCTGAATCTTCCACGTTGGCGAAGATTTAACGGTGTTTTTTAACTCCAGCATGACCCACCGCTTGCGACCCTTGTAGATCATGGTGCCAATGTTGTCGTAGCGGTAGCCGCATTTCATTCCGTGGATCGTCAAAATGCCCTGCTGCTCTCGCCCGGTTGATACATACCCGCTCTCTCTTGCCCAGTCCTCGAACGACATGATGTAGGGCATGGCGTTCTCATCAACCGTGTCCCAATCCAGCGTCCCCTCGGTCAGATATTCGATCCCGGAATGAACGGCGACACCGAGTTCCGACTTCCACTGAAGTACCGCTTCACTGGCCCCGGCGTAGTCGATCATCCCCAGCGATTCAAAGAGTGACGTGACCGAGAGCAATCGCTGTCCGGTCTCGTCGCAATAGCGGTGTCCTTGCTCCTCAAAGGTGCCACCGGGGATTTTTACGAGCTGCGTCATTAGCTCACCCGTGTGGCGCTGCCGCGAAAGTTGCTGTTCCAGAACCTACCCGGACTGGAGTCCCCCTCGAAGTTGAGAACCGTGCCGGGATCGACGCTGGAAACAGCGTAGACCGCTCCCGAATTGGTGAATGAAACCAGCAACTCTCCGGTCTCGTCGTCGTAAGTCGCCCCGGAAATCATGCTGCTCTGCGGTAATTGCAATTGGCGCTGTGCCATCAGTGAATCTCCTTATCTGTCGAGGTTGGCGGTTCAGGGGTCATGGCCGTGTGGATTTTGTCGTGAGCCAAAAGCAGCCCTTCCGAAGCTCGGTCAATCTGAGCCTTGGCTTCGAGCAACCGCTTCTCAATCGCCTTCATGTGGACAACGTGCTTGTACAGTCCGTCGATGTCGATTTGGTCGCCGGGTTCTGTGCCGTAACCGCGATTTTTGTCCTTGAGCGAATACTCGTCGTCGTAGCCCCTCAACCGCGCTACCTCGTTTCGGGTTGCCTCTATCAGCAGCCTCCCACCGGCTGCTGTTCCTATGACTTTCATTTTTGTTTCCTCCTTGGTCTGGTCTTACTACTGATTCATAAACTCGCGCCGTGGCAGTATCTCGCCAGTCGGCATCACTCCCAACGGGTTCACCGTGTAGCATTCAAACCACGGTGCATCGCTCGGCATCGAAAGGCGAACAAACTGGCGGTTGACCTCGACCGGCTGCGGGACAGATTCATGGACACACATCCCATCCACCCAGTAGACCTCGTTAGCCCCGAACAGCGTTCCTAAGCCTTGAAGTTCTTCCGCAAGGTGGTCACACTCGCCTTCCCACCCCGGCCATCCGGTAAAGTCTTGGTTCCACGCCCTGCATCCCGGATGAGACGCTACAGTGAGCATCCCTGCCCCACGCGCTCCCCATCCGCCACCGGTTCCCTTCCCTCCACCCCAAGCACCCGACTCGCCTTGATACACGCCGTCAACGTGCAGACCTGCTCTACGGTGAGTGGCCTTCGGCTTGACGGCTTTTTCGTCGATGGTGAGGTATCCCACTTTGCCGATGTGATCCTCGTCCGCCATCTGGAATAGACCGCTGACCGCGTTCTTGTAGTGGTGCAAGAACTCTGGTATCGACTCGTCATCGCCAAGCATAACCGGGAGCATCATCACGCGAGTACCGGAGAACGCTGGAAGATATAGTTCCCCTACCTTCTTGAATTCGCTATTGAATGGCATTACTTCCTCCTCAACCACCACAGTTTGGTATTGCCTATGTGCCAGTGAGCGCAAATCTCGCAAAGGTAGCAGTGCAGCACCTTGCCGGGGAAAACCGGCATGAACTCTATAACCTTCATTGCCTCTTCCCGGTTGTCATACAGAACCTTTCTGACACAGCCCCTGACTAGGGACAAACGTTGACTGAGAACGGCGAGTTCCGGGTTATCCAATTTCCACTGCGTGTAAACCGCAGCCCATTCTCTATCCTTCAATACCTTCACTTGCCGAATGCCTCCCTAACGGCCCTCAGCGTGTCGCGGTGAACCTCGTACACCATCACGTCCTTCTGTTGGTCACACTCGGCGAACAACGCCTCCAGCGCGGTCTGAAGCGAAAGAAACTGGGGATCGAACGATGTCTGCTTCGACTCCTTCGCTGGTTTCGGCACGGAGTAAGGTTTCAAGTCCGAACCCTTGATGCTCCCTGGACGGGCCACAATCGCCTTCTGCGCCTCTGCGGACAGCTTGGAGATGGCTACAGCCGCAGTCGTCTTGATCCGGCCCTCCTTGACCGCTTTCTTGGCCTCTGGAGCCAACTGAAGAAGAGACTGCCGCTGCTTCACCCAATGGATAGCACTCTTCAGCGCCTTGTCATCCTTCGCATGAGGAAAGTAAATCCTCGCGATCTCCTCCTCGGTCTTGCCGAACTTCTCCAGAATGCGGATGTTGTGCGCGTCGTCCAACTCGGTTGTCGCGTTCCGAAAGCGGTTTTCGGAAATGCCGAGAATAAATCCCTCCTCCTCGTTGCACTTCTCGTAGACCGCGTTGATCCGCAGGGGAAACGGAGTCAGCTTGCGCTTGTTGATCTCGAATACCGCCCTCCACCGGGAATGACCCGCAATGAGCGTAGGTGCTCCGCCGTCGCTGCGAACAATGATCGGCTGGATTTGCCCTTTGATGCCGCCCTCTCCTGCGGGCTTGAGCATGTCTTCGATCAACCACTCAATATCGGGAAGCTCGTGCCGACCGTTGAGCGTTGCGATTACCTTGATGTCAACGGGATCAAAACTGTAAACCGTCCCTCTGGTTACCTCTATTCCCTTCGTCCACACAACTGCCATTTTTTACCGCCTTTCCTCGATTGGTCTGAAAACTGTAGGGCTGGCGGCTCGGTATCTTTCGCGCCCTTGTTGCCTTCCCCGCCCATTACCGCGCTTTTTGGCCCTTGCTTTTACTCCGCGTTGGGGTCGAACTGCCCGACTGCGATGTCGTACATCCGATACATCTCGTAATCTTTTTTCGGAATATCCGAGAAGTGAACGATATGCTTCAACGCCGGATTGTCTTCAAGAATTTCTTTCCTGAACCGGGCCTCGGTCCACCCCGTCTTCTTTCCGTTCATTGACAAGGCAGTATGCAGCCGCCTTGCCAACCCCTTGCCGATGGTGCCCGGCTTTGGGGATTCGATTTCGCTGGCCTTCTTCAGCGTCCCGGACTCCACCATCTCAGACAAAGGGTTGTTGACCTGTCCATCGGAGTCAATGAGGTCGGCAACGTCCTCGGCCCCTTCCGGAATACCATCGTCCGCAAGAATTGCCTCTGCTTCTTCCGGGTGACCATCCTCGGCAACCCGCTGCGCTTCGGCCTGCCGCTGGTTCCACCCAATGGTGGATGCTTGGGCAACGCGATCCTCAATGGTCTGCTTTGGCGTTTCCACCGTCTTCTGCGGAATTTCTCCCTTCGGGACGTCCGATTGTTGGACTGGCTTCGCCTCAACCGTTTGGACGCGCTGGGGGGTCTGCACCGCTGGCCGAACCGGAGTCGCTTTCTCCGACTCCAGAATCCGTTCCGCCTCGTCCTCGTCGTAGATGCCACTCAAACCAAAAGCGTACCGCGCCGCTTGGATATAGGTTTTGTGGGTCAACATCCGCACCGGCTTAGACTTCCAAACGTCCGTTAATCGAACGCACTCGACGAAATACTCGGTGAACTCCAGCGGAAACTCGAAGCCCTTGCGGTAGATCACGCAAGTGCAGGAAATGATCTCGCTGCCAGGCTTGCCGTCCTTCCACTCGTATACGAACTTGTGGCCGTTGTAACTCGGCTGGCGCTGGATCAAGGTGATCCAACCGTCGATGGACAAAACCGGAATGATTCCGCCGCCCTTGGCGGGGAAAGCGTAGATTTCCTTCGTGATCGGATTTAGGTTGTATTGGTTGGCGACGATGCAGAACGCGGCCAACTGCTCGTTGGTCACCTGCTTGTCCTGCGGAAAGACCGTCTTCAGCAGCACGTTCTTAAAAGCGTCCGGCTCCATCTCGTAGTGGTTTGCCATCTTCATCAAGAGACTGCGGCGAGGCGGTTGCTGTACTGCGAGTGCGGTCGTTGCCATATTTATCTACTCCTCACATACGTTGAAATAGGGGTTTCCGTGATGTACCGCTCGATCTCGGAGAACAAGATTCCCTGATACCCGCAGCCGGGGCAACACTGCGTTTCGTTCTGCTCGTAGATGAGCCGACACGCGATTCGAACGCAAACCACTGCGCGATTCTGGTGGATGGTATTATTCATTGCCCACCTCCGCCTTGACGAATTTTCCTTGCTTGTTCAACGTGTACCAAACTCCCGGTTTGCAAGTCTTGTTCTTGCCGACAAGAGCGCACCGCATCTCGGTGCGTTGTTCTTTGGCGTTCCACCATGCGAGAGCGATGCAGCCATACTCTCCTGCGCGAACCTTGCCATTGATTCCAGTGACTATGGCGGCTCCTCTCCACCCTGTCGCGCTGGCGGA